AGCGATGTAGAGGTGAGGAGTCTTGCGTTTCTAGATGGGGAAGACTATTTAGCAATATCAGCTTATGACACTGATGAAGGTTTTGTACAATTTTTCCAAAACACAGCAGATAATACATGGGATAGTGTAGCTACGCTTACTTCATCTACTCCTCATTCTTCTCAGAAATACTTTGGTTACGATTTTAGTGGTCGGGTGGGAATAGATATAAGAGGAGACTGGGCTGCAATTTATCAGCATTATACAGAAATTGGTTCACTAACTAGCGTAGGCAGTTTACATATTTATGAAAAAACAGCTCCAAACACTTGGTCTTTATATGCAGTAAAATATGGTTTTCAAGCAGATGACGCTGACTACTTTGGTGCATATCCTTGTTTTGTTAGCGAACATTTTCTTACGTGTAATGATGCAGTGTTTTATTATAACGAAGATGAGAGCGAGTGGGAAAGAATTATGACTGTAGATACAAACAATGTTATAGCGGCTTATACAGACGATTTTATAATAACAGGAACTAGAACAATACCTGCGTACGTCCGTGGTAACTTTTTTGAGTGGATAGAAGGAGACGAGTAAAATATATGGGTTTAACTAATTATGGCAACCAGAATGTAATATTTTCTTTTGCTGAATCGGGGCAATCAGAAAACTTTAATAAATTATATTACAAAATTCTCAAAGCAGGAATTTATTCAGGCGGTGTTCTTTCTAAGAAAGATGCTACTACCGTTTCTTTAACTCCTTTAGTTGCTTTCTTAGAAGATAGTTCTACAGAAGTTGGAGTACGAGCTGAGACTACAGAAACGGTTGACATTACCATAGAAGAGGGAAAAGAGTACATAATTCTTCGCTATGCATGGGCTGAAATAGAAGACAACTTCATGGACATTATTGCAGAAGCATACGGCAATATTCTTCAAGATGACATCATAGTGGGGAGGGCTGTATATGAGGGGGGAGTACTTCAAGATGATTTTGACTACACAAGGCGCAATAGAGGAAGACTAAATGAAAGTGTGGTAGAAGCAGAGGAAGAAATAAAAGAAAATCCTCAAGAGTACTTTTATGTGTCCTCTCAAGAACCTTTCTCTAGTAAAGTAAACATAGGAGAGGGAGTGGCTGTAGATTATCAAGGTACAATCCATTTTGTTTCCTCTCAAACCTCAGCTTCTATTCCTTCTACTACAGATGGAAGAATTGATTTAGTATATCTAAATCAAACAGGAACAGTGGGCGTAGCTCAAGGGGTAGATGCTGAATCACCTGTAGCTCCTACTCTAGATGGGAGCGATGGAAAGTATGTGTTAGCTAAGATAACAAGAGGGGCTGGGGCAACATATATAACAGGAGCAGATATAGAAAATTATGGACGTACCGTAGCTTATCTCAACAATATAAATCTACAACAATTGCAAGGGGTAGATGCAGGAGATCTTCCCACTAACAACGGAGTGGAAATAGCTTCTCTTAATGCAGATCAACTCAATGGAGCAGATCTTAGCATAGATCCTCTTCTTACACAAGAGGTGGATACGTTGGTGGCGTCAGAAAAAGCTCTTGCTGAATTTATTGATAATAATGCTGGAGGGGATCTTACCTCCTTGTTAAGAGAAAATACGTATCATTATGGGTTTGGTTTTTATGATAGGTATACTGACGCTAATAAAGCTTTATCGTTGTATGCTAAGATTGATTCTACAACCGATGAGTTTGGTTGTGCTATAGATAATGAGAAGTTAATGTTTGTAGTAGGAGCGTACGCCGATAGTGTGGATGGAGCTAACGCTGGGTGTGTGTATGCTTATTTTGCAGGGGATGCTGATACAGAAGATATAGATTCTTCCTTTACCTATAGTCCTACCCGTTTAGCCCCTGATACTCCTGTAGCAGGAAGTAAGTTTGGCTTTTCAGTGGGCTATGCTAACGATTATGCAGTTGTGGGGGCTCCTGAAGACGATACACAAGCCTCGGGAGCTGGAGCTATCTATATATTTAAACATTTAGGAAGCAACTCTTGGAGTCAGCTTTATAAGATTACTCTTACGGGGGCTTCTGCTGATGAGCTTGCTGGTTATTCCGTATCTATAGACGGAGATTATATCGCTGTAGGTGTTCCTGGAGCTGATAAAGTTCTTATATATCGACGCACTACAGGAGATACGTGGGGAGATGTTGCAACCATAACAGGCAGTGACACCACAACAGGAGATGACTTCGGTAAAAGTGTAGAAATAAGTGGGGACTATGTTATCGTTGGGGCCCCCGGCGCTGATTCAGATGAAGGGAAGGCTTACATATTTGAAAGAACAGCAGCTAACACTTGGGGCAATGAAGAAATTCTAGAGGCCTCCGACGGGGCTGCTTCTGACGCCTTTGGGTTTGCAGTAGCTATAGACGATGTGTTTGGTATTTGTGTAGTAGGCGCTCCAGACAACGGTAGAGGTAAAGCGTATGTGTATGAAAAGACAGAAAGCGGTAATACATGGGGCAGTGAGTATACGGTTGAGCCAGATACCAATACCGTTATTTATGAATTGGACGACTTTGGAAGAAGTGTGACAACAAAAGGAGAATGTTTTGCTGTAGGCTCTTGGTACAGAGGGCGCACTACGGCTGTTGATCCTTGGCAGGTAGGAGGAGTTTTTAAACATTATTCTAGAATAGATCTACAAGAATGGAATGATCTGTGGTATCCTATAAATAGAAGGACTTCCTCCATGGTTGTTCGCACGGGTAACCCAGTTAAAAGAACTGAATGGGGTTTAATCACTCCTGATTATAAATCTATCTTAGTTTGGGGTGTAGTTTAATAAACAACAAAGAGAGAGAGAAGAATGGCATTAGTAAACACAGGTGGACAGAATATAACATTTAAATTCAATCAAGAAGGCCTGTCTAAAGACTTTAATAAGATTTATTATAAAATAATTACAGCAGGCATCTATGATGGGGGAGAATTAGAGAAGATTAACAATAGCTCTGTTCGACTTCACCCTCTTACTTGTTATGTAGAAGATAGTGTGGCTGAGTTAGGGGTGCGTGTTCAAACCACAGAAAATGTAACTATAGAGGGAGTGGCAGAAGCTACTCCTTACATCGTGATTCGCTTTGAGTGGGTAGAGGAAGAAGAGAACTATGCTGATTTTATTGCAGTAGATGAATCTTCAATTACCACTGATGATATTATAGTAGGACAAGCGGTGTATATAAGTGGTGCACTGCAAGAGACATTTGATTACACAAGAAGAGAGGTAGGAGAGATTAGTAGAAGTAATCTTGGCTCTCAAGCTGAAGAAACCACCACCGATATAGATGCTTATTTGTATGTACAAGCAAAAGAGCCTCCTACCAATAAAGTGCTAATTAAAAAAGGTTTTGTAGTAAAAGAAAATGGAGATGTAGAATACAAAGAACAACAAGACTCCCCTACCTTTAATACCACCACTCTTGGGCGCATTGATCTGCTCTATATAAATGAGGATGGGGATTTTGCTGTAATGGAAGGCATGGATAGTGCTACTCCGGTTGCGCCTACTTTCTCGGGAAATGAAGGTTACTATGTGATTGCTAAAATTACAAGAGGAGCGAGTGCCGCCACTATCACAGGCGATCAAATTACTGTATATGATTTACAAAAAACAGTACGTCTTAATACCGTTAATGCAAATACTCTTGATGAAAAATCGGTAGGAAACAGTTCTGGAAATATTGCTCTCTCTAATGGAGATCTTAATACAAACCTTAACGTCTTTCTCTTAGATGGAGCCGCTCTTAGTACAGATGGTAATATGGTTAGTGCAAGTGATGAGCTCGTACCTACAGAAAAAGCTATCAAGACAAAATTAACCTCATTAGGTTCTTCTTTTATTACTGCTTTTTGGTCTCAGGTAGCTCTTTATTTATCAAAATATGATACAGATAAATCTCAAAACTTTGATAATTGGTCAGATGCAGTTAATGACAACACTCATGTAGCAGCTTGTGAAAATATGTTTGTAAGTACACATGAGACAGAAGGTACAGCTGGAGAGGTATATGTTTTTACTCCAAAACTGTGGGGCAACGCCACAGATAGAAGATACAATTTTGCGCCTGCATCTATCGGCGCTTCAGACGGTTTTGGCAAAGCTGTAGATTGTTCTCTTGATTATCGAGTAATAGTAGGAGCGCCAAATAGAAGCACGGATACGGGGCGAGTTCTAATTTATAGAAGACAGCAAGAGTATGATTGGACGTCTTGGGGAGATGAACAAACACTAGACGGTAAGTCTACAAACCAGCTTTTCGGTTCAGCAGTAGCGATAGTAAATGAGTATTGCGTGGTGGGAGCTCCAGGAGATGCTTCAGTGGGTGCGAATGGAGGTATTGCATACGCTTATCATAGATCTGGAGATAGTTTTTGGAGTGATGAGGCTACGTTGGTTTCCTCAGATCTTGCAGCAGGAGATAAGTTCGGCACCGCTGTAGCTATTACAGAAAATTATATAGCAGTGGGAGCTCCGGAGGCCGACGGAGGAGATGGTGCTGTATATGTGTTTCATCGAACAGGAGAAGCAACATGGGATTCTGGTTACAAGATAAGTCCTACATATAGTGGGGGTAATTTTGGTAGCACTGTAGATTTATGGGAAGATGGTGTTTCAGATTATTTAATTGTAGGGGCTCCTAATGATGATACAGAGGGGACGGAAGCAGGCAAAGTATATTCATATTTAAGAACAGACACTAATGAGTGGACGAGTACTTTTTCAACTACTCCTTCAGACATTACAGCAGGCGATCATTTTGGATCTTATGTTTCTATTTACGATAAGTGGATGGTGGTGAGTGCTCCTAATCAAACAAAAACCTTTGCTCCTTCTTTTTATGTAAATACTGAGTTAACTCGCATATTTCATTTGTATTATAGAACTGATACAAATAGTTGGAGAAGAATAGCTACGCCTCTGCTGAATTACGGCAGTAATAAAACTCTTGGTTTAGAGGCGCAAATTACTAAATCGTTCTTGGTGCATACTGTGCAAGACGATGAAAGCAAGTATTTTATAACACTTTCGTAAAAAGAAAAAAAAATACTAATATAATATGGGACAAGAAAGTACATTACAAAAAGACATTCTAAAAAGTAATAAACTAAGAAGTACTACTTTTTGGTTAACCTCCATCACGCTTGCTCTTAATCCAATAGCATGGTGGTATGATACATATCGAACAATGAAGTTTTTACAGTTCATGGTGCAGAATGATATTCAACCTGCTCAAGCTTCTTTTATATTCACCTCTCTTCCACTCACAACTCTAGCTACAGCCTCATTAGCTGCAGTAGGGTTGTATATAGGTGGTAATAAAGGAAGAAATATCGCACAGAACTTAAAGACTCCCCCTCCTATGCCATAAGTGCAAAAAAATAGCCCCTCTTAGTTGAGGGGCTATTTATTATCCATTGATTTTACTTTACTATGTAGCCGTCCATTTCGTACATATTACGGTGTTCGTTGCAAAGGTACGCACGCTTCACCATTTTGTTAGTTTCTGGGTCTCGTACCGTTACCAGCTTAATATCCTTGTCGTAGTTGGCGTGGCACCCATCTCTACAATCAGCACATCTTTTTTCGGCCATTTTATCTCTCCCCTATAAAAGCGTCTAATTCTTCTCGAGTCATATTGTAGTCTTTACAAATCTTGTTGCATCTCTCTTCAAGAACTTGGTTAACATCTACTTGGGCCTTTTCTGAACTGTTAGCTGTATTCAGATATGTAGATATCCACTCTTCCACTTCTTCGATTGCATCTACCAGCTTGATGTAGTTCCAATACATTTCAATTCCTTCATCTGTCAGCTCTATAGCTTCTCCATCTGTCCAAACCAGCCCTTTCTGTGAAAGAGAACTTACTACTCCTGAAAGAGCCTTTCCTGAAGGAATCTTTTCCTTCCCCATATCTAAACAATCTACCCAAGTACTGATTCGAGTAGCGTCTCTGGGAGGCTCGCTCCAGTTCCAAGAATTGTACTCATTGATCATAATGTTCTTCAAAACAGCCTTTTCATTTTCGGTTACCTTTGTCATTTTCTTTCTCCTTTTGTTTTTTTCTTACCGAACTACTTCGGTACATTCGATCGAATATCCTAACAGCCTCTCCAACCTTCTCTGTTCGTAATATGAGCCCCATCTCAAGAGGTACGAGAAGTTTTTCTTATTGCGTACATTTGGAATTTCTTTTTTCATTCTATGTACGATGTATCCCCTGTTGCGGAGCTGGTGTATTTCATATGATTGCAAGTTTTTGATGAAGTTGATCTGCTCTCGGTGGTTCTGTACCATGTACTGAATTGAGCGCGATTGGCGAGCTTTCTGTTCCATTCTATTTGCTACTTCCTGCTGAAAAGCCTCCCCTCCTGCTGTACATCTTGTTATGTTGTACTGGCCGTTGGTGCGCTGAGCTATTTCCCTTGCCTTACGCTTGAAGTTGAGCCGATGTCCTGGCTTGGCATGAAGTACGAAGTACTCCCATGCATGAATCATTTCATGAAGAAGAGTACTTTTCCATTCATGTTCATCCACCAGCAACAGGCTTGAGAGCTTGATTCCTTTGCTAGGATTGAAAGTTCCTCTCACCCTAGTCATCCGATCGCTGATCTTCACGTTCAGGCAAAATGGGGGAATTCTGCCTTCGAAGAACTCCTCGTTGAATTCATATGCTTGATCCTCAATCTCTCTCTTGTTTGTCATATTGACCTCCTCATTTATTTGCTTCTCTATACTATAATTATAGCTTATTTCTTGAAAAAAATCAAGGGTTTTTCTGAAAAAATTCAAAAAAATTCCATAATGTTTTCATGTTCTTTCAAAAGAACTGACTAATATAACATAGAGAAGGAGGGGACATGATAGTAGAAGATTTTGATAAGAGGTTATTTCATAAGGTGCCAAAGAAAGATAAAACAATACTACAAAGTATTCCTACAGGATTAGCAGAGATAAACACAGTATATGGACAGCCATATGTGGCAGGAGATATAGCAAAGTATGATACAGGGTTTTCAGAGAACTTACAACTTTTTACACTTCCCTATCCTATGCGTCTCTCATGGCCGCCTCATCAAGAGGTACGGCGTATATACGCTCACAAGAGAGTGGGGGCGGTAATGATAGAAGCACTCCATGAGGTGATGCTTAAAGTTGGGTATCCATATCTTAGGTCTCAAAATTGGGATATGTTAGGGGGAGTGTTTAACTTCAGAACAGTAAGAGGGAACGAGAACAAGCTATCTACACATTCATGGGGAATAGCAATAGACCTTAATCCTGCTATAGGATATATGGGTGCAGACCCTGAACTGTTTCCTCATTACTTTGTAACAGCATTTAAGAGTAGGGGATTTGTTTGGGGAGGAGATTGGCCTCATACTGATCCAATGCACTTTCAAGCGTGTAGAGGATATTAAAAATTAAAAGGAGAAAAGAATGAATTTAGGATTAGGATTAAATATTGCAGTGATTATGGGAATCGTGTCTATTACAGAAACAGTAAAAAGGTTAGATAAGAAATCAGTGCTTAAAAGGTTTTATGTGTATCTTCCTCTTGTTCTAGCTGCTATTGCTTCTATCTTTGTAACAGCACCTTTTGAATGGCACACATTTGGTATCAACCTAATAGTGTATGTAGGTATTTCAGCTTATGGGTATGACTTCTTCAAACATACATTGGATAATTTAATGAAGAAGGAATAAAAAGAATGGGTGGAATTATTCACCCTCCTCATCACCACAGACGGGTGGCGTGGGATGGAAGCTATATTACTTACGGTTTAGAAAGACACCTCAGTACAATAGGTAAGTTCTTTGAGTTAAATGATAATACAACTTTAGAAGGTAATGCTGTAGTAAACTTACTAGTAAAAACTCCAGATTGTCCTTATCTTTGTTCTCTCTATGCGGGGTTAACACTTAGAGTATCTTGTACTGATAATATTGAACTGTCCATGTATGAGGCTCCAAATGTTTTAGATGAAGGGGAATCAATTGCTGTTTATAATAAGCATAGGGGTAAAAAAGATATAGAACCTTTATTAAGTTTTTATCAAAATTGTTCATGGGAAGAACAAGAGAGTACAATTAAACTATTTTCAGTTATGGTACATCAATTTGAAAGGGTTCCATTAGAATGGACGCTGATAGGGAATAGTTACTATGTCTTCACATTTAAGAGACTGAGAACTGTAGTAAAACCGATTAAAGCTCAACCTTTTTATCTCTATGTAGAATTTTATGAAGAAGTAATTGATGAAGAAGAAGTTCAAAAGTTTTTAGACTAGGAGGTTAAAAAATGATAACATCATTATGGAAAGAAGTAGAAGCTTCTAAAAAGAATATAGCAATTGATTTTTATATGAGTCAAAAACTGGGAGATGTAACTCTTGCTTCTCCCACCTCTTTTGGAAATACTACTGTTACCTTAGAAGCAGGCCACGGGACTCAAGTAGGTGAGTATTTGGAGTTTTGGGAAGGAAAAAACTATATCCAGTTAGAGGTGACAGCAGTAAATGGTAATGTTATTTCATTACAATCCCCTCTTGCAAGCACCTACACGACTAATGCTGTGGTAAAGAGGGTGAATATAGATCTTAATATAAATGCTGCAGTGGGTCTTACATTCTTTTCTTTTATTAACTACTCTCCTTCTTCTATTGTACAGTTGATTAGTTTAAGAGGAGTGATATATCATGCTACAGAAGCGCATGATGGTTTGTTTGGGGATCAAACTGCATTAGCTGATGGCTGTATTCTAGCTTCAGCAAGAACATTTCAGGGCGAGCTTAACTATACATACTTGTGGCCTACTATTTTATCTAATAGAAATATAAGACTACACTCTTCTATGTTTGAGTATGGCTCTGCTGGAATAAATAATCAATACTATACTGAGTTTCAGAGAGACTTCGTAGAAGAAAATAAAGCTAATGTTTTGCTCTATGGAAGTGAGCAAGATCAAATATTTTTTGCATTAAGAGATAATCTATCTGCTTTATCGGGGTTTAGATTATTATTTTCTGGTAATATTTACTTTATATAAAACAAGGAGACAAACGTAAACAATGGCAACAATTAATAAAATTAGAACGGAAGCCAAAATTGAGCTTACAGAATCTGACGATGAAAGTGATGTGTATGAAATCTATGATGACATAGGAACATTAGTAATTACTGTTTCTTTTCCAGATGGATCAGGATCAGCAAAAATACAAGCCACTACATCTATTCATGAAGATATTGAAGCGGATGATGCTGTATGGGTAGATTGGAGTAATGGGCTTGTATCAGATACCACTCAAGACTCTTGTATTGCCCCTAACGCTATAAAGGTTATCAACAATGCTGTGGCAGCGGTAAGGGTAGACGTGAGAGGTAATTATGGCAGTAAATAAGAAAACAAGTATTTGGCAAAACTTTCTTACACCTATTAAATTCTTACTTCGACAGCCGGTGTGGGATGATTTAAAGTTCCCTGCTACAACAATCTCTATTTTTGGTTTCGGATCTGACCCTTCTTTTGATTCTGCTAATGTAGGGTATACTTTTGCAAACAATGCAACCGAAACATTATATATGATAGGACAATTTCCTCATAATAGAGAACCGGGAACGCTTATATCTCCTCATGTACATTGGAGACAAACAGAAGCAGGACTTCCAAGATGGAAACTTGAATATAAATGGGTAGACAATGGAGCAGCAGTTCCGGCTGCTTTCACTCCTATTTATGTTTATAAAAATATTTTTGAATATACAGGTGGAACTATTATGCAAATGAGTGAGTTTCCGGCAATAGAAGACACTGAAGACTACGGTGTATCTTCTGTTCTTATAATGAAGTTTTCTCGAGAGGGTGGAGATGAATTAGATACATTCGATGCAAATGCTCTTCTTTATGAATTCGATATTCATTATCAGATAGATACTCTTGGAAGTTTTTCAGAATATGTTAAGTATGGGGTATAGGCTCTTAGCCTACCCCGTACTAATATAGTATATAAACTACTCTAATTGTGAAACGAAAGGATGTGCAGGTGAGTTCAGCAATAATGAATGAGTTCAAGAAAACAAAAGATATGGAAGATTTAGAAGACGTTCTATTACACTCAGACGATAGGGATTTCCAACATTGTGGTGGTTATTTATTACTAAGCCATCAAATCTCTTCTCTACTAAAAAACAATCAAAGAGAGCATGGGATTTTGGTTAACAAAATTAAAAAACTAGAAACAGAATCAAAAGAAGGGGATGATAAGATACTTGAATCCCTAGAAAAGATAAACACTAACTTCGATCGATCAATTCATCTTCTAAGTGAAAAGATTGATCAGAATAAACACTCAGGAGATGGAAGAGCTCTGGGGACAGAGAGTAGATTATCCTCTTTAGAAACACTTACAAAAGAAATGAAAAAAGAATTTACATGGACTAAGCGAGTGGTGGTAGGGGGGATGATTACAATTGTCTTAAATTATTTAGGAGCTTTGGAGCCTATAAAAATATTTTTTCAAAGTTTGTTTTAGCCCCATATGTAATCTCCTAGTTCTTTTTCTGCTTGAATTGTATCTAATTTAATATAATGATTTTCTTCATCAGGAAGCACAGCTTGAGCTTCTTTTTTTATGAGATCATGTAATTCTTTTAGACCATCTATTCCGTATATTTTATAAATATCTTCACTGTCGATATGTTTAGCAGGAATTCCTTCTGCCCACCACACCGCAACTCCAATTGTAGTCGTTGCGACAGCAGAAATAAAAGCGAGTAATAACACGGTAGAAAGAAAAGTTCCTGGCCATATAAAATGAAGCCCCCCAGATAGGATAGTAAGAAAAGGAAAAATGAGAAAGGGAAGAAAAGCGGAAGGATACAAATAAGTAAGGGTAAGGGTGGGTACCTTCTTAAAATTCAAATCATATTGGGCAAAAATATTTGCTATTTTCATATTCTTAAATCTAAAAGTCTTTTTCTTTCCGTACTTCTTATATACGTCCCAATAATACTTGAAAGAGGTGTTAAAACCAGTTAGTAAGTTCTCTTGTTCTTGTTTTGTTAAGGCTTCTATTTCTTGAATTTTTTTAAGTTTATTTTTGAAAGTTTTCTCAATTTCAAACATCATTACCACCTCAGTTTTTGAAACTTTTCAGATTCAAACAAATCATATTTATCTGTTAAGTACTTGGAAACGGGCTTAGCGGCATAAAGAGCATCGGCCACATCTTGAAGGGAGCCGTCTGCTGGGTCCCATCCCTCTCTTTGCATAAAAGCTACATCGAACTCCTTTGGAAGAGCCTCTTCTAATTGCTTTACCATATTTCGTCCTGCTTCATCGCTATCAGCAAACACCACAAGATGATCAAACTCTTTCAACAACTCTTTCTGTCTCTTTCCTATACTTGCTCCAAGAGTAGCTGTTACATTTTTTGTAACATGAGTCCAGAGACGAAGAGCGCTCTTTATTCCCTCTACCACTATAAGAGGCTTTGTGCGATCTAAGTTATCATAATTGAATAGTATATCGCTTTTGCCTCCTTTAGGATACAGCACTTTAGGTTTTTGGTTACCTGTATAATCCCTACACTCCATATTCACTACCTTTCCTTTTTCTTTCAAAGGAATGCATATACGATGACGCATGAAGGTGAGATTATCTTGCGATAAAAATCCTATCTCAGCCTGGAAAACATAGGTGATTTCAAACGTTTTAACGGTAAGGGGGGTGGAATATAGGGTGTTTTGCACAAAACTTGCCACTTCTGGATTTTTCAAAGGATCTCTCAACATTCCCTTTACTTGTAGCCTTCTTGCTACCTCTCTCTGCGGCTTCTTTGTTAGAGCTTTACTAAGAGCGTTGTTAAAGCGAAATGAACTCTTATCCTTTATACCTAAGTAATCATAGGGGCTTTTTCCTGTAACAGCATAAATGAAACTCATAAGCGAATAGGAGGCTCCACATGTCCAGCACCTACAGTATCCATTTGCTTTGAGCATTGTCATAGAAGGATTCTTGTCTTCGTGTTCTGGGTTGATACAGCGGAATTGAATATATGAACCTTTATCTGTATATTCAATTCCTAAATCCCTTACTACTGTTTCAGGGTCTAGTTCAATCATCTGACGGGTCTCCTAACAGGCCGTCTAGCAGGTGCACTTTCTTTTTTTTCCAACACTATTTCTCCTGCTGTCTTTCCTTTCAATCGTTTGAAATAAGATATCATAGCACTCTCAAAAAGATACCGACTAAAGTAAGAAGGCATATCTTTATGAAGTTGCACAAGAGAGTTGTAAAGAACGTAGAAGTTGGTTCTATACTTCTCCAATATATTCTTTTTCAGGCGAGTGTGGGTTTCCTTTTTACTATCTTCATAACCTATGTCAAGCTTAGCAATACTCTGAGCGATAGTACTTAGATAATAATACACTTGAGAGGGGTCGGAATAGTTAGAAAGATTTGACCAGAAAGCCTGCGCATTTCCTGCCATCAGCATATCTATGAACATAAATACTTTAGCTGAAGAAATAAAACCAAACTCTTCCTCCACTTCTTCCACTGTTGTAAGTTCCGCTTGAAGAACTCTATCCAGATACTGAAGAGCTTGTCTAACGGAGCCATAAGCATTCTCCACTATAGTAACCAAAATGCCTGACTGAGCTATCTCTTCAATTCTTTCTTCTTGCACCTCTTCCTTTTTCTTCAATTGTTCAATAAGGTAGAGGCCCATATCCTTTTCCCCCACCTCTTTGAACTTATATTGAATAAAGCGAGAACGAAAGGCTTGATCGAATTTAGAGCTGTCGGTGGTGCAAAGGATAAAGAACACATTTGGGTTCTTCTGTTCTGTAAGGGTAAGCATCCCCCCTCTTGCTTCTTTGCTGTTCAAAAGATGCGCTTCATCGATAATGATTATCTTGTTCTTATCATATGAGGGTCTAATGCGAGTCTTTTCTCTTAGAGACTCCACTTCAGCTTTTCCCATATACGTAGCATCCAAATAAGAAATGTCTCTATTGTATGTTTGATCAATTACAGCTTTGCAAGATTTGCATTCATTACAAGGCTCGTAATACCCTTCTTCATTAAGAATGGGGTTGTGGCAGTTAAGAAGTTTAGCAATGATGAAAGCTGCTGTACTCTTTCCACTACCGCTCTGCCCAACAAATAACATATTATTAGCAAAAGAAAGATCTTTCGATCGACTTTTGAATTCTTTCAAAATAAGGGGCTGCCCTGTCATCTGATTAAAGACTAAAGGGCGTTCATGAATTGTATGCATTGTTCCTCCTACTTATAATATAACGAAAAATATGTGAAATGTAAATTACATGTCCAATAAGCTTTTTAAGCCGTAACGAAGTTGTCTCTTTCCATACTCAACTCCTTCTCCCCAAGCCTTGTTGTACACAGCAACCATATGAAGAATAATAGCATTATCAAAAGAGAAAGGGACAGTAAAGAGTGTATCCCCATCAGCGTCTATGACCAGTTTGTAGTGGTCTTTCTCAATCACTGAATAATCTTCCATTGCTACTCTGTCAGTTACTTCGTTTTCCATTTTTTTCTCCTTGTGTTTAAAAAAGAGGGGGCGGGGTGGGTGGTGCCCCCTCTAACTATTAAAAGGACTTCTCATTTATAAAAGGAGGCAACCTAAATACGGAAGTCCTTAGATATGCGAGAATAATTACGCATCCGGGTCTGCACGGAGCGTGAATGTCTTGTAGCCACCTGAGTAGCTATGTTGTAGAATTCCCATGCTGTAATACTGTTGACAATATCCATAAGCTCTTCAGGCCTTTCCAGATCAGCGGAACGAATCTTTTCTTGTGTCACTCTTACATTCCCATCTGCTATCAGCATGTTAAGAATTTCTTTCTTCATCTTAGCCCCTACATACATATCGGAGAAGAGAGTGAAGAGGTATGGCTGGAAATCTTCAGCCTGCAGGTTATGATACAGATCCTGCACCTTTGCAAACTGATCAATCTTCATAGCCAGATCATCTGTAATGGAAGTCTGAATGAGATCCATCACATTAGGCTTGACGGTGATCTTGGAAATCGTTTCTCCTACAATCACGCCATTGGCACATGTGAAACGATACGTTCCGAAGAAGGCTTCCATCGGAGTATCTACATACGACCCCTTCACAATCATCATAGGAGCAATGCCCTCTCCATCTGGCGTGTCGAGGTTCTTATCAAAGATGTATTCCTGATACATCTCACCCTTTTTTGTTACCATGCTTTCCTTGAGCTTGTATGCAAGATTTGCTGCGTCAAGTTCCCGTGTCATCCAATCCATAATCATGGGGAAAGGAAGATGGGGCCGAGTACTCTTTACAACGCCCAGTCCTTCAGAAGCTCTATCCAGAGCATCTGTTCTCTTTACCAGCATACGTCCAACTCTGTCATGCGAATCGTCTGCTGTAACCAGTTCAATTCTTTCTACCGGGAAGTCCAGTTCCGCTCTTGCCTGCACTCGATCCTTTTCAACTATCTGACTGTAGTCTCTCATTTAATTTTCCTCCTGTGATCTTATCCAATTTTCTAAGTCTGCCTTTGATGGAGCATCCATAGGAGATACTCCCATATCAACTAACTTCTTTTTCTTTTCCGAGAAGTAATAATAGTTGTTTTTAAACTTATCATTTCTTCTAAAGACTTTATCAAATATATAATAATACTGAGAGTGCTTGATCTCTACAGGAACATGACGTTTTATAGCCGATGATAGTATTTCAAGTTGTTCTCCGTTTAACAATACATTGTCGCCGCTTGTAGTAACCTCGCAGCTCCATTCAGTAGCTTTTTTCATTTTCCCTTTCTTTTCTTCTTGTATTATCCTCTTAGAGGAATCGTAATTAGGAAAGAGATGTTTGAGATCAGTAATCTTCATATCTACATATACCTTTTCTCCTCCATCTTTTACCCAGGACCTGGAAGTAAAGCTTTTGAAATCTCCCTTGCGATCTGTATTTCGTACAATTTCTGTACCAAAGAATCGAATGGTAGCTTTTTCAACCTCCACCTCTTCCCCTCTTTCATTTACACCTTTAATCATTTTGTACGCTCCTTTACATCCTGGTTTTTAAGTGTGGAGTTTCTGTCGGCAAAATCCTTCCCTACATATTCAGTTGAGTGGTTTCGAACATAATTCTTTATCAGAAGAACCACTCCTTCAGCGTAAATCAATCCAGCAATAACAAGTAAAAACATAACCCAAAAACCTGTTGCACCCATTTTATATCTCCTTTGCAGTTTAAGGTAAGAGGAGAGAGCTTTGCTGTGCCCGCTCACAACTCTCTCCTTTCTTATCACCCAACGGGATGTTCTTCTCTTATTCGAAAACTTCTACCACACCTTTCTGAGGTAGATAAAAGATCGGAGTAACTTCGTTTGCATCAATCCGAGTTACCATAACCAGCAGCCTATCGACAGAAGACACATCTTTTGCTTTGTTAAAAACTGCTTTACGTACCTTGCTGAGGTTAGGATCAAGGGCTTCAGCTGCTTCCAGCACCTCTTTAGCGCTGCGATGTGAGTCAACAGATGCGACTACAAACCCTTCTTTCAGCACAGAGGAGCTAGACCACCGTACATACTTGTTATAAACAATGTTGTCGGCTTCAAGCTCTTCAAGCTCTTCAACCTCTTCATCATATTCCCCATCGTAATCATCGTAGAGGAATTCATCGTCATCGTCGAAGGCATCTACAAACTCAGGTTCTTCATCCTTTCTTTCCGTAAACAGATCTTCATCATCCTCTACAGCATAGTCGCGCAGCTTTACAGATTCTTTATCTTCCATCTCCGCGATAACCTCGTACTGGCAGCAGCGCAGTTTTGCGTCGTCATAGTCAACCGGCACAGACACTACGTCTGCTGGGTTGATCTTTACAATGATTATTTTGGTAGAGGGCGCTGTACCGTAATGCTGCATGTACGAAAGGGAAGCAGCATGAAGACCACTTGAACAGGTCTGATTACGATCAGGGTCTACTTTAGCCCGGTCCATCTTCACTACTGCCCCAATGCTGTTGTCAAAGGTTCCGCTGCGAAGATCCGTGTAGTCATCGTTGATTTTCTTGTAAGCAAGAAAGTGGCCGTCGCTGGTAATAGGCAGATTGTTCTTCTCCAGAAAACGATAAAGGTCTTTGCGGGACTCCTCCGAAGGGTTCGTCAGGAGGTTGTCCAAAAAATTCAAAAGATGCTGAGCGGGAGCTCCTGCTTCTCTCATTTTCAGGATCCTATCTACCAACTGACCATATATTACTTTATCCTTGTAATACATAGCTCCTTGCTTGATAGTGAGCCTTCCCTCACAGTAACTCTCTATCTCTCCCGCCAGATCTGTCAGCGCTTCTATTGCGCCGAGCTTCTCCTGATGAGGGGCTCCACTTCTTAGAACTTCCACCAATATGTGAAAGTTTGGGTGGGAGGAAGGAATGTTTTTAACCTTTCCTCCAACAATCACTACAGCTGCATTTGCTGTAATTACGTACTTCAAATCTTTCATTTTCGTCCTCCTCTTATATAATATAATATAACAACTTTTTTACATTTTGTAAAGTAATTTTTTCAACTTTTTTCATCAATTGCATTGACGTAGTGGAGGAAGTGAACCATATTGTTTACTCTGTACACATCGCCGTCAACACAACTTATGAGAGGGTATGTTGTATTTAGTGCGTGCCAATGATCCCGAAGTACTTCTGAGTTTACCTTGTTTTTTCTCACTCTTGTGTTTCCATGAATCAAGCTGTCAAAGTTTTCAAGTGCATTGCTGTATTCCTCTCTAACTCTAGATAAGGGCGTTCGGTCTACATATGCTGCCACCCTTTTCACTTCTCTGTATGCTTTGAGAAAAGAGCTATTTGCTTGCAGGAGCTTCTCTACATCAATCTTATTCATTGTTGCTTTCTTGTAAAACTGAACCATGAATGGTGCCCAAGATCTGTTCAACAATTCGTTAAGCTCCGAGATGACTCTTGCTTTTACTCCCTTCTTTATATCTCTTTTTACAAGCCCCTCTATAGCATCTTCCAGCTTTACCATTTGAGGGTTGTTCTTAATATGGCTCTTAGCCGCTTCCCCTCTTGTAACTCTTACAATAGCTGGATAGAAGACTTTTCGTGCAAGAGAAGGATACTCTTTTTTAATTGTGGTGAGATTTCGTCTGAGCATATCCTCCTCTACAACCTTCTCTTTCATTTCTACTTTCTTTACCCCTTTAGAAATTACGTATAGAATTTTTTTAGAAGTCTGTTCTTGAATTTCGTTGATAAAAGTGTTGCGGCTGAACTTTATGCCCTTCAACTGCACTGCGTCTCTATTGAACACCTGAAACCACTTGTAAAGAGGTTTGTTAGCCTGTGAGTCTGTTGAGGCAGAAGAAGGTGACTGGTCTGTATTTGCAAAAGGGTCTTCAATTTCTGAAAGATTTTCATACGGAATATTTCCCTTGAAAAGAGAGAGGAACTGCAGGTCATCAAACACTACAAATACGGGTTTGTTATGTACGTCGTTGCGAATAATATTTTTAAGCTTGGGAATTCCTTTTCTCCGAGCCTCTGTATCGTAATCGTAGTACACAAACCGCCATGTACAATTTGCGTGGTACCGCAGGCTAAAAGAGGAGTGAGAGTACTGTGTGGCTAGTACTTGACGGCCGCTTCCGTAGCCGTAGCCGTTTCTCTTTTCCAGAAGCAGCACCATCTTATCATAATTGCGAGTGTTAATGGTAAGAACGTTATCTATTTTTACTCCTCTCCATGTAAAGCCCCTAATCATATTCTTCATGTTAGTTCTCTGAAAGGTGTTTACCAATGCAAGCACGTCGAGTTCAGATTCGCACTTGTCAATCTTTTCTTGCAGGTGAGCGAAAAATTCTTCTTTGACTTTTTTCAGCCTTTTCGCTACATTCTTCATCGTCTGCTTATTAAGAGAGAGTTCTTCACGAGAGGCTGCTACATCTAATGTACCGATTGGAAACTGAATAATAAGACGAGTTGAACTTGTGAAGCTATTTAAGAAATCTTGCAAAGCATCCTCATCTTCTTCCTCATTTATGGCGTTCGCTGTAAGAGGGTATTCTACATTTCCTTGCACGGCTACAACACTTGAGATTCTCCAATCAGTGGAATTATCGTTGATTACTCTCCACCCTGCGCCCTTTACCTTTTCGTTGCTTTCGTATGATTCAATTTCGAACTTTTCCATCCCCCCGACAACTGTAGGAAGTGGAGAAAAAGGACGAAGCACTCTTTTTGCTGATTCTCCATACTGAGTAAAAGAAGAAGAAACAGCCACTTGAACAGTTAGGCCGTTTGCTTCCTCCGTATCTTCAGAAAATACCTTTGCTACTTGCGGGGTTTTGTTTTCCGAGATAAAACATGTGTAAAGACTTTTAGTTCCTTCGAAACGACTCTCCACAGTAAACTGATCTGTTACTGCAAAAGGAGATTTAGATCCAAGCCCCAAAGCTCCTACAAACAGATTAGAGTCTGTTTTATCGGAGCTAAAATAAGTGGTATAAAGTTCGTATATATCATCTTCGCAAAGGCCTGTTCCATAATCCTTCACTGCAAGAAAAGGCTCTAAGGTGTTGGGAAGATGTACCTCAAATGGGACATCTTTTTTCCCTGCAGCCACGTGAGCATCATACGCATTACAGCACAGCTCCCTTATTACAGCCTGTATCTTATCGTTGTACAGACCAGAGCTGAGGATTTCAAAGGCTTTTGCAGAAGTCTGGATTTTGAAATCCTGCGCTTCTAGCCCACTTGTTTCAACGCGTCTTGTTCCTTCATTTACCTTCATATCTTCCTCCTTATACCAACTCTTTCAGATTGTTAATACTTGGGAGCCAAGATCCCCCTAGCAGCTCCCCCTTTTCGTTGAAAAGCTCAGCAACAATAGGAGAAGTATTATCGTTGATGTTTCCATCTCCCGTTTCGTCGCTCAACACCCAATCCCCTTCGTCAGTGCTTTTGGTGTAGAATTCTTCTCCACCACCTCCGAACGTTCCTTTGGTAAATCCATACATCTTAATCATTTTGTCGTTCATATTCTCCTCCTGCTTTAGTTTCTATATATATTATAGGCTTTTTTCTGAAAAAAATCAAGAGTTTTTTGAATTTTTTTGAACTTTTTTATAGAAAAAAAATAAGCTGATTTCTCAGCTTATTCTTCTTGGAACTTACAGATGTGAGCAGACTCCCCTGAATATAAATAATGAAGCATTGCAACATCACTCATATTCTGTTTCAAAATCTGCACATCTAATATGTCATCTAATAACTCTACTTCAGGATCTTCAGGAAGGTATTTCTTCGCAAAAAACTTCTTTCTAAAAGTCGATATTACAATTCGACTCCTTTCTTCCATACCCGATGAATTCTTAATCTCTTCTATTCCTGGTCGCAATCTCTCTATATCCTCTACTGTTGTAACATGTACTTTGCCTTGAGGTCTTCTACTCTGCACAACCCCTACCACGTGAACATTTTGGCGGCGAGCCATCTCATGAAGAGCATTCATTGCATTTTCATATAGTGTGGCTGTATTTTTACTTCCTAAATTAAAATCCTTTACCATTGTCAGCAAGTCGATAGTAACAACTAAGTAATCTACTCCCATTTCTTTTTTTGTTTTTTCTATTATGTCTTCTATATCAGACATATAAAGAGAGGGTTCTTCTACGAAGCGAAAATAATTAAGATCTTTAATCTTTTGAGCTTCTTGTTCTACTCTGTGCAGTACAAACTCGTTAATACCCGATCTGTCTCCTGTAGATGCATCCACTTGAGGATGAAACAGCTGAAGAGGTAAACGCAGTCTCATTGCTGCCAACCGATCCATAGTAGAAATGAGAGGCATTTCAGGAGAAAAGTAAATAGATGGAATCTGTTTATTAATCTGTTTGTTAATAAGATAAAGAGCGTAAGTACTTTTACCTACACCGGATTGTCCAAAAAGTGTTGTAATTTTCTGAGGAGCAAATCCTTCTAATAGATATTGATTAAGGTAGGAACACCCTGTATCGTAAAACGAGTCTCCTTTATCTCTTGCGTACAATTCTTCTATGTATGTGTCAAACATTTGAGACAAAGTATACGTTTTTTTAGAAGTATCATCTACCTCTTTGATTCTGTTTTCTAAGAGATTTTTCAACTTCCATAGCTCATCCACAGCCAGCTCGTTTTTAGAGGAGACTTTTCCTAAAATGCCCTGAAGAATGTTAGTTTGAATATCTACCTTAGCCCACTGTTTGCGCAAACTTGTGTACATTCCTCTTAAATCGTCTTTAGATACATCAAGATCGAAAAGAGCTTGTACTTGTTCTTGCGTAAGGTTTGTACTCTTTGTAACTTCTGTGTACACATTACGAGGTGTAACTTGAATTTCTTGTTTTAGCAAGTGATCAATTGCATTGTATACGGAAAGTGCGGAGTTAGAAATAAAGTACTGAGACGATACTTCGTGTATAAGATGGGGATGCTTGACGCAAAGAGATAAGATATTTTGTTCTTGAAGAATGATTGAATTTTCGATGCTCATTTATTAGTCCTCCCACAAATCAATCGTATCAAAATCATCTTTTTGGGTGTAGTGATCTAGAAAATAAAAGAGAGAATTAAAAGGCTTTATTTTTCTTCGCACCAAATCTTCTATATCCTTTCCAAAACCATTTGAAGCAATGTTATCAATCTCATTGTTGGAAATGAAGATTGTAGATTTTTGCTCTTGATCCATTCTCTGTCTTAAAAAATTATCTAAGAAAGGAATTTGATAACCACTTTTATACAGCGTTACTTGATCGGCCATAAAAGCTCTATCTATAATAAGACAATCTACAGAGGAGTATTGCGAGATATCTACCTCATCCTCCCACCCCTGCTTCTGTAAATCTTTTATGAGTTGGTCCATTAACACATACTTGACCGAGAGACCTTTTTTAATCAACTCTCTCCCTACCCAATACGCTACTGTTGTTTTTTGAGTACCCATAGCTCCGTAAAAGTAAATGTGTTTATCAAAAAACTTTTCTTCAAACTTATCAACATATTGCTTCAACTTCTGGAGGTTATCAATAGACTTTCTCCCTATGTACTTTCTCATATGGTAGTCTTTAATGTAGTCATATGGAATTGAAGCTTTATTAAGTGTAATTTCTAGTTTTCTTTTTCTTTGAAATTCTTTCAAACATTCACATTTTACAGCACTGTCTGTCTTTTCGTCATAAATGTATCCACTATTACATTTGTCACATGGAATAAATGTTTCTGCCATACTGCCTCTATGAATTTATCTGTTCGTATAATGTGTTCCGTAACCTCTTACGAAACAACTCCTCCACATCAGTCTCTTCTCCGTCCGCCACCTGCCCTATGTTTCTAATGAGATTGTATCCAGGCACAAGATAAGCGTCTAAGAGAGCTTTCTTTTTATCATTTTCGTATTCATCTCCTTTCTTTTCTACTACCAAGTCGCCTAAGAAAGGTAGTAGGGTTGTTTCCTCTTCCATATAATTCATCACTACTAATGAAAAGAGTGCTTCAAAAACAAGGCGTACGTCATCTTTACGTACACCGCTTATTAAATGCACCTTCTCAAGAGTCTCTTTTTCGTTGTTTGTAACTTTCACACAAGTACTCCTTTAATCTCGTAGTCTAAGTTTGTATTCATTGGGAGCAACTTCAACGAGTTCAGCATCTTTTTGCTTTTCAATTTCTTCTTTCTTTTTTTGGAATTCTTCTTCGGTCAGAAATTGTTCGTTGAGTTTGATCTTTTTTTCGTCGCTCATACTACCTCCTCTTTTCTTTTTTCTCTCTTGGCTTTCGTATACAGTCTCTTCAGCTTATCTTGTATGTGAAGATATTCTGTTGTAACTTGCATATACTCGTCCAACTCTTTTCTTGTAAGGTGAATCTCCTCGCCTTGGGGAAAATGAGAATCCTTGATGTGGAAGATGGGAAAATCTTCCATAGCCACAATCTTGTACCTCATTTCTTGCCGCTCCTTTCATATTTATAATATAAGTAAAAAACTCAAAAAAGTAAAGTAAAAGAAGAATAAAACTTAGAAGGATACTGTCATGCTAAACTTTTCTTGAAGTTCTTTTAAGATTTGGTTATTAATATTTGTAACATTTCCCTCACTATCTTTCACAAATTGATCATCATTAGTCCAATGATATTGAGGTATTTCGTGAAGCAAATCTGTAATAAGAGTGTAAGCACTCCCCGTGAAAGAGTCTGATACGTCCTTTGCATGAACACCCATAAAAGACTGATCCCAATCTCCTCCGTCATCATATACTGTGTCGCCTTGTGTGTGATCAATTTTTACTTTACCTTTTTCTGTCCGAGTTTCTATAAGCGATTGAAAATTATTTTTTAAGAAAATGTTTTTCCCCACTTTCACTCTTCCATTTAATATCCAAGAAGCTACCACTCTGTATGGGGCTGTCTCTCTATCTACAGAAAGCTTTGAAACGGGCAAACCCTCTCTCGCTAGTCTCTGTAAAAGATCGGAGCTTTGATACTGGTCAGCGGTAATAGAATGAAAATAAATATGTCCTTTTCTTTTTAGGTCTAGAACAAACTGAGCTACTGCATCGATATTGATTCTTGATTTCTCGGGGGAAATAGGAATAGTAAAATCGTTTACAATATATAATTCCCCTTCGTTATCGATTTCGAAATGGTTCATGCTAATGCTCGCCATATCCTTTGCTTCCGCCAAGTCGATGTGCACCGTTCTTTTTGCTTTAGGTGCTCTGTAAAATTCATATCTTCCATTCACGTTGATAAAGAAGTCATTCACCACTTTATTCCAAATAAGTCCTTCTGGCCTTTTGTCCGCAGGGGCTGTGATTGCCCCATACTGATTTAAGAGAACAGGTGTGAACATGCTTTCAATGTATCTAAAGTCACTAATAAGTTTTGCAATTCCTCCTGCAGGCCACCCCGCAAAGTCTGCTACCATTTTTTTAGTATCGTTGATAAACTTTTGTTTTACGTCAATAGGTACATGCAGTATATCCTCTTTTGCATATTCGGATATTTGTTCGGTTGTGAGAAGTACTTTAGGAGGTTTAGATGCATCTCCTCTAAATACAGGAAAGGTTTGTCCTTCTTTATACCATTTCGGATACTTCTCGGGAAACACTTCCCAATGTTTTGCTTGCACCACCATAACACTTGGATCTTTTTCTGCCTCCCCTGAATATATCCATTTATCAATAGGGGAAAGAGAAAGGTCTAATGGGGAACTGTCTAAAATCACCCCACTTAAATAGCGCATAGCAAAACGAGAATCAACTCTATTCCACAAGTCATTAAATGTACCCCATATTTCTTGAATAGGAACACCTTTTTGAAGCCAAAAAGAAATCTCAGAAGCTATTCCAAGAATAATATTCAATCCTAAGAGTGCACTTCTGTCGGATACGGTGGTGATATGAATGTCTTTAGAAAACTGAAACGAGCCCATTCTACCAGCAGACGTGTACACAATATGCTCGGGACCTATTTCCGTTTGTCTTGCCTCTAGTCTATCTTCTCTTCTGACTTTATCAAACATAGGAGAAGCTCTTAACAAATTCGCAAAGGGTTGTAACAGTACTTGTTCAACCTTTTTCATGGTAAAAGAAAGAAGAGCTATTACAAGAGAACCCATTACATTTAAGCCAAAGAATTCTTTTGGATTTCTCATATACTGCAAATGCACAATAATGTAAAGAGCAATAAGAGAGGAAAGGGAACTCTTTCCAAATCCAATACATGTAGACAAGGCTAACACTCTTTTATTAGAATACGGATCCATAAAAGAACGGAACACATCAGCTACATGGGGATAAACGGAATCTGCAACAGCACCAATCCATTTAGGTGTTAAGAATTCATTTACAGTGGGAGGTTTTACCTCATAATGAATTCTCCATGTATTCTCTAAAAAATGTGTTTTAGTATTTTCTGATAAGTTAGGATTGTTAACTATGAGGGAGAGAGCTTTTCTTATCTCCTCTCCCGTCAAGTCGTTATAGTCTTCTCGGTATGTTACAGAGTTGTCCCCGTAGAGCAGATCTTTAATAATAGCTTTTGCTTCGGTGAGTCTTTTATCTTCCATACTATATATATTAGTCACTCACCGAAACAAAAACCTAAAAATATTATTTTTTTCCCGGTTTTACAATTTTACGTTTTTTATGAATCTCCGGAGGTGTATCATTATCTACTAGCCCTCTTTTTGTGATAAAGGTTTTTTCATGGGCTGGGTGAGAAGGCTTCCTTTCTTCTTTTACACTGTCTTTAGCTATCTCCCTTAACTCATATGTATCACTTACGAGGGCTTCCTCTGGTTTCTTCTTTTCAGTAACAGGCGGTTTAGGAGTAGAAGGTTTTCTTCTCCTTTTCCTTTTTCTCATTTTCCTATCAAGAGAAATATTCCCAGCTACCATCAGTAGAACAGCAAAGGGGTCAAACACCGCCACAATAAGAAGAATAAGAATACGAGCAGTATCATCAAACTTTTCTTTTGCTTTATCCTCTCCATACATCAACATAGCAAGATATTTAACAGGCCCAACATTTACTTCAATAGTGTTCAATTCTTGTCTGTACTCGAAAAGTTCATCTTCATACTGAGCAATATTATTTTCAGCTTCTTCAATAATACCAATTAATTTACTACGCTCTTCTTCCTGCTGATCTCTTGCATCGAGAGCTCTTGTAATAATATTCAATTCTAGATATCGATCAAAAGCTTCTTCTAACATATCCAGCTGAGAATTAGCCCTATCAATGTCTCTTTGTTCTCTGCTAATATATTGATTCAGCCTTTCCATCTTTGTTTCAATTTGAAGAGCTACTGTTCCCTGCCCGATATATGCTTTAGAGAGATAGCCATAAATACCAATAGATGAAATCAGAATCAAAATAGTAATAGCGATAAGAAAATACGTTTTAAGTAATGTGTTGGCTTTTTTCCAGAAATTATATAGCCATACTGTTGCAACAGTTTTGGCAAACTCAAGTACACCGCCCATAATCCCAGCACCTACCGCAGCGCCAGAAAAAATGGTCATAACTCCTGATATAGAAAATACGGCGGAAACTAAACTAAGAGCCACCGCAGCAAGAATTGCAATTATTCCTACAAACATATTTACTCCTCATGTTCTCTCAATTCATTTTTATCCATTTTAGTTACTCTGAAACTTTCTGAAATAGCATTATCTTTTATATCAATAAAATCAGCTTCTCGATAAGGAAATCCTACGCAATCATCTTCTCGGTAAAACTTGTCCAAGGAAGCCAAAGATACGGAGCAGTATTTGGGAAAGGAATATTCTTTGCCCTCAGCTTTAAGAGCTTTAAAAAAATCCGCCACCCTTACTTCTGCTTTCTCTTTAGGAGCTACATATGTAATCTTGTAGCCTAGATCTGCAAAGAAAAGGGTTTCTTTGACCTTTCCTTTCAATTCAGTCTTTTCAATCTCTTTAATCTTCTTCTTAATTTCAGCTTCTTGGTTTTTTAACTCAATGTATTCTCTTAGTTTTTCATTATCCATAGTTTTCTCCTTTTTAAGTCAAGCCTCCTCTCAGAGGATATACGGTAATCAGCACATCATTAGCACACACAAACATAATAGTACCAAATACGTAGTAGTTACTTCCCTCTATTGCGTACTCCTTCTCCATCTTATCAGCATACTCCTTTAGCTGGCCTTTAAGCTCGGTATGAGGTGTTCCTTTTGTAGTGGCAATTTCTACATACCTCTTAACAGCTTTCTTAGGAATGCCTACACGTGAACGTAAGCGCTTCTCCGCATGCTTTGTTATAATCATCTTCTGCCTCCTTTCTTGTGTCTTTCTATATTATAACATAAAATCAGAAAGATTTCAAGAAAAAACGCTAATCTTTTCTAAAAATAGCTAAAGTTTCTTTATATATCTGTTCTAAATGTTTTTGGATCTTTTCTTTATCTTCTTCTGGAAGATTGGTGCTTTTGTATTTTTCAGAAACAATTTCTGAAACAAAATCTAACTGCTTGGTGAGATAAGCCCAATAATCCACGAGGGCATCAACAGAGGCATCGTAGCCTCTTTTGGTAAAATCTCCCCTCCCATCCCCTGAGAACAGAAATCGAACCGTTTCTTTTCCTGTAGCAGGGTTAGTCTTTCTTAAAGGGCTTATTTCACTTATGAAGTTTTCAATTTTTATTCCTTCATACATTATTTTTCTCCCTTTCTATTTCTCTTTGGAAAACAACATAGTCCCAATTGTGTTCTTTCTTTGAAACTTTTTCAAGAATTTCTTCTTTTGAGAGAGGATAATAATCATGCAACTCTACGTTAACATTTAGGGCTTGTCCTCTCATCATATCTTCAACTTCTAAAAACTCTTTACTGCTTTTATGAACATGCCCGTAAAGATTGATAGAATCTCGAAAAGAATTCTCAAACACAACGTGAGGATAATGTGAAAGAAAAAACTTGCGACCATTACCATCTACATTCCTAACTATTCGCGTTTGTTGAATCTCCACACAGTAAGGAGCAAGTTTAGTAAGAGGCAGACGCTTGTCGTGGTTTCCTGTAACCCAATAAACTTTAACTTTCATTTGCTTGAGCAGTTTAAGAATTTCCTCTACAACCGGAACTTCCCATCCCAGATCACCTAGCACATACAGCTCATCATGCTTTTGAACTTTTTCTATAAGATGATTATAAATAAGTGTATCCATTTTTTCTACACTTTCAAAGCCTCTTAGTTTAGCCATATTCTGATGTCTCAGGTGCCAATCAGAGGTGAACCATTGCCTAATCATTTGCTTTACTCCTTGTTCCAACAGAATAGGTGATGGTAGGATTAGTCCAAGGATTTACCCAAGGAGGATCTATAGGGGGAGTATGCGGAGCAATTGGAATATACTCAATTTGCCTTGGCCCTCCGAACCTATTACCTATTTCCTCTAGTTTAAGACGAAGTTCATCTACTTCGTTTAGATCAAGTTCGATCTTCATGCCCCTAATGTTGATAGTAACTGTTACATCCACATCCATCTTATTACTCCTTATTTAGAATTTTTACTAACGTACCATTATGCACAGTTCCTGGAAGAGGGATCATAGCATTCTTATTATGAATTACTTCATACCCTAAGTTTTCTATCTTTGCACAAGCTCCTTGAGATATGTATCTTGCAATGGCCTCTCCATATTTTTTAGTTAAAACAGGAGGGTTAAACTGCTGATTAAATTCAGTATCCATACTTACTAAGATATGGTATCCTCCTTGTGTCTCTACAATATATGCTTTTCCTTTATGTTCTTTAATCTCTTCAACGAACAAGTATAAAATAGAAAGAATTTTTGGGCTTCTAGGAATATCGAAATCAAAATCCATCCAATGTTTTGTTCCCCTATTCTTCTGATAGCAATTCATAAGAAGTGTATCTTGTTTTTTGATACGATAAAGAATATTGTCTGTACTTCTCTTTTCTGCAGCACATTGAACCAGCTCATACATATATTCATTCATAGTTTGGTTAAACTCTTTATATGCTTTAAGAACATCAGAAGGATTAATATTAACATACACCACTATTGCATGATTAGGAATATTAGAACCTCTTTTACTTGTATATGCTCCCCAATTCGCTTCAAACTTTCGAACGGTTCTATACAGCCGATTCCATTCTTTTGTTCTTACAATTCTTCTTTCAAACATTTCTGTTCTACCAAGCTGAATTGTTTGCTTTTCAAAATCGGTGAGAAGTTTTTTTCTTGCACTAAGAGAGAGAAAATACACCTCATGATTATTCAAAGGAGGCATTACATTTTCATAGAACCATTCCAGTTCTTCTTCGCTTCTTAATAGTTGATAGCTTTTAGGGTCTATCATTTTTTATACCTTTCTACCAGGATAATAAGTACATACAACTTCCCATTTCAAAAACATTACACCCACTTCTACATAAGCCACTAAAGAACTCTTCTCTACACTAGCGCGATAAACTCGAAGTGTTGGAATTATAAACCAATCCGTCCACGGAGTGACATGAAAATAGATTCTTCTTATTCTATAGCCTTTCATATTTATTCTCCTTTTATTTTGGCATTTACCAAAATATCTTTTAAATAGTGATTAACACCACATACGGGGCAACGCCACCAATAGGCTCCACAAACTGAAAAAGCCTTTTCTAATTTATCTTTTTCTTCTTTTGTAACCAACTCAATGTGCTTACAAGTTAAGCATTGTAAGATATATTGCTGATTATTCTTTTTCTCTTTAGCATACCATCTTTTGGCTGCTTCTCTAATTAAGTTTTCTTTATATGAAAGAAGCATTTTGTATACAAAAGCTTCAGAAATAGATCCTAGTTCTTCTCTTATAAATTCCTGTGTAACATCTTGAGGAGAAGATGTAGTCACGTAGCGAGATAATAACACCACAAGTTTCTCATCTGCTAACCCATTAAAGTATGAGTTATGATCAATTTTAATTTGAGTAGGCATTTTTTATCCTTTATTTAGTTCTTTGATTCTCTTCTCTATATAAGATCTCTTTTCGTATAATACACGGAGATGCTGTCTTCTAATATCATGGTATTTGTCTGTAGGCCCAAGCCGTTCAAGATGTTGAATTTGTGTTCTGATCTGGCGCTCAGTTGAGCTTCTTTCTCGATACAACTCCCCTTTATGCATTCTATCGATTTCTCGTTTATCAAAAACCTTTTCTCCGGACATACTTTGTTTTCTCCTTCTTAGTTGTCAAACCAAGTACTTTGAATTTCATTAGGGTAATATTCTCTTACAATTTCTAGTATTACCTCTGCATGCAGTTTCTCGAGCAAGTAGGAAGCATTCTCTTTTTCCTCTGGATGATTCACAGCTCCGAAATAGCAAAAACCCATAGCTGATAGTGCTTCAAAAATGCCAAACGTTCTCTCTTGAATAGAGACAGGAAGAACAAAATTGTAATCAGCTATAGTAGAAGGGGTAATATAATTTTGAGCATTTAGAGCATCGCGCATAATCCACTTAATGTGTGCTTCAATAGTCGAAAAGGTTTCCTCATCATCAAAATCTTTTTTAAGAATTCTTACCTGTTCGTGAGGATGTCTCTTGCCGGTACTCCAATGCTTGCTTTCGTAATGATTAAAATTCTTATAATGATGAAAAACAGAGTAAAGAGAATGGTTCTTACAAGAAAAAACGACTTTTTCCCACTCAGCTTTATCTTTAATCATTCCCCCTTCTTTTACCTCTTCATTGACCCAATCAAATATCTGCTCAACAGTAAACCATCCTGATGCTACTGCATCTTGGTACATTGGGTTAATAAAGAAAGCAACAGCGTGTTCGGAAGAGGTCTCATCCAAAGATGTCTGCTCGATCCATGTGGGGTGAATGCTAAAGGTAGCCCATGGGGAACTGAAGCTATTTGGAAAAGTTTTCTTCCATTGCTGACTAACTTTTTCAAGTGCTTGCTCCACTTGTGTATTCTTAGCCACAATATCCAGATTGTGACGCTGACGATAGTACTCCCCTATCTCTACTTTAACAGAAGTAGGCAGATGTGTCTGATCTATAAAAATCAAACCTCCAGCTTCCTTTCCGTAGACTTCTTGCAAGTATGTGCGGACAGGAAGTACTGTGCCTACCATCATCTTCTTTTCCTTGAATTTTGCATATAGAGAGTCTCTATCGTACTCTCTCCGGAAGAAGATTACAAAATCATCCCAATTCCAAAAAGTGAACATATCCTCTTTAGGCTTGAGATAATTAAGTTTTTCTTTTACTACAAGAGGGTCTTCTGTAGTGGAGAGGTAGTAAAGAGTGTCTTCCTCTTTAGTCTTCGTCTCCCCAATGTGCAATTCTGAGGTTTTGCGCACTAAGAGATTCTTCCAATTTTTAGGCTTCTCTTCTATTCCAAGTTTCTCCGCGATAGCTTTTACGCCCCATTCGTGCTCAGCTGTAAAGTCGAACCCTAGACTAACAGCCCAAGGTGTTTGATCTAGCGCTCGAATAAGAACTTTTTGGCGGATGCCTTCTCTCAAACTCATATACTTCACCTTCCTATGTTTATGTCTCTATTTATAATATAACAACTTTCTTTGTATTTGTAAATAAAAACCCCTCAAAAAGAGGGGTTGATGTTTTTACTCCTTTCATTTTTGGTTTGCTTTCTTGCAACGCAAGTAGTGAATGTTATTAGAAAAACTTCAAAAAGCAACCTCCTTTTCAGAAAGGGTTACATACTCTTCTTTTACTATTCTACGGCTAATCGCGGGAATTGAACCCACGTCTCTTCCTCTACAAACAGCTCGGTGGGGAGAGCTCTCAAAACCCTACTTTCTGTTTGATGATGTGAGGACACTTTTACCTTTAAGCTAATTAGGATCGGCAAGCAATAGAAGGTATGCTTCATATTATATTAGTATTATCTTTCTCGCAAAACCCCGCTTTCTACCTCACCAAAATAATGAATTTTTACCCCAATTTCAAGAGCAACATACCTTTCAAACTTTGCTCCATGAGAGAGGTTCCAATCCTTTAGCATAAAAATATCAGTACAATATGAAAGAGCTCTAACATCCTTTCGATAATAATCCTGTCTATTGGGAGTATTGGTAATTATAAAATTAGAATCGACAGCAAGTTTAGCGGGGTTGATAACCTCATACCCCATCCCTTTTAGCATTTCCTCTGCTTCTTCAAATGCTGCAAAGTTGTTATTGGGTTTTCCTTCCATTGGCCCTGAAATGTAAATAGTCCGTTTACTCTTTGTCCTGGTAATCATCAGATATTTCTCCTATTGCAAAGTTTAATCCCAAACTATGAAATACAGTTACCCCGTTTTCAAAAACCTTAACCCTAAAAAGAGAGATAGCACTCTCTCCTATATGAACAGTCCCTACAGAAAAATCAATATTAGGATAAACAGTTAGTGATAGAAGAGAAAAACCTACACTATTTTCCATCTGTTACCTCTTTTTCTTCTTCATCACTCATCTTGCCAAACCAATCGACAACCTTAGCAGCTAATGCACCACAGAAAAAGCATACAAAAGGTCCGTTGTCTCCCCAATTAAAATGTACTGCTACAACTCCTATTACCATCAGTATAAACAGAATTGTTAGCAAACCAATAAACGAAAATACTTTAGCTTTTTTTGTTTTCATCCCTCTACCCCTGATATTTTAAAAGTTTTATCATTACTCATTTATCCAATCCTCATAATGAAATACTACTGTAGGAAGCATTTGTATAGTTTGCCCTGCTCCTGTAACAATCTGGATATCCTCAAATGCTGTTCCTACATCTATTTTTAATCTAAGAGCTTCTTTGAGAAAACAATCGATACAAATAACTTTAGGACGATCGGCAGGAGGAACTACTTTCTTCCAAATCTCATCTTTAACAGCGTAGTCTAAAAAAACCTTTCTTCCGCACCAGGCACAAGAAATATTAAGCCCGTCACTGATAGCTTCAGGCCATTCGTTTTCGATTTTCACACGAATTAATTTTTCTTCTCTGTCTCTTATTATCATTTCTTTTCCTTGATAACCCAGTCTCTAAAATAAGGTAATGTTTCTATCCATTCACAAAATTCACCCCAATCTTCTTTCAACTTATGCTTTTTGCGTTGCTGATAAATTGTTTTAAGCTGAAGATAATTCGTTGTCATTCCAGCCCAAAGTTCAAATCCAGAAGGAAGATTAGAAACAATCTTCATAAACCAAAAATACTTATCTTCTTTAAGTTTTGCATTATTGTAAGACTGAATAAAAAGATTCACTAATTCAATTATATGATGCTCCACATACTTATTACAAAAAGGAGCAATAGATCCTCTCTTAGTAACACTATGCATGGTGGATTGAGAAGAAACAAAATCAATAAAATGATACCGCTGTAGCTGTTTGGTAAAATAGAGAGGATATTTAAGATCAAATTGTACAACAATTCCTTTTAGAAAATTATCATGTCCTGTTCCTGTTCGGACACTACTTAACTTTTCTGCTCTGTTCCAATCTTTATCAGAAAGAATGATATTATCCTGCCAAACCGATTCTTGTTCTTCTGTAGGCTTTGCAGTAGGTAATACTCCAAAAAATCCAAAATCATCTGGCTCTCCACACTGCATTGGATAACCACTACGTTTAATTGATTCTTCTAATCCATAAATCTTGACATTCTTAATCTTTATCATTTATTTACTTCCTCTACCTTAAATGATATATTACCTGATAAGATAAGCTTATAATTGTTAGAAAAATGTAAATATGCTTTTCCATCCTCACCACTTACATCTGTAAGTTTAAGACCTATAAAGTCTGATAAAGAAGGTCTCCTTTTAGAAGCTTCTACTTTTTTCTTTTGCTTCGGTGTAAGCTCCGTATCTTTAGTTTTTTTCTTCGCCACCGTATACTCCCAATGCTTTCATAAGATAAATAGCCTGATAACGGGCATCTTCAACTGCTATATGGGCTCCTTTTCTTTCAAACTTTATTTTAGGCAACAGAGCTTTTAATGTTCTAAAACATCTATCATTCCAATAGGGCCACGGAGCTTCTTCTCCTACGGCCTTATATGCATTTTTAAGAATAACATTATCAAATGCAGCCCCATTGCCCCAAACAACAGGATAATCTCCCATCCACTTTTTAAGTTGTTCTAAAGCTTCTTCAATTCGATAATCTCCTGGCTTGGCTATTTCCATTCTCGCTTCTTCACTTTGTTTTAGCCACCATTGAATAGTGTCGGCTCCTATAGTTAAACCAACATCAAGACAAGATTGAAGCTTAACTCTTACATAAAAATCATCAGTAATAAGCCCCTTATCGAGATTAAACTTTACAGCCCCTATTGAAGTGATAGCAGAATCGGGAGTGGAGTTCATTGTTTCAAGGTCTACCATTATATGGTTTTCTGGCATAATTTTTCCTTAAAATATTTTATCAATAATAGAAATAATGTAGTTCGGTGTTAGTTCAAAATCAGGACTCTTTTCTTTCTGTTTGCGGAACTGATGAATAAGATTCATAAAGTAAAGGCTATCTACTCCGATAAGCTGATCTTCCAAAACATTGATATCCATAAGATTAAGTTCAGACACTTGCATAGCTATTTTGAGGATTTGACCAGCGTTTATCTTCCACCCTCGATTGATAAACTTTCTTAATCTAAAAAGACTACATACAGGATATCTGCTTCCTGAATAACGGAGGGTCTTATTAATAACCATCTCATAAACTTCTTTAGGAATTACAACTTCTTTAGCCTTGTTATCGTAGTATGCTTTAGTATGTTCAAAATCATATGTATCATGAATATCACTTGGCTCACCATAGAAGCGTACTACAATCTGAACTCCATTAGAAAGGGTTATTGCATTAGAAGAGATAAAAACAGGAAAATATTCTTTCTTTTCTTTTTCCAGAATTTCATCTGCTTTTACTTCATCAATTTCTCCAATATTTTCTACTGCGGTTCCAAGCTCTTCACTTGCATGAATTTCCTCAGGATCGCCCACTACTCCATCTGATGGATAAATGATCTTGACTCTTCCTTTCTGGATATTACTCATCATTACTGCTCGTGATTCATTAGGATCTTCAACATGAAAATATTCAAGAACCTCTTGAGAAGGATTGTCTCCATCTACCACAAATACTTTAGAATGATATCCCGCTCCGTTTTTCTTTTTCCCATGTTCTTCATTCCATTTATCTACATAGTAATTAGCCACTTTAAGAACACTTTCTTTAGTACGAAAATAACAATCATAATCCTTTGGGGCTTCATTAAGAATCATAGAAGTAAAACAACCACCAGTTACAATAAGATCTTTATCTATGATCCTTTGAATTTCTGTGTCCTCAATCGTTGCTTTCCAAGCTTTAATTTTCTTAGTAAGAATCTGTTTCATTGTTTTCTCAAGCATTTTCATCTCCTTTCATCTATAATATAACAAAAAAATATTATTTTGTAAAGTAAACAATAGTGACTTTTGTTGGTCCAAGAATATCTTTAGCTAAATTGATAGAGTGGGACGTGCCTTTGCTTTTTCCGTCCCAAAAAGCAAGTAAATGGTCACTGTTTTTCACAATGTCTATATTACGCATATAGCCTGCTTTTTTACCATATGTAGCCCATTTTGGCTCGTAGATAAGTGTAGGTATTTTATATTTGTCTGCAAAACGTTCGGCAAGTATATCTGCTCCCATAGCCCCACCTGAAACGATAGCTGTGATATAGTCAACTTTGAAGTTTTGAAAAATATGCTGTTCCATAAAATCGAAGTCTGTAAAGTCTCTACTACCTACTATTCCTAATCGCATATATTAGCTCCACAATAAGGGCAGTAATTCCCAACATTTGGAATTACTAGTTTACAAAAAGGACAAGTTCTTTCATTACCTACAGTTGATGGAGGGTCTTCTACTTTTCCTCCTACACCTATCGCGGCTAACCAAGCCATATATGCTTCTTCATCGGGCCACTTACCCTCAATCCATTTATCATCAGGGGAGCCACAGCGCACAAAGACACCTTGATTTTCCATGATATTACAAATATCTGTATAAATAGAATCAGGAGTATCTAGATTAAGTTGAATAATTCTTTTAATCTCCATTATCCTCCACCTTAAAATCGGTCATCTTAGCGTCCCGCCATATGTCCCTAAAGTCTCCTGGGGAAGTAAGGGCTTTTCTTCCATGACTAACCTGAAGAATAATCCTTCCAAAAAGCCCCCGGCGAAATCTGTATTTCTGATACTTTAGCTTCAGATTCATATCTTAGTCCTTGTAGTACTTGTTAACTCGTTCTTCGAACTTCTTTGCTGCTTTAAGCATAAAATGTCTTTTATACTCACGAGGAGCGAAAACAATCTCAGAAGCCACATCCCATTTAGACAAAGGATCATTCAGAATCATATTATATTCTTCCTTCGCAATAATAAAGCTTTGAGAAAAAATAGTCATAGCTGTATCATTCGAGTCTACAATCACCATTTTCTTTCCCTTTTCAGCTCGGCCTCTTGCAATTTCCCTTGCCTTCTGTTTGTTAAAGGTATCTAGTCGATGACAAATACTCCAACCAATCTTTCCCTTTCCAGTGGATACCAAACAGCCAATCTTTTTTCCTTTTTCATCTGTTACGTACTGCACAAGTTCCATTTTTTACTCCTTTCCTTCAAACTCTTTCTTGAGTTCTTGATAATATTCAAAGAGCTCTTTCTGACGCTTTACTTTCTTTTCTTTTTCTATTTGTTTCTTCCGTTCTTCCTTTTTACGTTTTTCTTCTTTTATCTTATTTACATAGGCTTGGCGATTTTCTTCACTATAAAGAAGATTTAAAGGAAGGATAAAACCAACATCTTCAGAATAACCACAATAATTTTCATATCCAGTATACCAGAGTTTATTATCCTCAATATATTCAAAAGATAAAACCGAATAAGTAGGCACTATAATTTCAGGAACTTTTTCAGCCCATTCTAAAAGCTTATTTGCAGCATCTTCTATTTCAATAGACAGATCCAAATATTCTTCAACTTTTGTCTTGTCTATCATTCTATTATCCACTTCTTTGGAATAGTCTCCATAATTTGATCAAAAGCTTTGTTCATCTCTTCTTCAGTAGAATAATACCAGATTTTAGGAACACCTGGTAATCTAAAATAGATTTGATGTTTTGACGTCCCTACCTCTTGAGCTGGCACCTTTGTAATAGCATACAATTGTCCCAAATTAATCCAATCTTTTCCATCTTGAGTTATAAACATATTTACCTCCTAAAAGGTATGCCCCGCTACATCAAGAACAGTAAGCCCCTCTTCGCGCCACATATCTATTACCTGTTTACGATCATCTAGAACAAACTTCACGTTATACTGTCCTTTGATATATCTGTCCCAAAGTTCTTTCTTCACTAGATAATCTTTTCGATGATCACCTTCTTCTCGAATGAAAACTGCATCATAAGGCACACCATTTCTATCAAGCCATTCCTTTGTGAATTCTAAAACAGAGCTAAACTCTTTATCCCCATACTTCATATTCTCTCTGCCTGTTACAATTAATACCCTATGAGTAAGGGCATATTCTCGTACAAGCTCTGCAATTGGTTCATTCAAAGTATCATCGAGACACTCATGATAGTTAAAAGGAGATCTCTCTTCATGAAGAGCAAGAGTACCATCTACATCCACCATAATAGCTTTAGGAAGAAGTTTAGCAAAAATAAGCTCTTGCTGCTTTCTAGGAAGAATATATTTTTCATACATATCCCAAATAACATGCTCAGGAACTCTTTCAGAGATAGGACGATTACGATTTCTTTCTATGCATTCCGCAATAGAGGTCTCCATTTCCACTACTACAACTTCAACCCCATATGCGTTCGCAATTGCTTTGATAGTATTATAATGCTTAGGTGCATAGTTGGTATCATCAACAATGGGGGTTCTTCCGCTTTCAAGAATTTCCCTTACAATCTGATCACGAACTTTCACTACGAGTTTCTCTCTACTAGAGCTCCAATGCTTATCAAAAAGCATGAGACGAAGATCATCCTTGTTTACACGGACATAATCGCCTTTACCTTCTGTTACCATATATCTGGCTCTAGTGGACTTCCCAGAAGCGGGAAGTCCTTTTAGAAAAATTATTCTTTGATTCTTCATTTTAAAACCCTCACATAGATGAGTTATTTGGCTGTGGAACTATTTCCTCTTCATAGTCTTGCATCAGGTATTCAGGGTTTACTCCTGCTGCCATTAGAATTACATCACTGAGGGGATAATCCCAAGCCCTATGCTTATTGGCTACATAATCAATTTGCTCAACAAGATATCCTACCTGAATATCATACAGAAGCCAGCGGTAAAGAACCATCAGGCCTACTCCCTCTATTAGTTCTTCTTCAACCATTCCATCAGCGAATTCCATTGTCATAGCCATAGCCATCATGTACCCGATAACAAAAGCCAGCTTTTCATCCTCGGAATAGACGCCCCACATTTCTCCTGCAGTGAGATCAATAACTGTTCTCTGCTGAGCCATAAGAGGCATTCCCAACAGACACATCAATACAACAATCAGCAGCATAACCTTCTTCATTTCTTTTCCTCCTCTAGTACATCTAGTTTTTCTTCGGGCATATTTTCTGCATTTTTTCGTGCTTTCTCAATAGCCTCTTTATAATTAAAAGTTGTTTCCCTATTGACTACTGCGTCTCGTAGCTGTAGTTTCAGGTCTTTAATTACCTCTTCTTTAGATTCTTTGGGAGAGCCAACCGGCTTAGTTGAAAAACCAATTGCCTCTCCATGCAAATTAAACACTACAGGATGAAGAGCAACCTCTCCATTTTTGTATTCAAAAAATCTATAGCCCCAATTAATTGTAGGTCTTTCCATTCCCATGTCTCCTTAGTACGTATACTTAATTCCTATTTGTGTTACCCCAGAAGCGCTGCCGCCCCACAAATTCTTTATTCTGTAAGAGTAGTCTTCTTCAGAACGAGGAAGGGTTAAAATTCTTGCTATAAAGATATTAAAGCTTTGAAGCTGTAGGCCTCCTTCCCACCTAAAATCACTGAAATAAATAGAAGAGTGTGCGCTCAGAGGCTGTTCAAACTGTACAGTAAACAGTTCTTCAAAATACAGCACATTTACTAACCACAGCTTTATTCCTAGATGCGCGTATGCATTATTCAAGATATGAGCAGTTTGTGTGGAGGCTACAAGATCATAATCAACATATCCTCCTCTTACTTTACCAGCTTCAAATAAAAACTCGAGTTCATACCCATCATCAATACTTGGCTTTTCTCGCTGATTGTAGTCTTCAGTAAAGAAAGAAATAAATACTCTATCGAGACTCCCTTCCTTGTACACTTCTTCTGGGTTAATAACGTGAGAATATACAAATTGAGGATGCGTGCATGAATGCTCCCAACCGATCTTAAAAACCTCAAGCTGTAGACCTGTAGAAAAAGAGTAATTAAGGAAGGTTGGAGTAAGAGTCCAACTTCCTGTTCCAACTTTCTCTTCTTGATACATTTGACACGCTATACTTCCTTGCATCCAAAACACTTGAAAGAAGGGGATAGAAACATCTACGCTAGTATAAACATTGTAAGGCGTGTCTTCGTTGCCGGTAGATGTGGAGATGTCTCCAAAAGGAGAAGATGTCCACCCCATTTCCCCATCTATCGATAGAGAAAAGAGGGACAAAGGTATTAGCATTAAAAGTACAAACATTATCATTTTCTTCATTTTAAGTCCTCCGTTTCTTTTTTGCCGCCGAAAAATGGCGGTTTAATGGTTTGTTTCTTACCCATCGTATATAATATAACACTTTTTCTTCGTTAAGTAAAGCGGAAAGTGAAAAAAGTTTAGTTTTTAGTTCGTAGTTGGAGAACATGAGATGCAGCTGATCACCACACTGATGACAAACAGTTATTGTTTCGGATTTCTTATTTTGAAGTTCAAGGTGATGTTTTTCAAAGTATTTCCCATCCCCTTCGCGACCACACAGCTGACATCTTAGCAACACGTCACCTCTTTATCTTTTCAAGTTTTTTTCTTTGAATTTTATATTTTTTGAATTCCCAGAACTTCCAAATCATAGTAGCGTAAACCACTTCTCTGTTCTCATTGTATTCTTCTCGTACAACTGTAATCCAATATACCTGAGAACACTGCGGTCCCTTATTTCCAATATTTATGGATAGGGCTTTATTATTTTTTAAGCTAATCTGAATCGTTAACATTTCTCTCCTCTCTTTTGATATCTCTCTTATCAACATCAATAAGATATAGACCATGATGATCTTGAACACTATTCTTCACTACACAAAGATAACTTTTTCCATCTACAGATTCTTCAAGAATACTAAGTACCTTATCTTTTAGAGATTCAAAAGTATCAAACAGATTAATAGTGTATTTAGGTTCATCTACCAGTTTTATTGTTTTAGGTTTAGGTCTATGAAATGCCCCTAGTTCAGATAATATTGCCTGCCACGCCATCGCTGATTTATTAAAATCACTGTTCATTTTTAATCCTCCATATCTTTAAGAAGAGTATCCTTACTTTTTTGACTCATATTCTGAACATATTCAGTGATAGTGATTTCTTTACCATCATAAAGCTGAAACATTAATCCGGGAAAAACAGCTTCTTTAGCTACCATTGCAAACTCTTTTCGTGTATTAAACTCTGTTCCCATAGCAAGAAACTTAATATCCATACGCACCTTTTCTTGAATAATCTCCCAGCCTTTTTTTATTCTTTCAAATTCTTCGGTATATTCAGGAAAGTAGGAAAGGAATTCTCCTTCCTCTCCCATAAGAATAAGATCAAATATTTTTCTTTTAGAGGGGACGTCTTCACCTTTTAATCGATGTACAGCAAGATATGCTGGGCTTTTCACTTTCACTCTATTATTGTATTTATCTACCAAGACATATCCCTCATTATCATACGGAAGAAGTTGAGCCATCTTAATCGCATCATCATAACTATTCATTTTATATTCACGAATAGTATCAACAATAGTATGATTCTCTCTTATTTCCTCTCCTTCCGCATCATTCTTTTTAGCTGTAATATAATACAGCTTGCACTCCGTATGAGGAACAACCACACGGTTATATGGTGTGCAAAGTTCAAACAAATATGTATATTCTTTATCAAGCTGAGAGAAGAAATCCCCTTCAGAGTCAGCGGTGTATTCACTCAATGTATAATGAAAGAGGTCATCAAATGTATATAATCCTTTACTTTCTGCAGGGAACTGCAACTCCGCGTCACAAGCTTCAATAGTCCCATTAGTAGCTACTCTCCATTCTCCATCCCACCAGTAGACCTTAATTAGGGAGCCATCCATTTTTTCAAGAACTACAGTACTTTCCCAATCCAGCTCTGCTGCATTCTGTTCTCCATAGTTGAAGAACTTATGAAGAGGGTGGCATACAATTTTATCCCAATTATCCTTCCAAAGAATAATCCCTCTACACTCCTGCACAAGGGTTTTATTAAAATCGCTGGCTATCTGATTGTACTTAAATAGTACTCGTTCACCTTTACCCATTACTTTAATATTGTAAGGATCTTTAGTGAGGGTATCTATCCACTTCTCATTATGAAAAACAGTATTATAGGATTTTAAAAATCTTTGTAATGACAACTCTTTCATTGTGTTATTCCTCTTCTCCAAGATAAACCTGATTAACGATATACTCCTTGTATCGTTTTCTTGCAGAAGTCAAAAGATTCTGGAGATTATGGTGGAGCAGTTCAAGTTCATTATAAATAGAAAAGAATTTGTTGTACTCTGCAATTCTTCTGCTTTCGATCAGAACCATCTCCACCTCTGCTTTAATGCTGATAATTTTTTCGATATCTAGGGAAAGGTTGACATCACAATGAGTGGGTGAGGCAAGGGAAACAGCAACATGGATTGTTTCTCGGCTTTTCTCCCTCAAGACTGTATTCATTTTCTTCATCATTTCTCTCTTTTTCATTTTAATTCTCCTTTAGATAAGCCATCAACTTATCTTTAGCTCGATTTATTTTAATAAAAGCTTCTTGGCTACCTCCTACATCTGGATGACAAGATTTAGATAATTTGCGGTACTGCATGTTCACCACGTCTGGAGTTAGCTCAACCCCTGAAGGAATCTCAAGTACTTCAACATACTTATCAACTCCAAATAAAAGTTTCTTTAGGAAATTGATATGATCATTGAAAATGTTTTGATACCAAGTTCTTTCCTTTTCTTCAAACTCTTGATGAAACTTCCAATTATCATAACGGCGTCTAAAATCAGCATCATACTGATAACGAAATTCATGTTTTGCTTGTTTCCAATCCCCAAATACAGCCTCACGAGTAGGAATAATTTTAGTAGCAAAGAAATATTTCCAGAGATTCTCACCTGCTTCGTAAGAAAGAATTGATTTGTTGAAGACTGAGTCCCATTTCATTTTAAGATCAGATATGATTTTTTCCCAGCGAGGAACTGGGTGCATAGCTTTACTGGTATTCTTAAACATATACCAAAGCTCTTCAAGCATGTCTTCGCAAAACTCATCTCGATTAAAACGGCGTTTTTCAGTGAGTTCGTATTTGCGGAGAAATTCCTTTACCTTCACTTTATTACTCCTTCATTTAATACTTAATATAGTTCAACGGCTGTACATATTCTCCTATCATATTCTGCAAACCAAAATGTAAATGTTCACCAGTAGAAATTCCCCCATTACCTTGTCTACCGATAATATCTCCAGCCTCTACTCGCTGACCCATGTGAACCATAGTTTCCGAAAGGTGCCCATATTCGCTTTTTCGGCCATCGTCATGCCTAATTACTATATAACCATCAAATACAGGATGCCCCCTAAACCAACGGCCATAATGATATCCAGCAGGATACCAATGATCTTCAACAACACCATCAGCTATTGCAATTATTCGGGCTTTCGGTCTTCCCACAACATCAATTCCATTGTGTTCATTAAAATCTTCACCACCGATACCTTCAATCAGAGGGTTATTCCGTACACCAAAAGCAGAAGTAAACTTTCCGGTTACATCTTCAGGATGAATAGGAAAAAGATACAGATCGCTTTCAAGTTCCTGTACCCGTACTCCCATCTGATTAAGAGCTTGAGTTGTTGCCCCTCGCTCTACAATAAATGTTTGATTCTGCCTTTGTACCTGAATCAGTTCTACAGTACTTACCGCGAGCATAAAAATAGTAGCACTAAGGAGGAGAAGAGATATAAGAAAAGCAATCCCAAGTACAGGAGCAGGGTTTTTCTTAACCCTTTTTCTTGTCTTTTGTTTCTTAATAATCGTAGCCATTTATAGACCTCCATATAATGTGGGGGAGCAATAAAGCTCCCCATATAAATATTAGTACTTTTTATCGGGCTAATTGAGCATTACCCTGCGGGAATACCTGAAAAAGACACTTACAGTTGCTGCAACGATATTTCCCATCCTTTTTGACACGATACTTTTTGCCGCACTTTGGGCAACTCACTACTTTAGGGAAAACATGAGGTTTGGGTTCTTCCAACTCTCTAAAGCTTTCAATGAAGTTAAAGTATCGGGTCAAGCCAAGCAGAGATACAACTTCTGCTACTTTTGGCTGTACCCGATAGATTGAAAGTTTCTTTCCTTGGTTGCTGGCCATCTTCCAAATCTCAGTCAGAACTCCGAAGCCCATAGAAGATATGTAGTGAACACCCTCCAGATTTAAAACTAGATGTTCATATTCGTCGTCTTCAAACTTCACCATAACGTCCGCGACAAGATCTCTCATTCGACCGCAGTTATAAGTATCTACCCCGCCGTACAGATTCACCTGTACGATATTCTTATTCTTACCGACAAAGCCTGTTAAGCCATCTCCTTCCATTTTCATCTTATCATCTGTCATTTTAGGCCTCCTTCTGTTTTAGTTACACTTATAATATAACATAAAAACCAGAGAATTTCAATGTTTTTTTGAAAAAGTTTCAAATTAATAATCTTTTAGAAACTTCCACCCAGCATCTAAAACCATATCTACTTTTTCATACAACTCCTTTATAGATCCAGCGTTTACAATGGTAGAGTGAACAAGCATATAAGGAATATCCTGTTCAGAAGGGTGGGGATCATTAGGAGTAACAGAAGGGCGTTCAACCCTGAGAAAGATAAGCTGGTTAAAGGAAAAAGCTTCAATAAGAGCTGTTTGTTCGTGATAGAATCTCCAGTCAGGCACTACTACGTTTTCTAACTGATTTTGCTTGCAATGTTGAATAAGGCGGTTTACCCAAAACTTCCTTCCCACAAGATCTTTAAAAGAAGGGAAAGCATCACCAAGATGAAATTGTACAGCTTCCGTGCCGAGCCATTGCATGAACTGTCTGGGGCTAAACCCCCATCTTACATCGACCACCTCTTTTAACTCACCAAAAAAGTGAGAGTCGTCCCATCCAAAAAATATCTTGCAAGCTTCTCGGATAGGGTCTGCAAAAGCAGAACGAGTGTAGCCATACTTCTTAACAATGTGAGAAGCTATTGTATCTTTTCCGCTTTGTTTATAACCAGTAATTGCAATAATCATTTTTAATCTCCTGTATACCTTATATACTTCTCCACAGCGGTGCGAGTACTAGGGTGTAGTTGCATTTTGTTTTTATTTACCCCATACCATTTTCTAGTCTCTAAATAGGGGTCATCCTTCGGAGATACAAACCCTTGAGCTTTTCCCGCTCCTACCCAATCACAAATCATTTCCAACCAATACTGTACAGGCATAGGAAGTATTTTTACCTTACCTTCATCTTCAGGAAGAATCCACCATTGCCAATGATGCTTATTTCTTTTCTGATGTAATAGCCATGCAAAATCAAAAGCTTCATCTCCTGTATCAGTGGGCTTATAATAACCTGTTGTACCTCTAACTTGCCTCTTACTGCCGTCTCGATTATAGAAAAAATGTGAGTAAGGCTTCCACTCAGAAGGAAGAAACTTACTCATATCATGAACAAGCCCCCTCCAAAAAAGACCCTGCTTAAAACACTCCTGCATTACAAACCATTTGTGTCTTGCTACATACTTGAAATAACTCCAGAATCTTTTCATTCTTCTACCACCTATTTTTCTTTCCCAATTCTTTTTCCAACTTTTTTACTTCTTCTTTTAGTGTTCTTCTTCTATCTTCCATACGCGTCAATTCTCGTCCTATTTCAATATAATTTTCCATTCTATTTGCTCGGTATTGAAGCTCTTCAATAATACCAGGAAGATAGGAGAAATTGCGTGTTTCATACGTCTTTCTTAGATCTTCGATAATGTCGCATAGATAGCGTGTATTGACAGGAACTAGTTCGGGCTTCTTTTCACTCATGGTATTTGTCCATACTCCTCCACTAAAGTTTTCTCTAACATTTTGTATAGCCTATGAATTTCAGGCACAGTTAGATTATGATTTATAGTAGCAGCTAGCATAGCTACTTTATCCTTATATACATAAGGCATAGGAATGATATTATTTTCTTCTACAAAAGGATTATTCTGTTCGTTCAATTTCGCCCTCCTTGATTGTAAAGGTACGAGAACTATAATCACTTGCAAGCATATCTTTAACCTCATCTTTATGAGTAATAAGAAGCACTTGCTCGATTGTTCCTTCATCTATCATATCTTTGATAGCATGAAATACGTTTTTAGCAATAGTGTCATTAGCAAAGTTAAGAGCTTCATCCAGCACAAGAAGTTTTAACCCTGCTATTTTAGTAAAAGCGTTTTTAAATCCAAGATTAAAAAGATTCTGCTCAGCGCCAGAGGAGAGCTTAATATCTACCTCTTTGTCAGCATACACAACGTCTAGGCCACTTCTCGATTCTTTAATACTGCAGTGGTATCTTCCTGCATACGCCTTATCTAACAACTCATTCATTCCACTTTCAATCGAATGTACAAGAGTGGAGATGACAAAATTAGGAAAGGTCTTTTTAAGAATGTCTATTTCTGTTGTACAAATAGAACTTTGCCTTACAGCACTTTCCCTTTGTTTCTTTAGTTGCCCCATCTCTTTCGCATCTTCTTGTTTTTCTTCCTCTACCTTTTGGTTATTCTTTACAATTATTTCGTTGGTGGAGACCACTCTATCGTATTCTGCTATTTCTTCTTCAAGCTCTTTCTTCATAGAAGTGAGAAAATCAATATCGAAATCTTTTATTTCTTTTTCTAGCGCCTCAAGAGAATCTTTCGCTTCTTTTTTCTGTTTTTCTAAATCCACCAATTCTTTAAGAGACTCTTTTATAGCCTTGTGTAAAGAAACTTTTTGTTCAATATGTTGTTTCTGTACATTGAGAGCATTCTCTATTTTGCTTTGGTATACTTCTCCTAAATGAGAAAGTTGGGTCTCTAATCTTGTTTTTTCGTTTAGTTTTTGTTTTTGTTCTTCCCTCAGCTTATCTAGCTTTTTCTTTTCCTCGCTAAGTTCTGTGTAATGCTTGAAACGCTTTTGCTCTTCCTTCTCCAACTCTTCTATTTTCTGAGTATATGTACTCTCTTCTCCGCTATCGAAAGCTCTCTTACAAACGGGGCATTGGCCTTGCTTCACTAAGCTGAGGTGCTCTCTTGCTTGTTTGAGTTCGTTTTGTGTATCTAAATACTCTTTATAAGCTTTTTCCAAAATCTGGTCGTCAAAGGCTTTAACACGCTCTATAACAATTTTATCAAGATCTTCTTTAGTACTTTGCAGTTCTCCTTCTCGAGCTTCGCGAAGATTTATAAGAGTCTCTGAATCCTCTGAGGCTTTACTCTGCAGCTCCCCTCTTTCCCTTTCCATTTGAGAAAGCTTAGCTTGCTTGTTTGTAATTTTTTCGCCTAGAGTATCAATTAAGTTTTCTTTTTCTTGTTTAGCATTTAGGATGGTTTCTTGTTGACGAACGGTTTGTTGAATTCTCTCTATTTCTTCTTTCTTGCCTCTCTTATCATCTTCGGAAAAAGGAAGCTTTTGAGGCCTCTCTTTTTTGTACTCTTTTTGCTCCAAGTGATAAATCTTTTTATCAATTTCTTGGATCTCTTTGTCCTTCACCTCTTTCTCTTCTTTAACATAATTAATTTGTTTGGTAAAATCTAAATCATAGATTTTTTTCAAGTTGTCTCGTCTTTTAGCTGAACCCGATGTTACTACATCCATATCTCCTTGCAGCGCTATCATAGCGGCTGAAGTAAGAGAGGGCTCGAAATAAAGAGAAAGGACTTCTGTAACATCTTTATTGCCTGAGTAATATTCTTTATCAATCCAAAGTTCTTTTGAAACACCTTTTTTTCTATCAAAAGTATTGTGAGCGATAAATGTCTGACCATTGTGTTCAAACTCTAACTTAATATCAAAAGAGTCTGCTCCCCAGTTGCAGTCTTCCTCTATTTTTCCAAAAGTTTTATTAAGAAGTAAATAGTTGATGGCTCTCAGCACGTGCGACTTTCCTTGTCCATTTTCCCCGGACAGCACATTGAAGCCCTCTTTGAAATTAAACGTGGTTTCTTTAAAAATACCATAATTTTTAAGATATAAAGATTTGAATTGCATATTATATATTCCTTTGCTACAAAGTATTATCTTTTATAATATAAACAAAATAACAGAAAAAGTAAATAAAAAAAGCCCTCAATTGAGGGCTTATGGCTAATTAGACGCTTCAAAATAGATTCTTTTCAAAAAACTCTTTTACCTTTTCTGTCTCTCCTTCGTTGAGAGCTGTACGTAATTGTTCCCATCTCACATTCATAGCGCTTTCTAGAATAACTACATATCCGTTTCCGTATTCTCTCACAACTTGTGAACGAATAAAGATAACAGAATTGTCAAGAGCATCTGCAAAAGAAGGATCGTTTTTTGATCCTACGATTGCTCCCATCTCCTTTAGCTCTTTTTCAATATGGGCATAACGCTGGTGGAACAATAGCGATTTATACCATTCAGATAGCATCTCCTTCCATGCTCCGTTCCCATACTGAATCAGGATTGACTGCTTAAAAGTTTCATAAGAATCAACTTGCAGAAATCCCCCTTTTCTATCTGATATCACCAGCACATCAGGTTGCTTCATAATACCCGTCCTTCTCTCTTTTTACAAACTCAGTAACAGCATTCGGCACTTCCTTAGCGGGGTAGAAAAACCCAGCAAGATGCTCTACAGCTTCTTTTGCGTCTTCAACGTGAATCATCTTCTTACCGCATACTCGCGTATCATAAATGCGCTCAATTTTGTAGTATGATGCTCGTTCTTCGTAGCCTATTTCCTGCAAGTAAAGAGCGAGATGTTTTCGTTCGCAAAAATACCCGTCTCTTTTCTTTTTCTCCTCTCTCTCGTATGTGTTGTAAGCAAAACGCTCTCCACAACAAGAGTTAGGATAATGGTCTCTGAGAGTCTTACAGGAAACTCTCCACAGTGCTGCTACTGATTCGATTGGTAAAGTCATTTCAGTTTCTTTCATTTTAAGCTCCTTTAAGTTTTTTAAAAAGTCTAGATGGAAGGATTTGAACCTCCACCATCCTGGTCCCAAACCAGGCGTGCTACCGTTAAACACCACATCTAGATAGTATAGGGGTAAGAAGAATCGAACTCCTATCTCAGGGACCAAAACCCTGCGTCTTACCGTTAGACGATACCCCTAAATGTTTAAGTTAACCGATTCCTTACTCCCTCTTATTATCTTATTCATATTTATAATATAACGAAGTTTTTTCTAAAATTCAAGTAAAAATTAAACTTTTTCAAAAAAAATGGGAGATGAGGGAATCGAACCCAACCCTGCAGCCACTTCACAATTGTTAACGCAGAAGGGATTTACAGTCCCCCGTGAAGATCATCTCCTTATTATAAGAGCGCCTGACGGGATTCGAACCCGTACCGTCAGCTTGGAAGGCTGTCATGCTAATCCGTTAAACACCACAGGCGCATTGATATAAAAAGGTATAACGGGGGTGGGAATTGAACCCAACGAGCACTTTCGTGCAGTGGCTTATGAGACCACCGAGTTTGACCTCTACTCTACCCCGCTATTTATATTAGTGATACCAACGGCGAGGATAATGCGTATTAATACGGCTGTGTAAAGCTTCAATCGAATGAACATCATAGTCTTGTAATACTTTCATTATTCTTTGCGCTTCCTCACCACTGACTACTTTCTCCCTCTCTTGATCTCCTACTTCCTTTATTCCAAACATACGTTGTTTTATCGCATACCCTGTATCTCGTGCATCCTTTAGCTCTTCTTCACTAAGATACCTAAACTCGCTATATCCATTAAGATATCCAGGTCCATATCTATCATGTTCTATATTACACTTACCGACTTCGTTAGCTATGGCTGCAATATTAATTTTTGGGGAGAGGCCTAAATAGAGTTGCTCCAGAGCTTCTGCCCAATATCTTTTTGTGAATTTTATAGACCAGATAATTTTTATATCTGTAAATTCTAAGTACCCTTTTCTATCAGGGTATAGACCCCAATACGTTAAACGATCTTCTGCATCTTGGTCGCTTGTCGTCCCTATTTTCGAAAACCATACTCCACTTTCTATGTGCCGCAAGCACGCTAAATAAGTCTTAACTTGTCCATCGGGTAGTTTTCCTCGATATTCCTTTTTTGGAGGATCAATCATTTATTTTTTTTTCTCCTTTATTTTTCAGATATTGCCCCGAGTGAGATTTGAACTCACACTGTACAGATTCTAAATCTGCTAACTCTTCCAATTGGTCTACCGGGGCATATACTTTTTATATTAACCGTACAGGCGGTTTATTGTAATGAAGAAAATGCTTTTCATCTACCTGTACATCGTCATGGAAATGACCAAAATGCCATTCCTTAAACTTTACATTTTCTTCTACCCAATCGAGAAAATGCCTTAGAGGATTTCTTTTATTTTTTTCAGGCATAAGATCAATCTGAAGAAAAAGTTTTTCAAATGTAATATTAGAGCAGGTGTGAGTAAGAACATAATCAACATCACAACCTGCTTCTTCTAATCTTTTTCTTGCATCAAGAATTTCCTGATATGTTGGCATTTCTTGACTCCACCAACTAACAAACTCTGTTCTCCAATCCTTATCGATTGAAAACCCTCCGCTCATTGCAAATATTTTTTTACCATCTACTTCATATACATACCCTCTTTGAAGAATATAAACATTATTGGCCATTCTTTGCACTGGGCCTCCAAACATCTCTATTTCCGGATATAAAGCAAGACGATCATAATTCTCATGGTTTCCTGGGATAACTAAAGTAGTCCAAGGTCTACTTGCCCACCATTGAAACATTCTCAAATCAGAGGGGTTTTCTCTATCATTGCTCCAAGGCACACCAAAATCGCCAAGCTGAATAAGAAAGTCATCAAGTGTAAGTTGTTCTTGTTCGGGCCATCTTTCTATACTTAATTTCTCTATGTCATAATCATGATGCGTATCACCACATACAAATACACTCATTTATTTCTCCTTTTTCTAAACCCCCCAGCAAGATTCGAACTTGCGAATAACGGGTTTGCAATCCGTTCCCTTAAACCAACTTGGGTATGGAGGGAAAAAGTGGAGCCCCTCGGAATTGAACCGAGCTCATCTTCCTTGCAAAGGAAAATCGCCAGCCTTGGTACATGCAACCCCATAATAAAAAGTAAGTTCAGGAGGAGGATTAAAAGTCCTCCTCTACCAAAATACCGCCAAAGATTTTGATTCTGCAGCATCTACTTTCGTCGTCACGTATATTTCAGTAACACCTTCTACAAGGACATGACCCCCTGTTGGTTGACTGAACTTACAATTATAATATAATCAAAAACTCATTCGTTTTCAAGCTTACGTATAGAAGTTCTGGAAAAAAGCTTTTTCTTTTGAAAGCCTTTATACTTCCATACTTTGTGGAAATCCCCCTTCCAAGTACTAAACCAAGAATCTTCTATATACTCTCTTGCTTCTCTTTCTGTGTAGAAATTGCTTTTGAAGTCTCTAATATTCCAACTATCATAAAGCTTTTTATAAGCTCTACCATTTGGAACGTCTTTAGTTCTTCTAACTTTCTTATTAGCTTGTCTTTGAGCCCATTTAGTTCCTGATGTTTGGCCGTCGTTAAAACTAATAACCTTACGATACGTTTTACTCATTGCTTCTAACTCCTTTATTTAAGTAGTTAGAAAACAGCTCTCCTTTTCATTCTTTTACTCCTTTTACTATACAGAGCCTAAAGGAATCGAACCCTCATGCATACACATGGCCTGGATTTCAAGTCCAGTTTGCTACCTTAGCGCTAGACTCTATAATATACAGGCCCGGAAGGAATCGAACCCTCAACTTTTGGATTTGGAGACCAGTATTCTGCCAATTGAATTACAGACCTATAAAGGTGGCTGGAGAGAATTGAACCCTCGGCCTTCTGTTCCACAGACAGACGCTCTAGCCTACTGAGCTACAGCCACATAGCCCCTCATCTGATTCGAACAGATAACCTACGCTTTACAAGAGCGTTGCTCTACCGTTGAGCTAGAGAGGCGTAAAAACGGAAGGAGAAGGATTTGAACCTTCAGAAGAAATTATTTCCCCCAATGCCTTAGCAGGGCATCACCATAAGCCAGACTCGGTCACCCTTCCAATTTTCTGTTAAAATATCTGAGGTAGCAGGACTTGAACCTGCGACATCTTGATTAACAGTCAAGCGCTCTGCCAACTGAGCTATACCTCAAAAACCTATTACATCAAATCCTTTGGCTTTCTTGCTGCATTACCTGTTTTTTGACATACAGCAACATGTCTCATCTTGCCGTTTTCAAAGATGGTTTTCATCTTTATCTCTCCTCCCCAGCGTGAAATTAATATATCTTCTCCACTACGGCGAGCGTTTTTGCTAATACTTTTTCCCATAAATAACCTCTCGTGTATTTATATTAGTAAGAAGTGTGGCTCCATTTTAGTACTTTATTCACAACTTCTTGACCGTCTTCCGGATCAAACCAAGCATCTTTTTTGGAGTCATAATAAAGTTCAAAAAGCTCATCTGGTTCAAACCCACAGCATAATTCTGCTATAACTGTAACCCCATCCTCTGGAAGTTTATCTTCAGGTTTATACCAAACTCTTTTCATTATTCTTCTCCTTCTTTAACAGTTACTTCAATCTATTTCTTTTTAATAATGGATTCAATCATAATAAATATAATCCTCTGTAAACACCTGAATTCGATTTAATGCATTAGCTACTTTAGCTAAATACGCCATAGCGGTTTCAGGATACTTTTTCAAACCATGAAGACCAGTATTATACGCTTTAACAGCATCCTCCCAATTTTTCGTATAACTGTAAAGATGTTCCAAATACATAACAGCCATTTCTACATTATGATATTCATTCCAAGGATTAAAATCCTCCTCTTTATACCAAAATGTTCTTTCATAATAATCAGTATAACGGCTATTCAATTGAAAGATTCCCACATCATAAGAACCATTAGAATTGGATCTATATGATTTAAGATTTCTCCAATCGCTTTCTACTATCCCTATTGCAATAACAATATCAAAAGGGACATTATGTGCCTGACAAGTCTCATAAGTAAACTTAGTTAACTCAGTATTGATAGCTTTACCTGCAAAAGTAAAAGACGTGGTAAAAAGAAACAACATAATTACAAGCAGTAGTTTTTTCATTTTAAACTCCTTCATTTTGGTTACAGATTATAATATAACAGCTAATTTGAAAAAAATCAAGTAATTTTATTCAGTTTTATCTTTTTTATCCCAAGCTGCAAGGTATACCGGACTCTTAGCTTTAAACCCTATATTTTGATCTTCTACAGCTCTCCATACAAGCCCTTCTCTTGGAATCTTCTTATCCTTTCTTAATACACTATCTCCATTACTATGCTCAAGAATTTCCTGTACGGTTTCAAACGCATTAAGATATATAGATGTATAAACAAGAGGACAAAGAAATAGATCTAACTTTACAATAAGATTAACTAAATCCACGAAGTTGTACGCTTCACCTGTTTTCACATTAGTGATTTTATATACGAAAAATCTAAATGTATCAAACCCATAGATATTCTTTTGAATTCCCGGCCCCGCAATTTCTCCTTGGATTGCAAGCTCTACTCCGTGTTTTCTTTTATACTGACGCAGCTTCTTTTCAATGTCATACAGTTTAGCAGTTGCTGACCAATTGTTTTTTCCATCGTTCCGCACACTCTTATTGTGGGAGTAAACGTGAAAGCGACCTCGTTTAAGCACATAGGTTGCTGCTTGTCCTTCTACTTTTTCCGTAGCATAAAACTTCACATCATTATAATTTTCTTTGTACGCGTTGAAAAGCTTCTGAATATTTGTTTCATCAGATTTCTTTACTGTAGAAGGATAAGAGGAAGTTTTACCAAAATATTTATTCCGAAGTTTTCTAAACCACTTAAATCTCATAAGAGGATTTTTAGGCTTGGAATTATGAATCATTCTATTTTCTCGTATCTCTTCTGGATCATATCGAACAATTTCTAGTTCTTTAGCAACATTTCTTCCCTCCTCAATCTTAACACTCTTTGGGAGAATAGAGAGAGGAAACACAATTCCTTGAGAAAATACACCAGCCATTGACATATTACGAATTCTAAACCCGTCATAAAGTTTTGAATAACATCTTTTTCTTAGAAACTCGAATTCGGGCTTGACAGGAAGAACAGTATCATACTCAACATACACCACAAGGTCTCCAACCTTATATTCTCCTTTTCCTACAATTACTTCCCAATTAGCTACTGTGGCGAGTTCAATTCTATCCTTATCTTTAATGGGTTCAAGCTTTTCAATTTTAGCAATATAAGCAAGGTCTCTCATTTTACCTCTCCTTTGTAAACATTGACATAATGGTATCTTTCTGAATATAGGTAGGAGTAAGATCAAAATCAATAACTGAATCTTCTCGATCTTCTACTACTACAGCTCCAGCATCAGTAAGCACATCTGTTAGAAATATAATATTTTCAGTTTCAGATTTAAGTGCATTCAAATATACAGCATTGAGTTCATCGTTAGCAGACACTGAAGCACGAGCTCTCTTTCCCTCTATCATACTAAATACTTTTTTGTCTCCCTCTATAACCACCATTCCCAGATTAATCTGTTCAGGGCCGATAGATGAGGAGGCTTGAAAAACAATATTTTCAGGGCGTAACATAAAATTCCTATTAATATCTTGTCCATCAAAAGCCCCAATAATTATATCAAAAGGGCATTCTTCTTCTACCCCATAAGAATTGTAATAATTCAAAACTACTGAATACATCCCGTCTTTAACACCTTTGAAATAATAAAACTCAGAAGCTCCTGCTCCAGGAGCATCAGTCACATCGCCTGAAAAAAGAATTCCTTCATCCCTATAACGACCATTCCATCCAAACTTGGTTCCATCAAGACTAAGAAGAGAAAGATCTAGATCTACTCTATTTTTTTGATTTTTCCAGTGAACACCAATAATCAGGTCTCTTGTACTGTTGAATTCTACCTTACTCTTGACAGGGTAGTTTCCTATAAAATTCTTTTCTGAAGAAGGAAGAGCATATGCAAGTCTTGGATGAACCAAAACTGTCTTACCTTCTACATTTGGTTTAATATCTTCAACAATATGAGAATAGACCTTATCAGCTAAAAAAGCAACATCCTCTTTTTTAAATCGAGGCATACTTGCTTTCGTTACATACTGTTTACCGTTCCGAATATTATAGATTTTATCTTCAGTTTGGCTTTCCAGATTCTGAAGAGCATATAGCAACCGTACTTTTCTAAAGGTGTTTGCCTTAAAGAGTTCTTGTTCTAAAGTGGTGAGATTAAGAACAGCATTCTGTTTGATTTTTTTGGTAACAGTATTAAGAAAATCTTCTTTCATAGGTTCATGGAACTTTACAGCAAGTTTTCTTACTTGATTAATCAGTGGCTTTAGTTCAGGGAATGCAGACCGAAAAGCAAGAAGAAGAGGCTTATACCGATAAAAGTTTTTAGCAAGACTTTCAAGCCCATAAGCATCTCTATACGCATAGAAATAAGAAGGAGTTTTTCTATCTCTCCCTATCTTTATAGCGTCAATTGTAGCTTTATTCTTAATAACAAGAGACTTCCCTGTATTCTTGTAAATAACGTATCTAAGAAATTCTCCTACATTTTTAGGAATAAAATCATATAACTCTGCTAATCGAACCTTCACTTCCTTGTTCTTGCAAACAGAGAAGATGTCGAAAATGTGCTTCTTTGAAAATTCCATAACAATAGTAAGAAGATCTTCAATGGTTTCTTCTTTTAGAGCAATTCCAGAACCAACCATAGCTACAATCTTTTCCTGAATTTCTTCTCTTTCAAATCCACGAATATAAAGAAAAGAAAAATCTTCACTTACAGGGGGCATAAAAGTATTGCCTTTAGGGAGGTAAACAAAAGAATCTTTTATTCCAAGAGCTTCGGCTCCATACGTAGTAAAGTAATGAAAAAGCTGGTCTAAACGCAATTCAAAATCTGAAAGAGTTTCCAGTTTATTCCAAGACTTATAAAAGCTATTATTCCAATCTCGATGAAAAGTAAGCTTTTCTTTCATAGCCTTGTTAAAGTCTTTTAAGCCTTCAGGAGTAAGATTAAAATAGATAGCCTTATCAACAATGTATCCTTTCTTGAGAGTTTCTTTAGTAAGCTGTTCGTAAGACTTTTCATGAGGCCATATTACTGAATTAGTATCTTCAGGAACTTCTTTGTTGGGAATAATAATACCATTAAAAAGACGTAGAGTGGAAATCATTTGATTCTCCTTTTGGTAGGTTAATAAAAGGGCGAGAAGTAAGTTTGTTGGCACAGGGCCCTGCTCCCGTAGGAGTTGCCCTGTAAATTCTTTACATTAGGAACTTCTTATGCCCTTAATTACTCATATTAAAATGGCGGAGGGTAGAATTCAATTTAAAGTTGATAGTATAGGAACCCTCTATGCCATATTAATTTCAATAAAGTAGGCGGAGAGTATTCAAACTTTCACCGTGTTTTTTAGAGGAACTCCCTCTGCCTACATATATAATATAATCATTTTCTACCAAAAAGTAAAGTAAAATGTTTTACTCCCTACGGGACTTGAACCCGATATCTTCGCCTTGAAAGGGCGATATCCTAACCGATTAGACGAAGGGAGCAAAGAGATTTTGTAAGAAAAAACTATATAGATTTCTTACAAAAACGGTCTATCGGGGAATCGAACCCCGCCTTCTGGATCGACAATCCAGCGTACTAACCAATATACGAATAAACCTTAGTGAACCGTACAGGCTACGATCCTGTGACCTACGCATTAAAAGTGCGTTGCTCTACCGACTGAGCTAACGGTCCATTTTTTATATTAGTATGACACCTACAGGATTCGAACCTGTGACCCTGAGATTAGAAATCTCATGCTCTATCCAGCTGAGCTAAGGTGCCATATTAGGCAAGGTGGGGATCGAACCCACGATGTTTACCGCTTGGGTATGAGATTTTAAGTCTCATGCGTTTCAACCAGCTTCGCCACTTGCCCATATTTTTTATTTTGGAGGAGTCGGGCATCGAACCCGAGTCCTGCTACACCTCAGCTTTCGTTACTTTGGGCCTTTCGTCGCTTCAGCAGTGTAGCAGTCGAATCCATTTTCTCCCCCTCTCCTCATAATATAACCAAGCGAAAGAGATTTTTCAACTACTTTCTTAACTTTTTTTGAAAAAAGTTTTCCAATTGAACGCTACGTTCATCACTATACCTACAAGAGCTGCAAGAGCTAAGCTGGAAAATGTAACTGAACCTATTTCAATAACTGAGCCTCCAGCACCAACAATTAACATGGACGCTATAATAAAGAGGTTCTTATGATCTTTGAGATCAATTTGTTCTTGTACTAGGTTTTTAACTCCATTTGCTGAGATAAGACCGAAAAGAAGAATGCTGATTCCTCCCACAACAGGAGCAGGAATAGAATGAATAAGGTATGCAATCTTAGGAAGAAACCCTACCACGATTAAAGCTATAGCTGTTATTCTTAGTACGCTAGCTCTCTTAACTCCTGTAATCTCTAATGCCCCTATATTTTCTGAATACGTGGTATTAGGACAACCTCCTAAACAACCAGCAATTGCTGTTGCTATACCATCGCCTATCAATGTTTTATGTACACCAGGATCTTTTAGAAAATCTTTTTCAACTACTTTACTCACTGCGGAAATATCTGCAAAATGTTCTAGAAATGTTACAATAGCAATCGGAGCAATAATCATAATAGCGTTTGCATTAAATTGAGGTAATTGAAATTCAGGAACACCTACAAGCGCAGCTGCTTGAACAGCGCTTACATCTACAATTCCTGCTGCTATTGAAACAAGATATCCTACAGCCATTGCTCCAATTATAGCTAATGAGCCAATGAATTTATTATCCCACACAACTTTAATAGCAGCTCCAGCAGCAAGAGTAATCAAAGCAATAATCCAGTTTTGTGAAGCACTTGAAATCGCAACAGGAGCTAAAATTAAACCGATTAGAATTACCATCGTTGCTGTCACAGGGGTGGGAAATAGTTTTTTAATAAACTCTAACCCAACAAAATAGATAAGAGCTGCAAACAGTAAGTACAATAAACCAGCTACAATAACTCCTCCGTATGCAAAAGGCAAACCATATAGTTCTTTTACAGCCACAATCGGCGCAATAAATGCAAACGATGAAGAAAGAAGAACAGGTACTCCCTTACCCGTAATGAAGTGAAAAATAAGAGTCCCTATACCAGCTGTCACTACGCATACTGATACAGGAATACCTGTTAACAGAGGAACAAGAATTGTTGCTCCTGCCGCTACGAAAAGATACTGAATACCTACAATGATATCCTGCATCTTTTGTTTCCATGTTTCTGTGAAAAGTTTCATTCCAACCTCCTATAGTTGTTTTTACCCAAAAAAAATACCTCCACGAAGGGGGTATTAAAATGAGTCAATAAAAATTATCCCGATCTACAATGTCTACCATTTTTATATTAGTAGCTAATATCTTAAAAACTAACTGCATTTTGACCACCCACAATCAGCACAAGTCATACAGCCTTCTTTGAAAAAGAGATTAGTTGAATCACACACGGGGCATGCCTCTGAGATTTTTACCTTCTCTCCTTCTCTCAGATATTTTTTAAGCACTCTTGCGACAGCTTTTTCAAATGAAGCAAAAGAAGTATCTTTTTGAAGCTGTGTAATTACAAACTGAAGATCAATTCCATGCCTTAGCCCCATAGATATAAAACGAGAGAGGGAGCCATAAAGTTCATTAAACTGTTTTCCAATATCTTCAATAATCTTCTTCTCTTCTCCATTCACGACAACCAACTGATAATGCCCTTTCTTTACTTTTCTCAGCAGGCCTTTTTTATATGTTCCTATGTCAATTTGGTTGTCGGTATTAGGAGTAACAAATACTTCATAAATAGACCCATCGTCTAATCTTCCTATTAACACCAAATGTTTTTCTTTATTCACTACGATTTGATGCATATCACATTGTAGCTCTTTAGGGCGCTTTGGAGCATTAGTTCTATTAATAGTAAGCGGACGGCCGAATTCATCTACCTGCTCTTCTTTCGCTTCGTTATATTCTAGCACGCCCTTCATAGAACCTTCAGGATTAAATGTTGTAAACCCTTTAAGACCTTTTTCGTAAGCATACTCAAAAAGTTTATCATAATCTGCTTTTTTAGTTCCTTTGGGTAAATTGAGAGTTTTGGAGATAGAGTGATCAATATACGTTTGCCAAATAGCTTGGATATCAATAGCGTCATAAGGATCAATATTTAGCGTCGTATTAAAAAACTCAGGAACATCTCCATTAAACTCTAAATGATTTTCTCCTAGATGCTCTATATATTTCAACCAAGCATAATCATACACTGTTTCTGTTCTTGTTTCGTCCCCTCTTCCTGTTCTGATATTTCTATCATACTGAAGAGAAAAGATGGGTTCTACTCCACTACTGCAGTTCTGCCCTATAGAAAAAGAAATGGTGCCGGTAGGTGCAATTGTATTAAGAGCGATATTCCTTAAACCCACTTTTGCTATTTTCTTCTGCAAGCTTTCAGGAAGTCTGTTTGTAATGAAGGCGCTTTGAGATAGCTTTTTCTTATCACAAGCTAAAAAAGGCCCTTTTTCTTTAGCAAGCTCTACACTGGTAGTATAAGACTCTACCATATGCGTTTCTGCAATCGCTTCAGCTAGTATTTTAGATTCTTTACTGCCATACTTTATTCCTAGCATAGCAAAGGCATCTCCTAAGCCTGTAATACCTAAACCTATTCTTCTCCATTCCTTTGAAAACTCTTCAATTCGCTCAAGGGGATAATCTGTGCGCTCCAACACATTATCTAAAAATCTAATTCCTACTCGGACTGTTTCCGCATAAGCTTTGTAATCAAAAGCGGCTTCCTTTTCGAAAGGGTTTCTTACAAATTGAGATAAATTAACCGCGCTCAAACAACAGAGTGAATAAGGAGGCATTACGATCTCGCCACAGGGATTAACACGATCAAGTTTAAATGCCCACCAGCCGTTATTATACTTTTCAACGGTATCAGAATAAAATACACCGGGTTCATTGTGCATAAAAGCGTTATCAGAAAGAAGCTTGTATAAATGGCGGGCTTTGACTGTTTTATAAACCGTTCCTTCAAACTCTAAATCCCAATCTGCATCATCTTTTACCGCTTTCATAAAAGCGTCTGGTATTTTTACAGATATATTAAACTGAGTAAACTCTTTATTTATATCTCCTCTTTTAGCAGTAATGAATTCTTCAATATCTGGGTGAGAAATATCCATAAGGGCTATATGAGCACTTCTTCTATAACCCCCTGTCTGAATAATTTTAGCACTTTCGTTAAAAATACGCAGAAAAGACATAGGACCAGAACTGACAGCCCCCTGTAACTTAGAAAGAGGAGAATTTTTGGGGCGTAATTTAGAAATATCAAACCCTACTCCTCCTCCTGTTCTACTTATCATAGCATCTTCATAGATGGATTGATAAATTCCCTCCATATTATCTTCTACATCAATGGTAAAACAATTGTTGTAATTTTTCATGGTGGAAAAAGGTCTTGCATTCGCAAGAATACGGCCTGCAGGGATTAATCGCGTACTTATTAACTCATCATAAAAAACACTTTTCCATTTTTCCACATCTTCTTTTGTTTCTTCTGCTAAAGCCACTTCTTCAGCAACGCTCTCCATGACATCTTCTACAGTTGCTTGATTATACAGATTATATTTTTGTTCAAATATTTCTTCACTTATGTTCTGCTTGAACGTAAACTTCTCCACCATACTACTCCTTATACTTTTTATCTATTATCACCAGAACCCTGAATAACCCCTCTATCCATTCGTGAAAAAAGTTTATCATGATTATCCTGAGCTGTTTCTTCTAATGTTCCTCCAAGCTTATCAACTAATTGTGTAAGATAATAAAGAGCGTCTCCTGCTTCTTTTAACAAATCCTTGCGGACCTCTTCTCTAATAATCCCTTTATCATCACGAATAATCTTTTTAAGCTTATTCTGAATTTCTCCTACTTCTCCTAAACCTAGGCCTATGTAACTTAACTCTAAGGAATTCAATACTCTCTGATTGCTCTGTCCTTCCTCTCTATCAAAAAGAATAATATCCTTTACAGAATTCTTAAACATGGCTGTTGCTGTTGTACCTTCCTGATATTCACTCCAATCCATTATTGTTGTACTCCTTTTATTGTCTTATATATTTTTGTCTTAGCGAGTTTTCCTTACAAGAGGTTTTGGTTCCCCTTTCTTCTAATTCCAACTGGCTGTAATAGATAACCTCAATCAGTTGATTGTAAGCCATCTTCTTGTAGTCTATTGGAATCGATTTCATCGGTTTCAAATGCTTGTTCATTTTCTTCCTCCTCTACCTCGTTAATAACCTTACCTGCAATAGCTTTTTTAGTTTGTTCTTTGATGAGAGAGAATACATCATCGTTCTCTTTTAGATAAGCCACAAGATTGTCTTTGCCTTGAAACTTATCTATGAATTCCCCCTTTTCATCAAATACACTATACCACGCCCCTCCTTTCTTTACAATGTCGTAGGTGATGGCATGGTCTACGTATTCCATTTCGTATTGCAGTCCTTTTCCAAAAATAATATTTATTTCCGCTTTTCTAAAAGGAGGTGCTACTTTATTCTTAGCCCCCTTTACACGAGAAGTAACTCCTATTACTTCTTGTTTCTCTTTGATCCACTCTACTTTACGGATTTCAAGACGAACAGAACTGTAGAATTTGAGGGCTTTGCCTCCAGGAGTGGTTTCGGGGTTACCATACAATACCCCGATTTTCATTCTGATTTGGTTAATAAAACAAAGAGTAGTTTTTGTTTCGTTGCAAACAGCGATGAGTTTTCTTAAAGCTCTCCCCATCAAACGAGCTTGAAGACCCATAGTCTGGTCGCCCATTTCTCCTGCAATTTCTGCTTCGGGCGTGAGAGCAGCAACAGAATCTATAACGATAAAATCGATTAAACCGGATTCAGCCATTTTTTGTGTAACATTGAGGGCTTGCTCTCCTGAGCTGGGTTGAGAGAAAACTACCTCTTCTTTTTTCAAGCCGAGCGTTTCTGCATACTCCATATCGAAACCATGTTCAGCGTCTATAACAGCTACTTTTCCACCTCTCTGCTGAATCTGAGCGGCCATAAAAGTAGCTAATGTTGTTTTGCCAGAACTCTCCGGCCCGTACAACTCTATAATACGTCCTTTAGGAATTCCTCCTCCTAACACATAAGACACGTTCGGAGAATCAATTTCCCATCTTTCCACTTTTTGATTCATTACGCTTTCGCCTATTTGTACTATGCCATCTCCGTAAGCTTTGTTAATTGAATTCATAAGTGAATTTAATTCTTTTGTTACATCGGGTGTAGTTGCTTCTTGTTCTTTTTTTGGTCTTTTAGCCATTCGTTTCCTCTTTTTCCTTCTTGTGAGCTTTGTTATATAATTTGTCGTAACGATTTTTACCTACAATGCGTATCCACCACTGTTGCCTTTCTTCAGGGCTAATTGACTCTCCTGTAACAGGATCTTGGAGTTGATCAATGCGGCTATGAAAAAGACGTGATAACAATACTACATTTTCTTCGTCATATTTCATATGGGGGTACGAACCTCTACTAAAAATGTGAGCAGGATCTGTAATGTCTAGTAAAAAATAGCCAGTAGATGTTATTACTTCGTTCTGCTCATTAGCGAAGAGACGAGGCCAAAGTTGGCATACTCTATCTCTTCTTCTCACTTTAGTGGCTACTTTTTTCCACGCCTCGTCAATCTTAGTCTTAGAGGGTTTAAGAGATTTTTTCATACCCCTTTCTATCTTAGCGGTTTGCTTATCCAACTTTTTCAAATACTTTTCGTATTTCGAATGGAGTTGCCTTTCGCTAAGTGGGTTCTTGGGTTTAACCATTTGGTCAACCGTACGCCCATTCCTATTGTAAAATTCAGTATAATCTTTGTATGATAAATATGGTAACATCTTATATAATATAACTACTTTATTGTGAATAGTAAAGTACTATTCGCTACTTTGTTTCATAATCTCCAACAGATTAGCAATCTTATTCAGATTATCTTTTTGATCGGGGGAAAGATTATTGAATTCCTCAATAGCTCTATCTGTATCCGGGTGAGAACTAGACCCCATAATAGTAGAATCCCCTTCGGTTGGCTTAAATGCATTTAGTAATACTTCTAATGACTTGCTGCTTTGATTTTTAATTTGATTAAAAAGTTGCATAAGTTGGGCGGTAGACATCTCATCTGTTTCTACCTTAGCTATCAGGGCTTCCCTCACCACCCGGAGGAAATCGTCTTCTTTCTCGATAGCCTTTAATCGGCTGTCAAAAAAGTTAAATAAACTTTCTCTCAATTGCTGCACAGGACTTTGCGCTTGGACGGTTTTAATTTCCTCTGCTATATCTTTATTTTTCAGTGTATTTATAAGTTCTTGTGTCTCTTGTTTAGTTTCTTCATCCATTGCTTTCTCCTACTTGAGCTCGTATCAACTCTTGTATTTTTTGTTTAATCCAGTTGTTTAGATTTTTAATCCTTATACCATACTTAATAGACGAGACGGGGAAGTCGAATGTCTTTTGTATTTCCCCCCAACTCTTATGCTCTACCTCCCTCTCGTAATACAACAAAGCTAGTAAAAGGGTTTCTTCTAACTCTTTTTTAGTAGGGCATTTGAAAGTACGGCCGTCGAGAAGGGAAATAACTTTTACAAAATTCTCTTTGTCTAATACATTGTACAAGTCCACCAATAGTCGATCTTTGGTGCTTTCGTAAAGAACCAAATTAACAATCTCCCACAGTATGGTGGAAGAATTATTTTGGTGTTGTTTTTCTTTTTTTCTGAAATATTCTTTTACTCTATATTCCCAAACATTTTTATATTCTCTTTTTTCTTCTTTGTTATTCATGATCCCATTCCTCATGGTGTTGTTCGCTCTCCTTAATAAATTCATAAAGAAATAGGAGAGCCTTATCTACGTGTTTTTTGTATTTGCTGCCAAATAAATGGTAATATGCATCTATGTTTCTTAAACCATCTTTCTGCACCCTTATTAAAATACCTAGTATTACGAAGGTTGCATCTTTAACCGACAATTCTTGTCTCGCTGTATTGTAAATTAAATCGATTATTTTATATACTCCCTCCAATACTTCTTTTTTATTCCTTTCGTATCGAAGGTGTTTATTTTCGTCGTAAAAAATAGGTTGGAGGTTCATTTGCATAGATAGGTCTTGTACTTCTTTGGTTTTACCTTCTTGATTGGGAATCAGCCCATTTAGAGATAACATTTGATCTTCTTTTTGGTCGACCTTATTGTAAAACACTTCTTTAATTTTATAATTTAAATAACCTCCGAAAGAACTTTCTATCTTAAATGCGGGCTTGGCCAAATAGTATTCTATCACAAGACTTGTAGCTTCAGAAGCTTTAATGTCCAGATCATCATATTCATAATAAAAGTTTTTTAGGGGACCTTTTTTTATAAGACTAATAGTATACGGTTTCATTTTTTTATATAACTCAGCTAGAACGGCGGGGTCTCTTCCCGAATCAAAATACTTCTTTTGAAGAAGAAAAAGTGTTGTTTCTGTTTTTGGTTTTACAAACTTAGAAGCTCCACAATAGGGGCAGTGGGTGGGTTTGTTTGTGTGGTAATAAGTGACTACATTGCCGCAATAGGCACAAGTGCGGTAATAGAGCACCCCTTGTTTCGTAGTTTTTTTCGTATTAACTATCTGCATGTTGTAACACCTCGCACGTGATAATTTTATTTTGTATTGCTTCCATGTTCTCTGTCATAAGCTTGTTAGTGTTTTTATTCTTTTTAATAATCATATTATATCCTTTTTTTCGCAACTTCTCCAACTCTGTTTTCTTAATTGATTTTTGACCTTGATTCTTCATTTTCCACAAACAAACAACATCAAATACCAAATACTCAAAAAAAGATCTGGAAGCCCAAAACCCTACAATAATCACACAGTTAGCGGTTGGCATCTCTTTTTTGATACGCAGGAGATTCCCCCACTGATGTTCTTCTATTTTATTAAAATTAAAGGCGTAGTAGCCCTCTTTAATTAACTTGCTTTCCCAGTACCAGGCCTGGTCGAAACATACAGAAAAACCATCAAACGGATTTTGACTTCCTTGTCCTCCCATAGGATCTGAAATCTTATGTGAAAAGCCCAAACACTTAAATGAATTATTTATCACTGTATTTAAATCTTTTTCTTTCATCTATTTTTATTAGTCAATAAAAAAAGCAGGATACCAAAAATATTTTCATTTCGGTACCCTGCATTTAAATTATCTAAAAAATCTTATCTTAAAATTCAGCGCCGCATTTCGGACAATGAGTAAATGATTCGGGGGACTCCATAGTACAGTTTTCGTCGACGCAACTATACACAGTTTCATCGGTTCTGTAGGTGAATGTGCCTTTAGTATCATCGTACCCTGTAATCATTGCTTTCATCTCTTCTGTGAGTTTGTCCATTCCTACAAAATTGTTCTCCTTGGCAATTTCATCAAAGCTGGGTTCTTTGAGTTGCCCCTCTACAGGAGGGGTACGTCTCGGTCTTGGCCTGGCTTCTGCTTTTTCTGGTGCAGGAGCCTCATCTGTGGAAGCTTCAGGCTGCGGTGAAGGAGAGGGCGTAGCAGACCTGCTTGGGGTTCTTTCTTCTTTTTCTGGCTGTTCCGCAATTTCTTTCTCTTTCAGAGTTTCCAGCTCTTCATAAAAATGAGTTCCGAAAGCTTTATCTACAGACTGAATAAAAACGCCAAGACGATTATGAATCTTTCTATACGAAGTAAGGGGGAACATCTTATCGATATTGTATCTCTCCCACGTAAGTTCTTCTTCGGTGAGAGGTCTCTCTGCAACAGAAGGATCATATCCCATAGCTCTCATAGTGGCCTCATCGTTTAAGCGTGCAGATACTTTTTTGAAATCATCTACAGCATGATAAGCCTTGTACCAAGGGTCTTGCTGCATCTTGGTAACAAAAATATCGTACTTATTCCAATCCCCGTTAATCTCCACTATCTCATCAAGAATAATGTTGTAAAGAGAAACAGGAACACCGGGCAAATAAAACATGGAGCCAGACTGAGTAGGACTTCCTTTCTTAGAAAGAAGAAGTGTTTTCTTTTGTTCCTTATGAAAACCATTATACACCTTCTCGGCCCTGTCAATTACATTCCACAGAACATAAGAAGTAGGTCTCCACCCTGTTTCATACTTGTTGTCAATCTTGTTGTTTTTTGCGACCCTGTTAAAAAGATCAGGATGAGAGGTGCTGTGATGATAGCGGGGCACCTGACTGTCCTTATCCCAATCGTACGCCATTACCTTGTTGTAAATCTTCCAAAGAAGCCAATCCGGCTGAGCTTTCTTATCGGGCCAGACGCAGCGAAAATTCTTCCCATCGTCTCCTGCAATAAAAGAATGAAAGATAAGAGAAGGAGAAGTAGGGTCCTTTCTCACTGAAATAGGTTCTCCTAGAAAACGAAGAAGCTTAAACTCATTCGCTTCCAGAGCCGTGTATTCCGGCTGTTCAAATGCTGAGTCAAATCCATAATTGTTTTGATTTGATCTCTCCTGCTGCCTGTTCTTTAGCGCAGCTTGAAAAATGTCTTCGGTACTACTCACTAGTACAACCTCCTAATAGAAATATACAAAGCTATAACCGATAGCTTATCTGTTCACACTATAATATAACCTAAAAAACTCAATAAGTAACTTCTATAACGCTTTTTTTCTTAAAGCTCTTAAATAAGCCTTAGGTTTTGTCTTCTTCCATTTGCGTACAGCCTCCAATCTTTCATCTAAGGATTTTCCTTGTAACAAAAAGTTGGTACTATAATTTATATTGTTTTTCTTCCTCTCTCTAAGAGAATTAATATTATTAATATTAATATTTTTATTAATATAATTATAAATAATAGGAGTACGTTTGAGATTTTTTAGATTTTGGTGGTTTTTCCTAATTCTCATATACCTATTATAGAGATGGGAGACTCTTTTAATTCGGTAATGCTTGCCGAATCTTTTTGTTCCTTTATACGAATGAGTGTACTTCCCAATATATACGGGGGTGATAGCTCTGATACTTTCTAAAAATCTCCACACCTTAATCCCATTTTTAATTTTATAGAATTTGGCTATATTTTTCTTTAGATTATGAGTTAGTAAAGTTGCATTAGAGAACTTAGAAAATTCCTCTTTAGAATAATGGGCGTTGGTTTCCTCATCATACAATCTTTTGCTTTCCGCTGCCTCTAATAAGATAATAGCGTCTAATATAAATCTCTTTTCATATTTGCTATTTATCTTTCCTATTTTGTTTCTCCTAAAAAAGAAAGTTAGAATTTTTTCAAGTTTTTTGTATTCTTCGTCATCAAATGAGAATTCACTTTTATTAAGGAACTTAAAATTCCCGTAATAATCTACTATCATACCCTCTTCTGTTTTCTCAAAGGTAAGAGAATCATCATAATGGGTTAAGCACCAGTCCCAAACCTTATCCAAGATTTGATTTCTTTCATAAAGATTTTTTTTCATATCTTTAGAGGTGCCGTCGTTGTAGTATTCACACAACTCATAAAACCTTTCTCTTTCCGGGCCGTAAAGTCTTATGGTTTCAAGGCCAATACGAGGTTGTTTTTCATGCCTGTCTCCGGCCCCGTAAAATAAATGAGGAGACACTTTATCTTTGCCCCCGTCTTTGTTTACATCCCTTCTTTTAGAAATAGGGTCTCCAAATGTGTTTTCTTTTTTTAACCAAGAAGGCAGGGGAGAAAGCTCATGAGAAGCAAACACTTCAAGAAGCCTCTCTACCTCTTCTATTTTTTCATTCTTGTAAGTAAATGCCTTTTGCTGGTAGGGAGATGAGAAAGGTAGCCTCATAACCTTACGATCATGAACTACTTCTATTATATATCCATAATTTTTTCCATAATAATCGAGAAGGGCGCTTATTCCTTTTTTAGATAAGTACTCTTCCATCTCATAGTATAAATGATAATTGCCTGTTTGTGAAGAGCGCTCTATATAAAAAGGAAATCCAAAATCTTTTATAATTTGATCGACTATTTTTTTTACCCTTACTGTTTTTAATTGACTTCTCTGGTCTATGTCAAAGATCAAATATTTAGAATGAGGGTATTTAGGTAGGGCCATAGTTTGCTCCCCGCTGAAATGTTTTTTCAGCAATTTAGGAGTAATATTTTTGAAGTTTTTTGAAACCCAGTTCCGGCCCCCATGATTAAGAGCTACTTTATTGGAAGTAAAATCAAAACCACTTACACCAGGAAACTTTTCTAAAATAGTTTTATTTTTTTGAGCATTCATATTATATATAATATAACTTTTATTCCTCCGAATTTAAACAAGAATCTTGCAGTTTCTTTACATCTTGCTCATATAAATCGTTTTTTACTTTATTTATCTCTCTTTCTAGTTCTTTTTTGACTCTATTCCCATCTATTTTTCTGATTGATTCTTTTAATTTTTGTACATCTTGTTGATTACTTAATTCAAGCCTCGTTGCCATGTTATTCTCTATATCAACGATAAAGAAAAAATTTAAATCTATAAACTCTTTGATTTTAGCTGTTTGAGGAGCCTTTACCATCTTAGCTAAAAAAAGATAAAACGCATCTCTTTTCATTAAGTGTTTATCTGTAAGATTGTTATTGACGTAATAGCCATAGTATCTTTGGTTACGAGGAAAAGCTACAATTATTTTTATTTTTTGTTGTTGATCCATTTACTTTCCTATTTTTTTAGGTTATATTATATAATGTAACTGCAGGATGTATTATGTTAGTGAGATAATATCTACTAAAATAAAAAATAATAAGCCATTTGGAGGTGGTAAATGAAGATTTCAACAGAAAATTTTAATAAGTACGCTAAGATTATAGAGGCTTCTTATAAAAAAGAAGATAAAAGGCATAAGTACCTGTGTCTTAACTTCGAATCATCAGAAGCTTCTTTTTCAGGAGAACATCTTTTTGGAAAGCTTGCATTTGAATTTGAATTTGAGGCTGCAGAAGCTTTCCCCTCCATTAGCGTAGATAAAAACATTTTTCTTACTCTCTGTAGTCAATATGACACGCTTTATCTCAATGAAGATTACGAGTTTTATAATGGCGAGGAAAAGTTTAAGATTCCTCTTATTGAAGAAGAAATGCCGGTTCCAGAAATAGAGGAAAACAATTTTACATCTTATTTTCTTACTTCCAACCTTATTCGGAATATTAAAACAGCCATGAATTACGCGGGGTCACACTCTTCTGTCCCCGGAGAGAATTTTTATGGCGTTTCTCTATGGAAAAACGAAGTAATAGCTAATGACATCTCGCAGATATTCGAAGCTCAGGTTGATGAGAAAGACGAAGATGGTAACCCCATTGACTACCCCAACATAAGAATAAGAGGAGATATCGCCCGCCTTATATCATCTGTGGCTTCTCTTTTTCCCACCTACTTGTTTTTTAATGAAGAAAATGGCGACGTATATTTTACTATAGGCGAGGGAGAGGAACTTCGTCTAACGACAGACAGTGCGGATTTAACAACGCCCGATGTCTTCGACGAAGACCACATTAGTAAGTACAAACATGATACAAGCCTCTGTGTTGAGAAAAGCGAAATAATCAATATTTTGGACTTTTTAGAAGTATTTGTCACTACAGTTCCTAATCAACAGATTTGTTTTCGTATTATAGACGAGGAAACTCTTTCGGTGGAATCTCAATCAGATACGCCTGCTAATAGACAGATGGCTTTGAAAGAGTGCAGCGAAGCGCTTGTAGGCGAAGAATTTTGGGTTTCAAGGAGTCTTGTTAAAAAAGCAGTTGCATCTATAAATGATGATTTTATTGTTTTTCAGTTTGATACAGATCAACCTGCCTTTAACACGATTGGCGAGACTAATATAGAGAGACATGTGGCCACAATTCGGTTTGTGTGACATTATAAAATAATAATTAAGGAGACGAAGCACCATGATTGTACACAAGAAAAACATCGATGTCCATCAATTCAAGAAAGTGTTTACGAAAAAATTCACGAATTTCTGCAGCAAACTTCCTATTCTGATTTCTTTTATTCTGCAGCCTAGTGGAGTTATTCTTTATAAACATTTTGATGAAAATGACCCTGAGAATAAAGAAAGGCTGTTTTATTTTGAATATGACTATGAGATGGACGTGAGAAAGAACATTTATCTTATCAAGAAAAAACTTTTACCCTATCTTCCCCTCATGATACAAAAAGTAAGAGAGGAAGTGAGGGCTCCTGCTGAAGAAATTAATCAAAAGATCTCTGAAGGAACTCTAGGGTTAGTAGACGTAACAGGAGAAGGTTTTTGGAAGGAAACAGAAAGAACGTGGAGAATCGAGAAAGCGCTTATAGAGAGAGACGAACTGTTTGTCCGCAATCTATATGACAACTATCTATATAGGTTTAAGATGAAGATGCCTATCACCAGCTTTCTTTCTAAGCTACAGGAAGGCATCTTGACTCCCATAGCGGCTTGGGAATTGTTTGAAGAAAAATCAGAACAAAAACCGCTTGACCCCACAGATGAATAAAAAGGAGTAGAAAAGATGTTTAGAGCAAAAACAGGCATATATTATTTGACAAGCTACGAGAGAGCTAAAATTGAAAAAATGGATGGAGCAGAGAAGAGGAAATGGGATAAAAGAATGACCCGGCCTTTAGAAGCTGCTTTTTATATTGAAGGCTCCGCGGGGCCAAATAGAGCTCAAAGACGTAGAATGAAGTTTCGTTGTTGGTGGAGAGATGGAACCATTAAGACCAACAGCGAACATCGAACCAAGCATATACAAAACCATCGCAAGAATAGAAAGAGGGCATAATGGCGAAACCCATAAAGAAAAAAGATTGGATACTAGAAAAACTGTCAGAACATAATTATGAATTAGAGCCGGTTCTGTCAGAAAGTATGTACACGGACTTTATTAAAGATACTGATTCAAACTCTTCTTATCTATCTTATAGGAAAGCTATTCATCTGTACTACAATCAGCTGATGGCTGATGGAGAAAGCGACTTAACAGAAACCAAAGAAGAGCAGGCAAAAGAACAAGAGAGAGAAAAAGAGAAATACGCAGAGTACGATGAAGAGTATTTAATTTCTCTTTTGGAGGCAAAGTCTAAAAAACTTAAAAAGCCTTTTCAAATGGATGATGTGAGGGATTTAGCTGCAGAAGTAAGCATACCTTACAAAGCATTCTTATATCAAATACCTGATTTGAAGCAGGTGTTAAAAAGTATTTATGAAATGAATTTATTTCATATTCAGACAGATAAAAAAGTTAATAAAGTAGAGCACGAAAATAAAAAAATTAGAAAAGAATTAGATTTTTACAAAACACGACAAATTCAAGATGAAAAACTCGTAAGCATTTTAGAACAGGTTGTAGAAGAGTACGAACCTTTCGAATTCAAGCCCTCTAACATCAATGTTAAGAATTTCAAGGATAATGCAGAATCGGTCATTCTTGCTAGCGACTGGCATTGGGATGAGGTGGTTGATTATGAGGAGATGTTAGGCCTTAATGCATATTCTGTTTCGATATCACGAAAGAGAATTGATAAGCTTTTTAGAAAAGTTTTAGAGAATAATAAAATCTTTGGTACAAATGTTTTGAATATTCTTTTTCTTGGAGATATGATTTCAGGGACGCTTCATGATTTGGCGGAGAATAGTGAACTAGGCGTAACCAAAGGAATTATAGAACTTGCTGATTATACCGCTCAGCATATTCAAAATCTGTCCAAACATTTTGCTAAAATTAAAGCTTTAGGCTTGGTAGGTAATCATCCTCGTCATCATATCAAGCCCCGCTACAAGCATAAGCAGAGACAAAACCATGAATATATTCTTTATGAATTTATAAAAAGAGAAACCAAGAATATTGTTGAATTTGATATTCCAGAATCACATATGAAGTTGCACGAGATTGTAGGGCATGAATTTCTTTCTCTGCATGGAGATGTAATTAAAGGAGGAAATGGTTTGAACTCTGTTCCAGGTAATCTATCCAGAGACATTTCTCTGTTGGGAGGAACTCTTAATCAGATAGACAAGAGTTTTGAATACGTGAACATGGGCCATTTTCATTCTTCTAATATTACCAAGTCTTTTAGCGGAGCCAAGATTATTATGAACGGCTCTCTTATAGGTCCTAATGAATTTTCCCTCGGAGCTTTGAAGAAAGGGGAACAACCCACGCAAACATATTACGTGGTGGACGAAGAGAACGGCGTAAGATTTGTCGATGAACTTAAACTAGGGGACAAGTACCAATGATGGGAACAATAAAAATTGAACTTACAACCTCTAATCGGGAGTCCGTTAAAGATATTATTTCATCAGAAGCTCCTGTTTATGAGTGGGACTCAGACGAAGATCTTTCTGCGTCCCTATTCAAGGCATTACGATCTTTTTTAGAAAAATATGGTATTTTTTTGGAAGATTTTTTAGAAAATATTCAAGAAAACTTATTAGAAGAGGAAGAATCTGAACAAGGTATAGCCTATACTGTGCAAAATATTTTAGGACTGGTTGGTGAGGCAATGGAAGGAGGAGAAAAACCAGAGAAAATGAATTTCTCTTCTTCTGTAGATTCCTCCTTTGACTTTCTTCATGCGAAGGATGAAGCAAAGAAAATAGCCCAAGACGAAGAAAATCAAAAACAATTCCTTGCACAATTACAAGAAAATAACCTTATGTTGCAAGAAGTGTTTGAGCTTTACTTAAAAGATACGTTAGAAGCATAAAGATATGAGTAAAAAAGATTTTTTTCAACCGCAGAAATATTATGACAACCTCATAATAGACGTCAATAATTGGTATTATCGTAACTACGAAATCCATAAAAATCTGACAGTTGAAATAGACGGCAAACATCTAATAACAGGAGGAGTGTGGGGTTTTCTTCAATCTCTTAAAAGATTTAAAAGGGAGTTTCTCAAACAGGGAGGAAGGATTTATTGCTTATTTGATAATGCGGATAGCAAAAAGAACATGAGACAGCAATTATATGATCCTACTTATAAAGTATCCCGCAAAAAGAAAAGTGATTCGTTTTATAGAGGACTGGATTATCTGAGATTGATTCTAATGAATTACGGCGAGAATATCTCCGTTGTATATGGTACGGGGTTTGAAGCAGATGATTTGTTACCTCCCGTACTTAATTCTATAAACGAGAAAGAATCCTCCTTAATTATAAGCGAAGATTTAGATTGGTCAAGAGGCATATACTATAAAAAAAGAGATGTGGCTCAATACATGGGAAAGAAAGTATATGACAGAAAACTTTTTAATGAACGTTTTAATTTCATGCCCAGCGAGTCCTCCGTAGTCTTGTACAAGGTAATAAGGGGAGATAAGGCCGATGAAATACCCATAGGCATAAAAAACTTCCCCTCTAAAAAATTAGAGCAGCTCATAGGGGATTATAAAGATATATTTGAGGTATTAGCTAATATAGATATAATACCTTATTTAACAGATAGATGGAAACAAGAGTTCAAAGAGAGGTCCGCGCGCTTACGCTTAAACCACCAGTTAGTTGCTTTTATCCCTATCTCAGAATCTTACATAAAGGAATTTACTACCAACTCGAAATTCAAGCCACGCAATCTCGCATTATTATATGAAGGGCTAGCTTTTGATATTGAAAAGATTGATCCTCGCCTTTTTCGCCACATAGATAGAAAAGATAATAGTAAGGTATCTCAGCACTACAAACCTTCTCCCCCGCAAAAAGCATTTGAATTTCGCCCCCCTAAAATTGAAAGAAGTTGATTGCCTTTTCTTCTTTTTAACCTTATATTATATATAAGGAAGAAATTATGGTTAAGATCTCTTACAGTACAGGAGAAGAAACAGCTTTTGTGACTTTTTCCGGCTCTGCATTTTCAGCCGTGTTGGAAACAGTTAAACGCCATAAGTTTACTTATAATGGAGAAACAAAAGAGTGGGGGGCTTCCGCCCGCAAGCTTATGCAGGCCCTTCCTCATATTCAAGATTATGATGACGTGGTCTTTGAGCAAGGGGCTGAAGAAAAAATAAAAGAAGCATCTCAGCAGTTTGGAAAAAGAGAAACCAAATTCAAACGTAATAAATTAAACGAACGGCTTTTAAAAAGTGAGCCTATTAAAGGAAAAGCTCCCAATGAGAGTTTTCAACTCGATTGCATACAGAAAGGTATCAACAGCAATCGATATGCTTTCTTTTTGGGGATGGGTAGTGGAAAAACTTTTATTAATATTTCTACTTTGAATCATTATTTTGAGCAAGGAAAGTGCGATAGGGTTTTAGTTGTTACCCCGCCTGAAGGCGTCTACAACTGGAGGAGAGAGTTACTTCAATTTGCTACTTTTATTGATAATAAGGATAAAGATATTATTATTTCCAGCCCACAAACGGTGCGTGACCCTCTTCCTTTGTCTCCTAAAGTTATTATAATGACATATCGTCACTTTCTTACGCTGAGCGATGATTATCACAAAAGAAGCGGAAAGAAAACAAGTAAGAATTATAGAAAAGCAACTATTCCCTTTGATAGTTGGGGCAGTAATAGAGCTATTATATTGGATGAATCTCATAACATAAAGAACCACAAAGCAAGGCAATCGAAAGCACTGCATTTGCATAAACAGTTTTTTGAGTATAGATATTTATTGACAGGAACCCCTTCTCCTAATAACTTTACAGAGGTCTATTCTCAGATGAAGTTTTTAGACTCTAGTCTGGTACCTCATAATTATTATGAATGGGTAGATGAGATAGCCAATACAGGAAATAGATTTAGCGCCTACGCTATAAACTTTATTTATGAGAAGAAAAGAGAGGAATGGGAACAGCTTTTTGCTCCGTGGGTATCAAGATTTACTTCTAATGAACTGTTAGATCTTCCCGATCTATATATAAAAGATACGTATGCAGCCCTTTCACCTACCCAATCTATGATTTATGAACAGCTGATCAATTATGTTATAAGCGTTCTGAAGGAAGAAGATGACGGGCAACTTATTCCTAAAAGGCTGTTTAATAAGTTCCCTTATATTTCTTTAGCTTACGAAAACGCCTCTTTATTAAAGGATAGAATCGATCCTGTCCGCTCATCGACTTTGGCGTCTCTCGTGCAGCAATTCAAGTTTGATAAGCATCATGGTAAATTGAGCATTTTAGATTCGCTGGTAACTACATACATCAAGGATGAAAAACAGAAATTAACAATCTTTGATTTTCATCCTAGTACGATAGAACAATTAGCAAAAAGGTATGCAAAGTATAATCCGATAGTCCTGCATGGGCAAAATACTCCGAAGGGGAGAGAAGCTATTGAGTGGAGAAACGAACAACTAGAGAAGTTCAAGCACGACCCTAAGTGTAATCTTTTAATTGCATCCTCTAAAGTGCTGCAAACAGCAGTGAATATTACTCAATGCAAACGAGTCGTATATTTTTCTCGTAGTTTTTCCTATGTTGAGTACGCTCAATCTATTAAGAGGTTTCATAGAATAGGCCAAGAAGACCCTGTGATTGTTCATAATTTAATTTTTGAAAATACGATTGATACAAGATTAGATAAATCTCTCAAGAACAAGAAAGATTTAGATGAATCTATTTTTAAGAGAGAAAGCTTATCCAAAGATGAGTGGAAGCACATACTAAAGGGAGAGATGTAGAGAAGCATGCTTATATATGAAAGACAACAAGTAAAATGCGAGGGATGCCCCCTTGCCTATAGAAATAGAGTTTGGGGAAGGGGTAGTGAAAGGGGCGATTTTGTTTTCATAGGAGAGGCCCCTGGAAAAATGGAAGATGAGAACAAAGAACCTTTTATAGGGGCAGCTGGAAAGCTTCTAAGAAAAGCCCTTAGAGAGGTGGGGATAACAAGTCACTACTATTGGCTAACTAACGTAATAAACTGCAGACCAAAAGATAATAAGTTTACAGAAACTAATACAAAGATAGCTCTTAAAAAACACTGCAACGAAGGGCTATATGAAGAATTAGAATATCTAAAAGGCAGAGGGTATAAAATGCTTATTCCTTTAGGAAACAACCCTTGTAATGCTTTTGTAACCATTCCACCGAAAATTACTAAAGTGCATGGGCAGACTTTTGAGGAACTAGGCTTTTTAATTATGCCTACTTACCACCCCTCTTACATCGTAAGAAACGGAGGTGAAGGCTCTAATTTATGGGATGAGTGGCTTTTAGATTTACAAAACGCACAAAAAGAGTTATTAATATATAATATATAGGAGGAGAAAGAGTGATACTTACATTGCATACAGAGACAACTATAGACAGTTCTCATCAGCTCAGAGGATATGATGGCAACTGTAGCAGGATTCATGGGCACACTTGGTTCGTAGAAGTGTGGGTTAGAGGAGAGTCTTCTCAAGTAGATGAAGTAGGGATTCTTTGGGATTTTGGGAATGTCAAACGATTGAAGGAAATGTACGATCACCAATTTATTAACGACATCGCTCCATTCGACAATATTAACCCTACAGCAGAAAATCTCTGCCAACGGTTTTACGACGAAGTTAAGCTTTCTAATCCTAGCCTAGAATTTAAGGTAAGGGTGTATGAGACAGCCGTGGGGAAGCAGACATGGTGTGAATGCGGAGATTGGGACTAATGAAAGAATTAATTTATCTCGCAGAAGAGCCTTTCTATGGGTTTCAGGGAGAAGGAGATACACAAGGTAAACACTCCCTTTTTATTCGATTTCCCGGGTGCAATCTTAGATGTTCTTTTTGTGATTCTAAGTTTACATGGACAGATAATGGGATTGCCTATAATGCAGAAACAGTGGGGGAGATGATCAAGAAAACCTCTAATGTAGTTATAACAGGGGGAGAACCACTTCTTCCTAAGCATGAGGGCTTTATTGTAGATTTTTTGGTGGACTATGGAGATAAGATTTCATTTGAAATTGAAACAAACGGGACATTGGTACCTAATGAAATGGTGTTGTCTTTGTTTAAAAAGTATAATGTTAAGCTTAACATTTCCCCCAAAACTAACGTAGCTCAAGACAGCGCCGGCTTGCAGAAAGCTACTTACCCCTACCTTCTCGATATAGGCTACTCAAATAAAATAGTTAAGTTTTTACTAGAAAATGATGAAGATTTAGGTTATATTATAGAAGAACAAAAGAATCATTCTATACCTTCTGAAAGAATCTACATTCAACCCAAAGGAGTAGATGCAAAAACTATTTTAGGTATTGTGAAAAAATATTATGATATTCTTATAGAGAGAGGCTGGAACCTTTCTCTAAGAAGTCATATTATAATTTTTGGTAATATTCAAGGAGTATAAAATGAGAATGTGGAATGTGGACCCTTCTATAATGTGCAGATCACATTTACTGGGGGAGCACAGGGAAATGCATACTTTACTGGGGTCTCTAAGAAAAGGAATTTCTTTAAGGGGTTATATTACTAACGGTCTTGTAGAAGTTCATAATGTAATTAAAAGACATGACGCCCTAGTAGAGGAAATGTTGAAGAGAGGCTACAACCATAAAAGTCCTATAAAAGACGATGAATACAGCCTTCTGTATGAAGCAGGATCAGTAGACAGCGAAAACAGTTTGAAAGAACTAAACAAGCGTTGTCCTTATTGTAGAGAAAATATTAAAAATAAAAAGGAGTTATTTAATGTCACCTATTGTTAGTAATGACAATGTTGTCCTCACCCGCGAAGAGAAGGATGATATGATTTCTAAAGTAGAAGAAAAGTTTGAAGAGATTTTTGATCTTCTTCATTTCAACCGAAACGATCCTCAGCTTGAGGAGTCGCCTCACCGCATAGCTAAAATGTATGTTAATGAGGTCTTTTCTGGGAATTATGATGAGCAACCTAAGATTACTGTTTTTCCTAATACAAAAGAATACGATGAAATGGTTGTGCTTGGACCTATTCAGATTAAGAGTATGTGTTCTCATCATTGGATGCCTTTCCTGGGGAACGCTTATGTAGCTTATATTCCGGGTGACAAAGTGGTAGGAATTAGTAAGCTGGTACGCATTACTAAATGGTTTATGCGTAGACCCCAAATCCAAGAGGAGTTAACAAAGCAGATAGCGGATTTTGTGCAGGAAACTCTTGATCCTCTCGGCGTAGCTGTTTTTATTGAGGCCACCCATATGTGTATGGTGATGAGGGGTGTAGAAGAGAGCGAGAATTCAAGCATGCGAACCTCTGATTTGAGAGGAGTATTTCGCTCTAAGCCAGAAGTAAGGGAAGAATTTTTCCACCTTATTAAACAGGGAAAGTAAATGATATTATCAGCAGATGAACTGTTTTCTTACCTTCGCATTCACGACGTGGAAGGTAAGAAAACTCAAATAGGCTACGACCTAACTCTTAAATACGTTAATCGTATTAAAGGAGGGGTTGTAAACCGGGATGAGACTATTATCAACGACTATGAACCTGTTTTTCAAGTTAAAGCAAGATCTCAATACCGTCTTACTCCTGGGGTTTACGCTTTAACATTTGATCAGGGTATTAAAGTTCCTGCGTGGGCTACCGCTTTTATACGACATAGAAGTAGTGTGGCCAGGGCAGGAGGTTTGATTACTAGCGGCGTATACGACGCAGGTTTCGAGACAGAATATTGTGGAGCTATTCTTCTTCTTCCCTTTAGTGAGTTAGTGATTGAAAGGCATGCGAGAGTTGCGCAGATTTATATGGTTGAAAATAAAGAGGAAGTAAAAGAAGAAAACTTATACAATGGCCAATGGCAGGGCCATAAAGATTATAAATAGGAGGACTAATGAAAAAGCTGCTTATTCAGAGTTTGTTTATTGCTGCTCTGGTAGTTTCAAATGTGGTGGCGGGGAAGGTACTTAATATCTTTGGATTTATTGTTCCGGGAGCCTTTCTTCTTTATGCCATTACCTTTCTAATGACGGATCTCACCTCAGAGTTGTGGGGAAAAAAGGAAGCGATAAAGCTTGTACAGACGGGTTTTATTTGTTCGCTGTTCGCGGCTGGTATGATTTATTTGACTCAGCTTATGCCTTCTCCGCCCTTTGCTCAGGCACAGGCCGATGCTTATAAGGTCTTGCTGGGAATGAATTTCCGACTGGTAATGGCTTCGATGATTGCTTATTATTTATCCCAGTCGTGGGACGTATGGTTTTTCCATAAGTTAGGATCTTTTACCAAGGGAAAACATAAATGGCTAAGAAATAATGCAAGCACTATGACTAGTCAGCTTATTGATACTTCTATTTTTATTACTATAGCTTTTGCGGGCATCGTTCCTGATCTGTGGTGGATGATTATTTCCCAGTACGTACTCAAGCTAATAATTGCTGCAGTAGATACCCCGTTCTTTTACTTGTTTACTAAAGGAAAAACAGGGGAATTTGAGGGCACGGCACTTGAAACTTCTTAAATAATAGGGTACAATATCTACTATGAGCAAGGTAGACAAGTACAGAATGGATTGGCAGGTTTTCAGAGCTTCTTTGAAGGGGCTTTCTTGGGAAGAAAAGGAAGTAAGAATAGGAAGGTTTGCTGAAGGCAGGTTCAATCACGATTATAAAGATATAATCGTTAATTACATCAAAGGTTGCGCTATCTCTCTTAAAGGAGAAGATAAACGTAAAGCTTATGCGTTTTTGGCTTCGGTCGAAGCGCAACCTTCTTTTTCTTTTGAAGTAGAAGACTCTTCCATAGGAGACTACAACATAGAAGATGTTTATAAAACGTTTGTAGATTTACACGCAAGAAATAAAAGATGGCTTAAAAAAGGCTATATACATCAAAAACAAAACGAGTTTATGGAAAATCTTTTATCGTATTTAGGATCTTATAAAAACAGCAACAGATATAGAGAGGAATTTTTTTCTTTGAGAGAAAGGGCAAGATATATAGCTAATACGCATACATTTTTCTTTTAGGGAGAGTACATGGAAGTAGCACACGAAGTTCCTTTAGAACTATTAGACATTAGCAAAATATTCAATGATTATGACTATGCCCTCGTTCATCTTTTTGAAGAACACCCTTCTTATTATTCTTTTTTTGAGGACTCTCTTTTAGAGGGTAGGCGAGTTATATTAGATAATAGTCTTTTTGAATTAGGAGAAAGTTTCGAAGCGGACCGTTTTGCTTATTGGATTAAGAAACTAAAACCTACAGAATATATTGTTCCCGATGCTTGGGGAGATAAAAATCTTACCATAAACCAGTTTAAAGATTTTACAAAGAAATATCCTAATTTACCAGGCAAAGCTATAGGCGTGGTGCAAGGAAGCACTTGGACTGAGTTATTTGAATGCTATAGATTTATGAGTGAACACGCGGATAAAATTGCTATAACTTTTGGCCTTCCTTGTTATTTGGAACAATTCGGCGACAATTTCTCCAAAGATGAAAAATTGGTAAAAGCCCGTCAAAGATTTGTTTATCAGTTATCTACTAAGAAAATCCTAAATAAAAAGAAACCGCATCATCTGTTGGGCTGCGCTCTTCCTTATGAATTTTCTTTTTATAGAGATTCTTCTTTCATAGAAACTATAGATACCAGCAGCCCCATAATGGCAGGTATCAATAACGTGAGATACTCTGGGGATAAGGGGCTTGAGACGAAGCCTGAAGGAAAATTAGCAGATAATTTACTTGCTGAATTGACTTTTGATCAAACTTCGGATATTATATATAATATACGCTTTTTCAAACAGCTAATAAAAGATGAAAAATATTTATCGTTGGAAAAAGCAATAATTGACAGGGAATTATTTTTAAAGCAAAAAAAGGAGAAATAAATGCTTATTAGCTTATCGGGTGTTCAGTGTACTGGCAAAACAGAAACAATGGCTTTACTTCGCGAAGATAATTATCTTAAAGATAATTTTGAATTTAAGACCGAAATAGTGCGCACCTTAAAAAATATGGGCGTAGCTATCAATGAAGAGGGGACATCTTGTACTCAGGCTTTTGTTTTTTTAGAGCATTTATCTAATATAATAAAAGGTAATATTATTACAGATAGATCGGTATTGGATGCAATGGTATATACCACGTACTCATATTATCATAAAATGATTCCTGAATCCTATTTTTTGTATTTTTTGAACATTTTTGAAAAAACTTATGATAAATATGACGTGTTTTTTTATCTTCCTCCTGAAATAGCTGTTATTGAAGATGGAGTAAGAAGTGTCAATAAAGAGTTCAGGGAAGAAACTCATAATCTCTTTTTAACTTATATAGAAAACTACGAATTGCGTGCCGTGCAGTTACCTGGCCCTCCCCTTATAAAAGCCCATCATATTATTAATTTTATTAAAGGAGATTTGAAGTGAAAAGAAAAGCAGTTATTGCCCTTTCAGGGGGAATGGATTCTACTACTTTGTTGTATCATGCACTTAACGAAGGCTTTGAGCTCGAAGCTGTCTCGTTTTATTATGGACAGAATCATTCCAAAGAAATAGAGCTTGCAGCAGAGCATTGCAAAACGAATAACATTCCTCATCGTTTAATTGATATTTCGTTTTTGGGAGAGATCGCTGCTAAAACCTCCTCCCTTGTACAAGGAGCGGAGGCTATTCCGGAGGGGAATTATGCAGACGAAAATATGAAGTCAACAGTTGTGCCTTTTAGAAATGGAATTATCCTTTCTATTCTAGCCGCAATTGCAGAAGCAGAAAAATGTAATTATATTCTATATGGGGCCCATGCGGGGGACCATGCTATCTATCCCGATTGTCGTCCTGAGTTTGAACAAGCAATGGCGCAAGCTATTAAGTATGGAACATATGAAGAAGCAACGATGTCAGCTCCCTTTGTTCATTTGAATAAGATTTCTATTTTGGAAAGAGGAATCAAGCTCGGAGTCGATTACTCTAAAACATGGACCTGTTACAAAGGGGGAGAGGAGCCTTGCGGAAAATGCGGGTCTTGCGTAGAAAGAACGGAAGCGTTTCTAGAAAATAATCTTCGAGATCCTCTATATCTTTCAGACGAAAGTTGGGAGAGAGCTGTAGATTTTTACACTAAAAATATTTAAGGAGATTAAATGAGTTCTTTTTTTACGAATGCAGTTCCAAGAAACATAGATGTAAAGCGAAGGAAGGATATCTTGCATGATGTCCTTCTTTATGAAGGAAAGAGAGGTGTTCAGCCTGATATATGGCTTTTGCAAGATAATGTATATGAAACCTATTACGTAGACAGATTGGTAAAAGAGGCTAAAGCCGCTATTGGACCTTTGTTTGGCCGGCCTGTAAATATAAATGTATTATGTGTTATTCCGTTCAGGGCGAGAGAAGATAAAGACCTTAAAAACACTATTAAGAAGTTTTATAAGAAAAATACTATAGATTTATCTCAGTATATACGCCCGGGAGCTAAAATAGTAGCGAACCAGAGAGTATTATACGGATTGATGCAAAGCGATGATGTAAACTATCAGGGATTTTACGATGTTGTTTTTAACAAGTCATATTTTTATTCTCCAGATATAAAATCTTATGTATTTCCTGTGAGATTCGAAGGTATATGGATGAATCACGGTAAAATCCCTAAAGATAGTTGGGATCATTACTTTTTTCAATATCAATGCAAACAGGCCGCTACGCTGGCTGAGCCTCTTAGGAGAATACCTAAACCAGCTATTGTCGAGCCCGAAAACCCCAACGAATTTTTACAAGAATGGAAAGAGTACGAGGGAGACGTTGCGTGGGATATTGAGACAAACACATTGGATGCTTTTGATCCCGAAGGAAAAATAATATGTTTTACCTGCTCCTTTGATGGGAAAACAGGATATTATCTCCCCTGGGACAAAATAGATAAAAGCCTTCTTTCAGAATTTTTGAAACCTAAAAAACAGATTCTGCAAAACGGCAAGTTTGATGCTAAGTTTGTTATTAAACACGGCGTAGAAAGAAATAGTATTTATATTTATCATGATACTATGCATGCCTCCCATCAGCTAAACGAGCTTCAAAGAAATGGTCTTAAAACTTCTGCCTGGTTGTTTACCCCCTACGGAGGGTATGATAGAGACTTAGATGATTACCTAGACAAACACCCTGAATTCAAAAGGGATTATTCCAAAATACCAAAGGAGGTGTTAAAGCCTTATGCAACAATGGACGCTATTGTTACTTATTTGGTATATAAGTACCAGGTAAATCACTTTAAGAAAGTAACCGCAATAGCCGCCAAGCACACCAACAAAACCCAAGCAAATTATTTCTATAATGAAACTATGCCTGCGGTAAACGCTTTTATAGATATTGAATTGGAAGGTTTTTGTGTTGACAAACCTACTTTAGATCACAATTCTCTCTCAATGGTAAAAGAAATAAAAATAGCTTTGGAAAATGTAGAAAAAGCCTTCGGAGTTCCTCCAAACTCTATTAATTTTAATAGTGATTCTGAATTAGGTATTCTTCTAGAGTTAAAAGGGTATCCCTTCATAGAAAGGGGTAAAAAGGGAGCAAACGTTAATACGGTAGAAAGAATTAAGACCTTATTAAAAATAAAAGAGGACGTTAAGGTAGGGAATATTTATCTCACAGGAGAAGATCAGTTGTTGGCGTGGAAGAGAAGGGGTTGGGAAAAAGGTATCGATGAGCTTCTCAAGTACAGAGAATTAAAAACTCTCTTCAAAACTTTTATAGGCGAGGATGAAGAAAACAAAAACAGCAGCACCGATTTTGATTTTTTTGACCACGCCCCCTCTAAAGGATTTGCATCAAAAAGCAAAAGTGAGAAAAAAGGTTATTACAAATATCTCAAAAATGACGGGAGAGTTCATTCTAAATTCGGAGTTAATCTTACAGATTCACATCGCAACAAATGCCGCGAACCTAATTTGCAGAATATACCTAAGCACGGGGAGAAAGCTATAAAAGTAAGAAAAATGTTTAAGCCGCCTTCTCCGGAATTTTCAATAGACGAGTTGGATGGGGCAGGTTTTCAGCTTAGAATTGCAACTATTTATAGTCAAGACCTCAATATGTACAGAGCCTTTACTGAATTCGGAGGGGATTTGCATAGTGTAACAGCCCAATCAGTTTTAAGGAGAGACCTGACGTTAGAGGAATTTCTACGCCTGAAAAAGGAAGGAGATTCAGAAATTAAAAACGACAGATTTAAGGCCAAAATGATTAACTTTTCCCTTTTGTTTAATGCCACTGCCTTCAGTTTTGCAAAATCAAGTATAGAAAAAGAATGGTCATTAAAGGAATGTCAAGATTATATAGAGAAAAATAATTTAGAAAAGAAAGTAGATATGCTTCAAAGAATGCTAAGCGAAGAACATAAAAGTGAACCCTTGGAGTTTGCTTATTATTGGGCAGTAGCAAGCGATATAAAAAGAAAACACTTCGAAACATATCCGGGATTAAAGAGTAATATAGAAAAGGAAATAAAATTCGCAGAGGATAACGGATATGTTATCTCCGCTTTTGGGGCTATAAGACGATTACCTCAATTACTGTACAAAGGGAAGCACGGAGAGCAAGCCGATATTAAAAACTTAAAAAATATAGCAGCGAATTCTCCTGTACAGAATTATGAAGTTATTATTATTAATCGCACTCTTGTAGCTTTAGTAAATGAAATTAGAAAAAAGAACTTGAAGAGCAGGGTTGTAGGAACAGTGCATGATTCTATTGTTATGTACACCCACAAAGATGAGCACTATTTAAGAAAATTGGCCAAACAAGTTTTTGAGGAAAACATCCCGGAAAACAACGGAGTTCCTCTTGTACTAGAGGTAGAAGAGGCAGATTGGTACGGGAAGGGCGAAGTATGGGGGTTTGGGAGAGAAATAACTGCTTAAAGTAAAAAAAAACAAAAAAAGATTCAAAAACCCTGGCTTTTTGTTTGAAAATAAGGTATAATATTAATAGAAACAATAACCAGGAGGCATTTATGAATAAGAGAATTGAACTGACCGAGATTGAAAAGACGGGACAGGATCTTCAGAAGGTTTTTGAGGCAAAAACGCAGGGTATGACAGGAAGTCCTGCAGGATACTCTCTTCCTTCTGTTCTGAGAGCTGTCAATACAAGAGAGGGAACCGACATTTCTACGATGTCGAATTTCATCGACGATGTTCTTCAAGAAAGAACCACGATAGATGAAGTAGTGGATGACCTGATTACAAAGGCGAAATCCTATAACCTTATTTAACCCCCTTTTTTCAAAAGCAGGATCCGTAACGGGTCCTGCTATTTTATATGCACTAATATATGTAACAGGAGGCTCTATGAACGATTACCAAATGGTAGTAGCTGCAAAAAATGGAAATAATGACATGTTATATGCTTTGTATGAAAAATACAAACCTTTTATAACCCATACTGCCTTTAAAATAGGCAAAATATATGGGTTTACCAGGGAAGATAAACAGGATTTTGTATCAGATGCCTATTTTTCTATGCAAAAAGCAGTAAATAACGTGCAACTTAATAAAATCACTAATTCTTCTACTTGGAAGATTTGGGCAATTTTTAACTACATTCTTCGCAATCAAATAAAAAGATATGCCACGAAAGAAAGATTTTCCGTTTTTGAAGTGGACGGAAGAAAAAAAAGACCCCGACATACCCCTCTCCCTGAAGCAGCTCTTGTAACTCATTCCTTTAACGACTCTTTAGCAGGAATAGATCAAAGAATAGATAATTCTATTTGCGCTTCTAAGAACTACGAAAGTTTCGGGGGTGATATAGATTTAAAGATTACTATTGATTCTTTCAAGAAGAGTCTTTCTGTAGAAGATAGCTCTATGCTAGAGATGAGGCTGGGCGGTTATACTTATAACGCTATTGGGAAAAAAATGGGATATACTACTCAATGGATACAAATTCGTCTTAAAGATATTCAGCAGGATCTCAGGCGATATTTATCTCCTTGATTATCTTTGCTTTTACTTTCACCCCTTTTACTAATATAATGTAACGTTCCAAGTAAAAACTATATAGAAAAGGATATAGCAAAGATGAAAGTAAATATTATTGCAGAAATAGGTATCAATGCGGTAACAGAGGAAAAAGGAAAAGATGTCGATACAGCTGTAAAGTTAATTCAAGTAGCTGCTTTATCTGGCGCGGACTATGTAAAGTTCCAAAAAAGAGACCCAGATAAAGCAGTTCCTCCTGAGAAGAAAAACCAAGAGAAAATTGTTCCTTGGCGAAAAGATCCCACCACATACCTTCAATACAAAAAAGACATTGAGTTTGATAGAGATGAGTACTTGTATCTCAGTAAAAAAGCAAAAGAGAACAACATTGGCTTTTTTGCTTCTGTTTGGGACATAGAGAGCGCTCAATTTATGACCGAACTGACACAAATTGTCAAAATTCCTTCCGCTCATATTACCAACAAAGAACTTTTACAGTTTTGTAAAGAGAATTTCAGATTTAGGATTATGTCCTCTGGTATGAGTAATGAACAAGAAGTTGCAGAAGCAGTCAGTTTGCTACAACCTCACGTGCTTATGCACACCAACTCTGCCTATCCTACTCCCGTAGAAGAATTAAACTTGCGCTATATTGAGTGGATAAAGGATAAGTGGCCTCATATTTGTGCAGGCTACAGCAATCACTATTATGGAATTATACCAACCATTGCTTCTATTTACCTAGGAGCTAAATGGGTAGAAGCACACATTACAATGGACCACGCTATGTGGGGGAGTGATCAAAAATCCTCAATAGAGCCTTCGGGATTTTTTAAGTTAGTCAAAGGCATCAGAGATTTAAGTACCGCATATACAGGGTATGAGCCCAGAGAAGTGTTTCCCAGCGAACTTAAAAAGAGAGAGGATTTACGTGGATGTTAAAAAAGTGTTTATGCTCCCTAATTACGCCGAATTTTATTCCTGGTTATGTAGGATTTGTTAAATCTCTGCTTCAAGTGCATCCCGATTTTTCTCTTGATTTTGTTCTTCTTGAAATAGGAATGACAGAGAAAGATAGAGAGTTTTGTCGTCAATACTATCCAAAGCTTACATTTATTCAACCGAATTATAAGATGTATGAAGGTACTAATTTTGAAATAACCGTACCTCATCTTCGCAATACGTATTACAAGCTAGATATTTTTTCTTTGTATAAGCTTGGGTATCAACAAGCTATTTTTATTGATTTAGATGTGATAGTGCTTGATAGAATAAGTTTATTGTTTAGAGATCATACTGAGTTTTTAGCTGTGAGAAGCTACAGAGAGGCTTGTGATAGACTTGTTAGTACTTTCAATAGCGGAGTATTTGTTATAGGCAAACAATGGTTAAATGAGAAAACGTATCACGCATTAGTCGAAGATATTAAACAGGGATATAAGTTGCCTGATCAAGAATGCTTAAATAAGTATTTCAGAGAAAAAACACAAATTCTACCTAAAGAGTATAATGTAGAAAAAAGAATGTATAAAAGTGATAAGTTTAAGAAAACAGTTGATAAAGCTAAGATTCTACATTACGTAGCTATTAAACCTTGGCAAGATCCTATTACAAGAAGAGACTACCGCGATAAGGTAGATTTTGCTAAGTTAGAAGAAAAATGGTGGAACATTATGAACAGAATTAGTATAAGAAAAGCAAAAAATGCTATTTCGGGGTTAGAAGATTTATGTGATTACATCAGCCGAGTAAAACCTATCGAAAAAGTAACTATGGTGGAAATTGGTTCTTTTGCCGGAAATTCATCCGAAGTTTTTGCTAAAAGAGTTAAACATTTAACTTGTGTTGACCCTTGGCAATCTAATTATAGTAATTACGACGGGGCCTCCGATCCGTCTAAATATAATATGGTTGAGGTGGAAAAACAATTTGATATCTTTGTACTTTCACAATATCCTAACGTGACTAAAATAAAAACAAAATCTCAAGAAGCTGTAAAAGATTTCAAAGAGGGGAGTTTAGACTTTGTATATATTGATGGTAATCACGCAGAAGAATTCGTAGAGCAGGATATTAAAATGTGGCTACCGAAAGTCAAGAGAGGCGGCTTTATAGGGGGTCATGATTATTTAAGTAAACATCATCCCGGAGTTCGAAAAGCTGTAGATAGAAACATTAAGGTTGAAGCAACCTTTAAGGATACATCATGGATTGCAAGGAAATTGTAGAAGGAAAATCAATTATTGTTGTTGGCAGCAGTGATATTATTAAAGGGAAACGCCTCGGAGAGTTTATTGATTCACATGATGTTGTGGTGAAGTTTAATGGCTCTCTCTTTATACAAAAAGATAAAGAATATCAAAAAGATTACGGAAAAAAAGACACACTTCATTTTTTAACTAATCCATTTGTAAGAGAATTAAAACCAGACCTTAAAAAATACCCTTTTGTAAAACATTTTCTTTTCAAAAGAAATTACCCGCAATATACAGATATTCCTCATACAGCTATTCCTCGAGCTTTCAAAGAAGTGGAAAGTAAAATGAAAAGAGGGTTTACGTATTCAGGAGTTGCTGTTGTCCACTATTTAACAAAATTAAAGCCTAAGCACCTCTTTCTTACTGGAATGGATATGTACATAAATCGGGCTAATGTGTACAATAAAGATTGGAGTGGATATGTGGAAGGGTATATTCATCCAACTATGAAAGCGTTTGAAGATGAATCACATAAAGACGGCCACTTAGCCCATTCGAGGTATTGGAATGCTGTAGTCTTAAAAGAAATAATTGAAACACATTATATAAGTTGTGATGCTCGTTTTTTAGAAAAACTAGATATGATAATATCACATAAGGAAGCGTATGAGTGAGCCTGTAAGAATTCTACATCTAAGTTACTCAGAAAAAAGAGGCAATTACGGAGACTATGTCTTAACACATGCTGTTAGAAAAACGTTTGAAAAGTTTTGTAAGCACTCTATTTCATGGAAACCTATGAATATAAGAGAATGGGCAGATGAAAATGCTAAAACTATTTTAGAAGATGTTGATGTAATTCTGGTGGGGGGAGGAGGTCTGTTTATGGCGCATGGATTATCCTCTAATGAAGTTTCTGGTTGGCATTGGAAAGTAAGCAATGAGGTCTTAGAAAGTATTCAAATTCCTATTATTGTTTTTACTGTAGGGTTTAATTATTTTTGGGGGCAAGAACCAAGTGAACTATTTCTATCTTCTGTAGAATTATTATCTCAAAAAACTATTCACTTCAGTCTTAGACATAAAGGGGATATTGAGAAACTATTACCTCATTTTCCTTCAGATTTAGACACTGATATTTCTTTTGTACCTTGTACTACCACAATTATTAATCATCTGTGGAATGTTCCTACAAACCCCGGAAAAACAAAAAAGATTGCAATAAATATTCCTTTTGATCGAAAAGTTTTGAGATACGGAGAAACACCTCGCCAAAAAGTTTTACCTATTGCTAAAGGGATTGAGGAATTAGTAGATAAAGGGTATTCAATTACTGTTGTTCTTCATGCTCCCAATTTTGATGTTGAAATTCTAGATTATTTAGTTGAATTAAATATTCCACATACTATTATTGATATAAGACGTTACTCAGTAGAAGATTCTTTTAACTTCTATAAATCTTTCGATTTAGTAATTGCAGGTAGAGGTCACTCTCAGATGATTCCTTTTGGATTAGGAATTCCTGTTCTGTCTTTGCATGTGCATAATAAAATTAAGTTTTTTCTGGAAGATATAAATAAACTTGACTGGATGATTGATCTGGATGATGAAGATAAAATACAAGAAACTCTAGTAGAAAAAGCTTTATATATGTTACAGCACAAGAGAAAAATTCAAAAGGAAATTGAAGAAGCTAAAGAAAACTTATTTCATATTATCAAAAATAATTTTGATGAGTTTAATAGATATTGTGAAAGCAATTAAACTAAAAAAGAGGTTTAAGTGAATATAGAATATATGACCAATAAAAAAGTTATATTTGTAGGTCCCTCTCCTTGCATTAGAAATAAGGGGTTAGGGGAATGGATTGATTCTTTTGACATAGTTGTAAGAACTAACGGTTCAGTTTTTTTCTTAGATGATCCCGATTTTAATAGAGATTATGGAAGTAAGTACTCAGTTCTATTTTTTAATTCTCAATTTCAAAGGCATATTCAAGAAATAGATATGGACAAACTTAAAGCCCGGGGGTTAAAGCATATATATTGTAAAAGTTTTAACTCTCCTTTATATGATTCAATTATAGATAATGGTGTTCCTGTTGAAGTAATAGTTCAAAGTCCCCGAGTATTGGAAATTAGAGGGGCTTTAATGGGTGCTATTATTTTAGATATGATTGTTTCTGCTTCGCCAAAAGAGTTTCACATTACAGGCGTGGATTTTTATTCTAATAATAAACAAAAATATTATCCGGGGTATTTGCCAGAATCTATAATTGAGGAAGCTGCGGAAATGCAAAGAAACAGAAAAACACCTCAGACAGTTCATGATTCTGATAATAATCATCGGTATATTTATGAGTTAATATCTTCAGGAAAAGTGAAAGCATCTTCTGAAACAATCAATAGTTTAGAACAAAGACTTGGGCATTTAAAGGAGAATTGAATGGATTATTATAAAGTGTATGATTTTTTATACAGGAAAGGCTATCATAAAGATTTAAAAAATCACGGTATAAAATATGTGGACTATATAACCGATAACTATAAGTTTTCTTCTCTATTAGAAATTGGCTGTTCACAAGGCATGGCGGTTAAAAAATTCATTGAAAAAGGAATAGAGGGATATGGTGTTGATGTTTCTACTACGGCTATTCAGGAATCTAAAACCATAGGGCTTTCAACTTGTCAAGTTGCAACTGCTGTAGAATTACCTTTTGAGGATAATAAATTCGACGCTGTCTTTTCGTGTGATGTATTAGAACATCTAATTCCTGAAGACGCGGAACAAGCTATCAAAGAAATCAAAAGGGTTAGTAAAAAATATTTATTTCTTAAAATTGCATATGGAAAAGAAATAAACATGACTTGGACGAATCTTCTAAAAAAAGAATCTGAGTTTAAGGATATAGGAAACTTACATCAAACTATTCGAAATAGAGATTGGTGGTTTAGTAGAATTGAGGATGATCAGTGGGGGTTTATAGAAAGTAGTTTTTTAAAAATGCTAGTATTTAAAAAGAAAGGGTACAACTAGTTATGACAGAACAATGTAAACGAATCCTAGACACCTATAGGAAAAATCCAAATATAAAATCTGTATTGATTCTTGGAAACGGGGTATCAAGACTGCGGCATAAACCATTTGTACAGCATTGGCCGGGAGAGATATGGGGCTGCAATAACGTGTTCAAAGAACTTATTACTAAGGACATTCCAAGGCTTAATGTACTAACAGGTGATCACGATGCATTAAAAGAAGCTTCTGCTGCTATTGATAAATACAAGTTTGCCTATAGAATTTTTTCTAAACGACCTCAAAATATAGCTTTACCTCATGTTGAAAAATTAGATAATATTCCTGCAATGTATGTTAGAGATTCAGGAAGCACGCTTACCGTTAAAGCATTAGTAGAGGGGTATGAAAAGATTTATTTAGCTGGGTTTGATTTGGGGGGTTATGATATTTACGTGGATGATCTTCATACTCAGAATAAAACTAATTGGATTCAGCATTGGCGCAAGATAGCCAAAAGTTATGGGCTTGATAGGATTGAATTCATAGGAAAAGATCATAAAAAATATTTATTGAGTGATGAGCCAGATAATAAATATTGGCAATTGTATTCGCAGGGTATAAATCACTTGGAGGTTGTATAATGGACCAAAAAGATTTTAATAAAGTAAAAGATGTGTGGGTAAACAGTTCTGATTTAGATCATCAAGACGCCATTTCTCATATTCGAGGAAAAGGAATTTATAAAGACCTTGCTAAGTGGGAAAGTCTAGGAAAAAGGAATTTACCGCAAATAAAACAGGGTTTCTCATTTTTAGATCGAAAAATGGGGCCAATGATAATTGCTGAGTGGGGAGTTGGTGGCGGTTCTAATATCAATGCTTTAATTCCTTACATAAAAAAATATATCGGTATTGATATTTCTCTCCGTAGTTTAGAAGCGTCACAAGCGGTTGCGGAAGAAAACAACATTACATTTACTCCTATTTTAATAGAAGAGAACCCGCAATTTGTTCTAGAATCGATTCACGATCCTGTTGACCTTTTTCTTTCTACTGCTGTTTTTCAGCATTTTCCCTCGAAAGAATACGCTATGGAAGTGTTACAAATAATAGCTCAAGCTTTGAAAGTAAACGGAGTAGGAGTGATTCAAATACGCTACGATAATGGGGAAGAAGCTTATAAGCCTATTGAGAATATAGATGAATATAAAGTTAAGCATATGCGTGCTACTTCGTTTATGCTAGATGAATTTTGGAAAGCCCTACTTTCTGTTTCTTTACAACCTTTATATATTTCTAACATTAGAGAAAAAATTCATTACGCAACTTTTGTATTTACGAAAAATGGAGAAAAAAGCTATGAGTAGATATATAGGGATTGTTCCTCTAAGAAGCGGATCCAAGGGAATACCGAATAAAAACATTAAAGATTTTCTTGGAAAGCCTTTATTTTGGTGGGTATGTAATGCTCTTCAAAAATCACATTATATAGAAGAGTTTCACGTACTTTTAGATAGTATGAACTATGCAGATGCTTTTGTTTCTTTTTATTTTTCAAAAGGTAGAATACATTGGCGTTCTATTGAGACAGCTACAGACGAAGCTACTACTGAATCGGCGGTAATGGACTGGATACATAAAGGTGTGTTTAAAAGAGAGCCAGAAGATCACATAGTTCTTGTTCAGGCCACTTCTCCGTGGGTAAATTCTTTTTTTGTTGATGGAGCTATTTCACAATATGTAGAAGAAACTGATTGTAAATCCTTGTTAAGTGTAAGTCAAAGTGAAAGGTTTTTCTGGACATATAAATCTAGAATAGAACAAGTTGGAGTTCCAGTTAATTATGATCCTATAAAAAGAGAAAGAAGACAGAACTTTCATAATGGCTTATTTGTAGAAAATGGAGGTATATACATAAACTCTATTCAAAATTATATAGACAATAAATGTCGCTTAACTCCCCCTGTTTCTTTATATATTACACCACCGTATACTTCTTATGAAATAGATGAAAAAGAGGATTGGAACATACTAGAAACATTATTACAGGAAAAAGGTTATGCAACAAATCAATCATGAAAAAGTACTTATTTTAGGAAACGGCGTATCCCGAAAAAATTATGTTAAGTTTATTCAAGAATGGGAAGGTGAAATATGGGCTTGTAATTCTGCTTTTTTAGAGCTTGCAAATGGCTCATTACCCCGCTTGGATAGATTGATAGGAGATTATGTAGCGTTAAAAATCGCAGTAAAATACAAAAGAAAATACCGATTAAAAATGGCAATATATGGAAAGAATAAAAGATCTTGGGAATTACCTGGTGTTCAACAATTAACTTTACCGAAACATTTTTATGCAGAATCTGGATCTACATTGGTAGCAGCAGCTCTGTATGAGGGATATAAGGAAGTTAAAGTGTTAGGGTTTGATTTGGGAGGAATGGATTTATATGTGCAGCATCATGAAAGAAAGGATAAATCCAAATGGATAAAAAATTGGAGAAAAATTGCTAATCACTTTGGCTTAGATCGAGTAGAATTTATTGGAAAAGATCATAAACCCTACATCCTTAGTAATTTACCGGAAGATTTATATGCTAAACACTACTTAGAAGGCAAAAACCATTTAGATATATCACTTGAAAATATATGATTTTTTGGTTATATTATATAAATAAGGAGAAAAAAAATGATATACAGCATAGAAAAGCGAGATATTTTTACAGTTGATTTTAATAAGTACCATGTTGCTCATTGTATTGCATCTGATTGTAGAATGGGGGCTGGTATTGCTGTACCAATTAAAAAAAAGTTTAATCTTTATGAGATGAAAGACATATACTCTGAACAGGAAAGGAAATACCCTACGTGTATTCTTCATCATGGAGTTTTTAATCTTATTACAAAGGCCAGATCATCTGGGAAGCCTAAACAACAGGATCTTTTTTATGCTTTACATGATATGAAATATATAGCAATGAATACTGGAATTAAACATATTGTAATGCCTAAAATTGGTTCAGGTTTAGATCAGCTTCCCTGGGAGATTACAGAGGAAGACATAAAGGAAGTTTTTAGAAATACAAACATAGAAATTCGAGTATGTTATATATAAGGAAAAAATATGAGTGAAGAAATTAAACAAGTTATAGTAGTAAGAAAAGACCTTAAAATGCGTAAAGGAAAAATTGCAGCTCAATCAGCACATGCTTCTATGAAAGTATTTTTTGACAATATTACTGTAATGGATATCGATGCTGGGGTTGAGAATCAGTATTATTGCGTTATTCAGAATATAACAGAAGATATGAGAGATTGGATGGAGGGTCTTTTTACTAAAGTAGTAGTAAGCTGTAATTCAGAGGAAGAGTTAAATGAATTATACAGGGAAGCTGAAAAAAGAAATTTACCTTGTTCTTATATTGTAGATAGCGGCTTAACTGAATTTCATGGTGTAAAAACACCTACTTGTATTGCTATAGGCCCTGCAAAGTCTGAAGAAATTAATAAAATTACTGGTAATTTAAAACTATTATAAGGAGATAAATAGTATGAGTGAAGTTTATTTTAAGTTTGATCTTGGAGAACAGGTAGAGGATATTGTTACTGGGTTTAAGGGAACTGTAACTGCCAGAGTGCAATATTTTAATGAATGTATTCAGTATTGTGTTAAACCGAAAATTATTTTTAAAAAAGATACAAAGATGGAGTTGCCAATTGGAGAATATTTTGATGAGCAACAGTTGAAAACAGTTAAGAAGGAAGAGCAAATAACCCCTATTAAAGAAACCCGATTTACAGGTGGTCCCCAAATGGATGCCCCCCTGTAAGATAAAAATATTTTAAAAGGAGTGTAAATGAGTAAACTTATTGTATTTGGAGATGACCACGTTCGTTTCGAAGAACCGTACTTTTCTGCAAAGAAAGACTATTTTGACTGGGTTGCGAAACAGGAATGGAATAATGAAGAAAATTATGCTGTTCATGTAGGAGATTTTTTTCATAGAAGAAGTCCCAGCCCTAAGGAATACCAGCTCGCCCATCGCTTTTTTAATTCTTTGAACTTTAAAAGAATTTATGTGCTTGCCGGTAATGGAGTGCATGAGATAAATAGAGTTAAAGAAACGTATGCAGTTGATCCTCTTGAAGAGCATTCCAATGTAGAAATTGTCCGTACTCCTCAAATGGCAGATATTGACAAAATAAAAATAGCTCTTCTTCCTGCTATTCCTCCTGGTTTTTACGGAGGAAAATCCCAGCAGGAGTATTACGAAGAATGGGTAGAGGGGCACAAAGAGATAGAGTTTAATTATATTTTCGGACACTTCTTTCATAAAGAGATGTTTGGAGATAAAGTAGATATTGATGCTTTATCAGGTATTCGACGTATGGGGCATTACCATATTCCTAATTTAAGTGAAGGTTATGTAGGAGTAAATACCATTACAAGAAGTGATGAAAAGGGAATTACTTGTACACTTAACCTCATTGATACTGAAACAGGAGAAGAAGAAGTACAAGAAATCCCGAAGTTTATTGATTTTTATGAGGTTGATTATAATAAGGCTACGACAGGTAATGTGAAACCTCTCGATAGACAGGATTGTCCTTATCCTATTTATAATGTGTACAATGCTCCCGACCTTCCTTCTATTAAGCACAAATACGGAGAGATTTATATAAATCAGTGGTTCAAGCCTAATGAAGAAACGGAGGATAAAGAGGTAGGAGTAGTGGTAGGGGAGAAAGAAGACTTAGCGAGCTATCTTGAAAAGTTCTTTACTGTAAAGAAAATCAATAATCCAACCATACAAGATAAAATTAAGGAGTTGATACTTTGAAGTATTCTTACAAGTGTGAAGCCTGCGGAGAAGTTGTAGAGAAAGAGTTTCCTATGCAAGATGAACATCCTAAAGTAGTTCTATGCCCTATTTGCAACACAGAAACTGCGTATAGAATGTTTACCACTTCTATTCAAATTCCATACAGCTGGAACCAGACAAGGATAAAAACACATAAAAAGCAAAATAAAAGATTTTACTAATTGCTTTCTTTCTACTAATATAATATACACTTATTTAAGGTAGAGAGATAGTATGGCCAAATCACAAAAGGGTTTTTTAAATAGTCTAAGAAATATTTTTGGAATAGCGTCGCAAACATACAAAAATAGCGACGTAACTATTCCAGTACCCGGCGAAAAGAAGCCAGATAGAAAAGAAAAATCACCTCTTGCAATAAAGCTTCCTGATGAACTGCAGAAGCTTTATACTATGTATTTAGCGGATACGTATGAAAATTCCGAAACGCTAAAAAATAGATTGGAGAGGTATGCGGCTTTAGAATACGCTTATTACAATAATAGCATTATTTCCATGACAGTAGAATTGTACGCTGACGAAGTGGTGCAAGACGATTCCCAAAAAGAAATCATCAAAGTAGACGCTAAAGACAGAAAAGTAAGAAAATATATTGTAGAATTTTTTGAAAAAATAGGGCTTAACTCTTCTATTCTTCGTAACATTGCTTGGGGGTTAGCCCTTTATGGCGATGATTTTATTGTAGCCCCTTCCAACAGAGAAGAAGGCTATACAGAGTTGGTGCCTATTGACGTATACGATGTAAAAGAGAGGTTTGAATTCAAAGCCTCTCAAATGAGTAAACAGAATAAAAAGAAGAAATTCAGCACATTTTTACAGAGCGATTCCCGTCTTGTAGCTCTTTCTAAAATTCTGCAAAGTGAAGATGTAGAGATGACAGCTCAAGCATTCAAGTCTTATCTTTTTGGATTCGATTTAGGGGCTAAACTTTATTTACCGCCATGGAACCTCCTACATTTCCGCTCCTTTACTACACAGAGTGAATTTTGGCCTTTTGGTAGACCCTTACTTATTAATTCTTTAGCACCGTTCCGCCAACTTCAAGCTGCGAAAAATCTCATGGCATTAGCAAGAGCCACTAGCTTCCCTATTCGTCACTACGAGGTAGAGACAGGAGATGAAGTAGATGCAGTATCTCAATGGGAAAAAGTGCAAGAGGCGATAGAAGAATTTAATAATTTAGGAAATGATCCTTCAGGCAAAGAAGAATTTGCGGCTAATTCCTCTATTTGGACCCCCTCAGGACTTATATCTGTTGACCAAATAGAAAGCCGTATGAACTTAGACGATATAGCAGATATAGAGCTATTGCGAGATGATCTTATTATGGGTACAAGAGTGCCTAAAGGTTATCTGGTAGTAGATAGGTCCAGTTTTGGTACTAGCGGGCAGTCACTTTTACGACAACATAAGCCTTTTGCAAGAGCTGTCTATCGACTTCAATCTGCAATTCTTGAGGAGCTCACACAGCTTGTTAGAAATCAATTTGCAATGACAGGCGCTTTCGATTATGATGAAGATTTTGAACTCTCTATGAATTATCCAATGGTGGAAGAAAGTAGAGATAGAACACAGACTAAGAACGATACTTTAAGATTAGCTAAAGACACCATCGATAATTTAGGTCAAGCTCTAGGGCTTGATAGAGGAGAAGCGCTTCCCCCAGATGTAGTCAAAAAAATCTTTAGTAAACTCTCATTCTTAAATTCCGAAGATATCGACGAATGGGTAGGTGCAGTTATTAAAGCAAGAGAGAGCGGCGGAGAAGAAGAGGAAGAGACAAGTGGAAGTTTGTGGGCACAAACTAAGAAAAATAAAACTAATAAGATTTTAGAAAGTTATAACGAGGAAGAGTTCCATGATTTAATCACAGAAGCTCTTTTTCAAGCTAAAAAATCTCTTAAAGAAGGGGTATTAGCTAATAATCATTTCTATTGTTCGTCCAACATGAGCAGGCAACAGAGAGAACTGTTACAAGTTATCAGCAAAGATAGGGTAAAAGCTCTAAAAGGTTAATATTTTTGAGAAATCGCTACTAAAATAATATATAAAGTTTTGTATTGGAAAGCGATTAAGGAGAAGTCAATTATTATGAGACAAAAACTTCAAGAAAGATTTACAGTCAAAAAAGATGATATAAAGAAACTTCCTCTAACAGAAAGTGAGGCTTTACTTGAACAAGATGGCACCACTTACAAGTGTAGAGGGGCGTATGAAATTCCGGTTTGGAGACTAGATCAGAAAAACCTGAATGAAAGAATTTATTCATCTAAATTAGCTGAAAAACTGATGAAGGAAAGTGCGGTAACATTAGGGCTAGCCAATCATCCTAAAGACGAAGCAGACGTACTTAACACTTTCGCAGTGGAGAAAAATCCTCATGTGCGAGAGGGGATTATGTATGTAGATGCTTATCTAGTAGGGAAGAATGGCGAACTTGCTAATGAGATTTTAGAAGCGGGCGGCCAAATAGGATTATCAAGTTCAGCTTATGGTGATGTTGATGATAATGGCACCGTTTTAGAAGAAGGATTTGAAATTGAGAGATATGCAGATTGGGTAGACCAACCGTCTTACCAAGTGTTTGCATCTAAAGAATCAAAAAAAGAAGAGAAAGAAGAGGATAAAGAGTCTGCTGAGAAAAAAGTAGAAGAAAAAGTCGAAGAAAAAAAGGAGAAAGCAATGGCTGAGAATCCCACAAAAGAGAAGAAGCTTACTCTTGCAGAGAAGAATTTAAAGCTTGGGCTAAAGCATCTTTTCGAAAGTGCAGATGCTACAGAAGATCTAAAAGACAAGCTTTCTGTTTACCAAGAAATCGTAGAGTATTGCGAAGACGCTGAAAGTTCTTTTGTACAAGAGTATCTTGAAGAAGCAAACGCTAAAATCAAAGAAATTAATGATACCCTTTACGAGTTAGCTATAAAAGGTAAAGAGACAGATAAGTTAAAAGAATCTGTAGAGTCTGTGGAAAAAGAGAAAACAACTCTTACTGAACAAATTGAAGAAGTAACTCAAAAATATGAAGCGGTTAAAGTCAAGTACGAGAAGGCCGCGCAGATGCTGGATGATCTTAAACTTAGAGAAGAAAAGTTTAAGGAAATGTATGATACCGCTCTTGCAGAGAAAAACGGTATGGTAAAAGCCTCCGAGTACAATGAGCTGTATCATTATACAGAAGAAAAAGAGGAAGAGATTGAAGAGCTCAAAGAAAAAATCAGAGAGCTTAAAAAGCAAGTTGAAGAATCTCAAAAGGTAGACAAACCTACAAAGAAAATAAAGAAGAAAAAAGAAGAAGAGGTAGAAGAAAAGGTAGAGGATGAGGTAGTTGAAGAGCAGGTTGAAGAAGAGGAAGAACAGAACGATGATCTTTTAGAAAGCGCAACTGCATCCGTAAGAGATTACTATGAAAGAATGGTTGATCGCTATCCTAATATGAAAAAGATCAAAGAGCAAATTCTCAAGTGCAGAACTCTTATGGAAGCTCAAAGAACGTACCTTTCTCTGAAAGACTTAATTGAAGATTCTCCTTCTCCTTATCATAAAATTCCTCTTATCAAGGAAGATGACAAAGGAACAGAAAGAGAAAAAGCTTATCTTAGTTCAGGTATGAAAATCAGAGAAGGATGGCTGTAAGATCATGAGGAAAATCCGAGATTTTTCATCTATAGAAGAAGGTCTTGCTTTTGAAAAGTTTCAAAAAGATCTCGAATTGAGAGAACGAGCTTCAAATGATATCATGATTATGACTGACCCTAGAGACAAGAGAGCTCAGAGTCAGGTGAAGAAAGTGTTAGATAATCTCGGTATTGCTTTCGAAGAGCCTGTAATGGATCCTAAGAATATGGTATTCTGGGTTGAAGTAGATAATTCAGAACTACAGGCTTTGAGAAGTGTTAACTGGGTTGGGTCAGTTTCTATACAAGAAGAAATTAACCACTAAAATATTAAAGACAATTATAAAGGAGAAAAAGAATGAGTACAGTACTAGCCAGACCAACCAACGGTGTTAGCTTTGGATATCGACATACAGTTACAGCGGGAGATGCCAGCGATGGAGAACTTCTAATTGACTTTCAAGTAGACGATTATCTTTTAGCTTCTACTGTGATGACCCTTAGTTCATCAGGCGCTGTCGTAGCTATGACGGGCGCAGTGATTACTTACCCTGATGAAGGTCAAGTTAAGATTGAAAACGGCGGGTCATACTCTCTCACTGAAGATCAGCAAATTGTTGTGATTGCTCAGAGAGATGGTAATTCAGACAGCGAAGCAGACACCTAAGATTTAACATCATAAAAAATGTTGTAATATTTTTCCTCTCTCTTTTTAGAGAGAGGTTTGATATTATTACATATACAAATATAGAACAAAGAGACGCTTCGTATGAAGGTCTTAAATATATTTATATAAACGCTTCAAGGAGGTTTATACTATGAATCGTTCTATTTACAACGTGTTTGATCTATTTGATCAAGTGTTCAAAGGTTTTGAGGTAGAGGATTTTCCTTACCCAACATTTCCCCCTTACGATGTCATTATTGATGAAGAAACGAAAGATATTACTTTTCGTTTTGCTGTAGCGGGGTATGACAAAGAAGAAGTGGAGATTGAGTTTGAGAATGATGCTCTAAAACTAACTCTACCTTCTGTAAAAACGGAAATGGAAGGGAAGTTGAAAGTACTACACAAAGGGATTAAAACTTCTTCTTCTGTAACTAAGTATGCTATTCCACAGTCCAAGTACAATGTGGATAAAGCAAGTGCTTCACTAAGCAATGGAATTCTAACTATTTTTATTCCAGCTAAAGAAGACCTAAAACCAAAACGATTGAAACTAACTTAAATTAAGGAGGCTACTAAGCCTCCTTTTTTTATGTAACTTTTCTGAAAAAATACTACTAACATAATATAAAGAAATGATAGTATAAAAGTATTAGAGGTTTCTTTCAAATAAGAGCCGAAAAAAAGTGAAGTTGAGTGCCTTCTTTTAATATAAGAGGTCCTGCCTTCGAAAGTATAACTTTTAAAAACCTTATAGGAGAAAAAAACAGTCATGCGTAAAGCTATGCAAGAAAAAGTTCTTAAAGAACAAGAAAAGCAGAACCTCTCTGAATACAAGCAGATTGGTAATCAGCTTTTTGAAAAATGGTCGAAAGATCCCGGCGTAGGAACTAACATGGATAAGCTCATGGAAAAAGATGAGCAAAAGGCTCGTGGCCTTGCTATTATGTTAGAAAACCAAGAACGCCACCTATCAAGACTCACTGAGACTCAGATCTCTAGTGCGTTCTCAACAACCCCTGAAAACGTTCTTCGCGTTGTCAGACTTGGTTATCCGAATAGTGTAAGAGGAGAAATCTTCCACGACTATCCGATGGTAACTGCAAGAGATAGTATTTACTACCTCAGCCCTGTTTATGCTGCCACCAATAGAGGAGCTACCGATGGTAATGTAACTCACGAAAGTTCAGCTTATCGTTATGCTTCTGAAATGGAAGAAGAATCAGCTTCTGGTTCTGGTACCGGTCCTTGGACCCTTACTGTAGCTAATGGGCCTCTTCGCCCCTTCTCAGTCAAGATTCTTGCTGACAATACCCCCGTTGCTGTTGATGACGGTAGTGGTAATCTTGTTGGTGATGCTCTTTCAAGCGGGACTAATACCGTTGAATACACTGCAAGTGGTGGCGTAACTGTGAATTTTGATTCACTTACTCCTACTGCTGTTGTTGTTCAGTACTTCTTCGACTCTGAAGAAACCACTGATGAAATTGAAGCTGTTGAGTTACAACTTCGTGACTACCAGCTGAGAGCCAAACCTTGGCCGCTGTATGTGTCTTGGAGTAAGATGACTGAGCTTCTGCTTGGTACTACTCTTGACATCGACGCTGAAGAAGCTCTTCTTTCTGGAGCCGGCGACGAGCTGAAGAAATCTCTTGATTTCCAAGCTGTTAGAATGGCTTATCGTTATTCAAAGGGTAACACCCTTACCGAGTTCAACGCTGATTTTGCTGCTGCTGGTGCTGATAGTGAAGTTGCCCATGCTCAGAGTTTTACAAGAAAGCTTACTGAAGCTGGTCAGGTAATCTACAAAGCTCTTCAAAGAGGTGGAATTAACAATCTCGTTGTTGGTTCTGATGTGTACTCTTATCTTACTCTTCACGACAAATTCACCATGGACGGTGCTCAGCCCCAAGTAGGTATTTACAGAGCTGGTACGCTTCTTGGCAAGCCGGTGTATGTTGCTCCTGCTAATATTGTTCCTGCTGACGAAGCAATTGGTGTTTGGAGAAACCCAAGTGAAAGCAACGATATGGCGATTGTATTCGGTTCGCTGATTCCGCTGTATCAAACTCAAACTTTGGAATATAAAGAAGCTTACAAAGAGACTGGACTTTATCACTTTGGTGATAATAAGGTTCTCAATTCTAATTATATTGTTCGGATGAAGCTTAACAATCTGTAAGAGATTGACTTTATAAGATAAACTAAAAAACAACCCTCCTCTTAGTAGGAGGGTTTTTTACTGCTTATTTTACATTAAAATAACCTCTACTCTTGAACTATTACTAATATAATGTTATATTATAATTAGATTGTATAAAAAGAGGTTGATTAGTGGTTTATACTAAAGATTTAAAGAGTAGAATGTATCAACATTTATTTAAAGAAGGAAATACCCAAACCTTAAATAAATTAAATGAGGATCGAGACCCTGTTAAATATCCTTTCTTTAATCAAATTAAAAGAGAAGTAGAGCAAGCCACTAATTTTCTTCCTGAAGACATAGATTTCAATGCTCGCATATATTGCATAGAAAATGAACTCCATAAACATCCTACTTGCGTATATTGCGGTAAAAAAGTAACATGGAATAAAACCTCTAAAAAGTTTCCTACATTATGCTCCGCCTCTTGTAAAAATTATTATAGAAGTATTTCTCGTATTAAAACTGAGATGAAGCAAGATAAGCACTCTGAACCACTATTTAATATAGATACAGAGTGGAAGGGAGTTAGATATGAATATCAATGGAAATGTAAACACTGCGGAACTATTTTTACTGGTAATTCTGTAGGAAGAAGGGTACCGTTATGCCCTAAGTGTTTTCCTAAAGAGTATAAAGGTATTTCCGGTATAGAACTTTATATAACCGATCTTCTTGATGAATATTCTATAAAATATGAAAAAAACAAGAGGTTTTATATAGATGGAGGTAAAAATAAAGAGCTTGATGTATACATACCTGATAAAAACATTGGTATAGAAATAGATGGGGTATATTGGCACTCAGAGATAAGGGGAAATACCCCTAGAAGTTATCATATACAAAAAAATAATTTTTTTAAGGACTACTTTAATATTGATGTTATACATATATTAGATGTAGAGATGGTAAAATATTGGGATATAGTGAAAAGTCTTGTATTAAGCAAGTTAGGTATTTTTAATGAAAGAATATATGCCCGTAAAACTATTTGTGAGAAAGTAAACAAAAAGGAAGCGCAAGATTTTCTCAAACAAAATCATTTACAACAATCCTATTTAGGAAGCACTATTTTTTATGGTCTGCGAGATCAAAACAGTAGATTGGTTCAGGTGCTTGCTCTAGGTCATTCAAGGTACAATACTTATGAATATGAGATACATCGTTTTGCTTCTTTGCATAGTGTACAAATAGTGGGGGGATTTAGTAAATTATTAAATCATTTTGTTAAAAATTATCATCCTAAAAATATATTATCTTATGCTGATAAGAGATACAGCACAGGAAAAGTGTATAGAACTAATGGGTTTACATATATAAATACCAGTTCCCCAAACTATTTTTACACAAAAGATTATATGAATCTAGAGAGTAGAATTAAATATCAAAAACATAAATTACATAAACTGATTAATGATTTTAATTCTGAATTATCTGAATGGGAAAATATGAAAAATAATGGATTTGATCGTATATGGGATTGCGGTAATATGGTGTTTGGATGGGGAGTAGTAGAAGAGAATATAAAAAATAATGAAAAGCAAATAGATTATTTTCATAAGCCAGAACACCATGAAGAACCCCGTAAAGAAGGGTACGAATATTGCGAAATTTGTAAACGTAATATGAAGTCTCTCAAAGGTCTTAAAAAACACTTGTCAATAGCTCACCCCGAGATTGATCGCAAAGATTACTACAATAAATACTTGAAGTCTCAAAATGAGTCTACTATATGCCCTTATTGTGGAAAGGAAAAAGCATTTTCAGGTTCAGGTATGTTCTATTGGGACACTTGCGGAGATAAAAAGTGTAAAAATAAACTCAGTAGTGAAAAAATAAAAAAACATCATGCTAAGTATACAAAAGAAGAGTGGAGAAGTGTGTTAGAAAAAAGAAAACAAACTAATCTTAAAAAATACGGAACAGAATGGGTAATGCAAAACAAAGAAGTTAAAGAAACACGTAAGAAGAATAATTTAAGTAAGTATGGGGTTGAACATTTTTCTCAAACTGCAAAATGGAAAAATCAAGTAGTAGGTACGTCTCGTCACAAAAAATGATATAAGTTTGTTATAGTAAGGGTTTTTTTATTATATTCTTGTATTTTTTTATAAAAGGCATACTAATATAATATTAACACGGATTGCTTTATTTAGAAAAGGAGAACAAAAGCATGAGATACGCAGAAAAGAAGAAAAAAGAAAAAGGTGTAAAGCTTACTATAGAAGAGGATGTTAGAATTGCTGGCACCGACATCATCCTTGAAAAAGGTGATGAAATTATAGTTTACTCTAAGGTAGAGGAAGCTAAAAAGAAAGATGAAGAAGAAGAAATGGGCGACGAAGACGAAAAAGAAGATGAAGAAGGTGAAGACGAAGAAGAAAAAGATGACGAAGAAGAAAAAGAAGAATCTAAAAAGAAAAAGAAATAAGTGAACTCTTTACATCAGCCTTTTACCTCCTCCTCTTCCTACTACAGATTGAGGTAAAAGGCTTTTCTAAGTGGTTTATTTAAGAAGGAGTAAACAAGAATGAAAAAAGGTATTGTGGAAATAAAAGAAGATACTCGTATTGGGAATATTATTCTTGAAAAAGGTGATAAGATTCGTATTCTAAAAGAGGATCATTTTAAAAGATTTCTTGGACCTGACTTTTCCAGTCTTACAACAGAAGTTTACAGTGATAAAGGTTCTAGATACTTAGCAACAGATTTAGCTAATCTTTTTATGTACATGTCTGAAGATTGGGCAGATGTAGATTACGAAGTTTCCCAGCTTTTTAGGAATTTAAGCTTTACAGCATCTAAACAATTCTAAGGGAGAAGAGATGTCTCAACTTACACTTCCCGATGACATATATCAAAGAATAATGACTTGCATGGGTTATCCCATTGTATCGGAAACCGATTTAGAAGTAACAAGAGATCAAGTGGAAGATCTACTCATTTTGCCCGCTCTAAAGAACATTTACTTCAAATGGTTTCCCGTGAAAGAGGAAGCCTCTTATCAAGTCAATTCTACATTTTCAGTGGATTTTCCTGATGAGCAGACATGGGGCGTACTAGATCTTCGTCTTAACACCCGCCCTTATTATTCTACGATAAAAACAGGTAACCCTCTTATTAACGACCTCAACATCAGACAAGCGGAAAGCAGAGGGTATGCTAATATGTGGAATACAGGAAACGACTATGGATATAGTGAAGTGTACTATGCAGAGAAAGCTCGTAGACAAAGTATCACAGATACATATAAAGGCTTTAAGAAAACAATTGATTATGCTAACAGAAAAGTCACAGGCTACAGCAACATTACAGGCCAATTGTCTATTATATGGGCTAAATACTCTTTAGACTGGGCATCTGTTGATTTTAGATTTGAAGAAGATGTTATTAAATTAGCCCAGAGCTATGTTCTTCATTATTTTGGTTCTTTACGCAATCAAATCTCTACCTCCTCTCCTGATGATTTAGATGGAGGAGAGCTTATTTCTAGAGCAGAAGAGTTATACGAAGAAGTAACAGAGAAGTGGAAAAACTATCCTAAAGTTGTGCTGCTACGGGGGTAACAGTTTATGGGTAATTTTACCATAAAACAAGTCATGCTACTTACCCGCAGACACTTCCCCACACGCTTCAACTACAGAGAAAGAGATGTATTGAGGCGTGTAGTTATCAAAGAAAGATATGATATAAATGTTAATCACCCTGAGCGACCCCAGAAGTATTTTAAAATAGAAACCTTTTCCTATCCTCAATACGGAGCTTACGTTAGGGGGAGCAGAGGAAGGAATCAGCGAAGAATACGTCATCAATACGAAAGCATTCTTACCTTAAAAGAACTCACCCTCAATAATAAAATATGGAAATATAGATTAGGTAGTTATAAGAAGTGGGTAAAGAAGCCTCCTCAAAAGCATATTCAATCTCTGTATCCCGAAACAAGAAGACGTTTTAGAGAAAAAGCTCAAAGAAGAGCACGCACCCAACAAGAAGCTCAAGCTGAGTATAGGCGTTTAGTTCAACGACACAAGCGCAGTGCTAAGTATTTAGATGTTGGCGACTATAACGCCCAAATGCTAGGAATAAATGGTGATTTTATTTTTAGAGATGCATGGGCTCTTCGCTACCACGGACACTTGTATGGGCAGATGCATCCTCTTAGATCAGCCCCGGAAAGAAATCCAAGTAATATTCCTTTTTTTCCAAAGCACGGCTTAGCTCTTATAGAACATCTTATGAAAAGAGGTATCTTAAAAGATGAGTGATCCTCTAATAGAAACTTTCCATGAGATATCCTTTAATTTTGATCATTTTACTGTTATATTAAATATAGAGGAGGATAGGTGGTACGCCGAATACATGGAAGAGGAAGATGAGGTAGAACAAGACCTCGACTTCCAAGCCATAAAAGAAGGTGTTCCTCAGCAAGTTTTAGATTTTACAATAACGGAAGAAATTGTAAAAAAATTAGAAAAACTTGCTGAAAACTATAAAGACGCACCATGGACGCAGAGCTTAGAAGGATACAACAACGTTTAGAAGAAGACTTGCCCGGATTTTATATTTCTTTGAAGGAAAAGAGAAAGCATACTGAAATCTTCATTAACAATACTCTTATTCCTATAAGTTTTGATAGAGTGAATATTTCAGAAGTACCAACACCAAGTGATAATGTATTTTATAGTTACTTATACGATTACATTGTTAAGTATCTTTATGGGGAAATATAACTAATATAATAAGAGGAAAAGAATGAAATTCATAAGCAAAGTATACGATGAAAATCTCACAAGAAATACAAATAATTTTTACAAAGAGATAACTTGGACATTACAAGAGAAAGTAGAATACGATGTAAATCTTCTCGCTCTGGGAGCTCTTACCCTTCCTGTAAACACTATAGAAGATATTCGCTTAGTGGTGATTGAGGCGACAGGAGAAGCGACTATTACACTTACAGGAGCAGAAGTAGTTCAATTCGGTATAAAAGATTTTTTTGCTTTTTCTCCTTCTGAATTGTTTTCTGCAGGATTAGTTTCTATTGGGTTTGCAGATACATCGGGGGAAGAGAATACAATAAAAGTAAGAGTGTACGGTTATACACCAGACAGTGATGAAGAGGGAGAATCATCCTCAAGTTAAGGAGCAAGGATAGATGGTTATACTTAAAAAAGTAAAAGAAGAAAGAAATAGACTACTTAAAATTAAGATTTATGTAGAGGGAGAAAATCAATATCGCCTACGCCCTGTCGAAAACAGGCAAGGGGATGGGGTTAACAAAGGGGAGTTTCGCTTTAGAGGATCTGAAGATGAATTCGCTTTGTTACTTAGACGATTGAAAGCAAAGGATCATGAAACCGATCCTCCCTCAACAAAGAACAGAACATATAAGCAGATGATTCAAACAGCCAAAAACGGAACTGATCCATATATTTGGATTTGGTCCAATAAGTGGGCTGCTAGAAACACCATCCAAAGTATATAAGAGAGGTAAAGAAAGATGAGCCCTTATGTGAAAGCATTGGTTAAAGAAACAGGACAGTCAGAAAACGATATTAAAAAGTTGTGGGAAAAAGCTAAAGCAAGCACCTCTGAAGCTTACGGAGTAAAGGAAGAGGTTTTTGAGAGCAAGCATTTCGAATATGCAAAGCGTATTGTACTCTCTCATCTGGGAGTAGATGAAAGATTTAGTGTAGCAGAGTTTATTAAATCTGAAAAATCCGCTAAAGACTTTATAGAAGAAGCAGTACAAAGCTCTACTTCTTTTGGAATTGATTCAGTGATGACTCATAAAGAAGAGCCGTATAAAGATGAAGAGGAAGAGGAAGATGAAGATGAGGAAGAAACAGAAGAAGATAGGTTGTATAAAAGAGATGGAACCGGGCCTCATGGTCAAGGCGCTGGGCCTGGAAAAGGAAAAGCAGATGGAACCGGCTTGAGTGAAGCAGATGAGAGAATTTTTTCTGGCAAGGTTATTCCAGATGACGTAGCTTTAGAAGAGGAGTTGAAGAAAGTAGATGAAAATGCAGAAGAAAAAATGACTGATGAGTATAAAGAAGAGTTGAAAGAACACGAATTGTTATAAACAATACCCTCCTCTATCATTTAAAAAAGTGATATTTTTTGTTATATTATAACATATAGTAAGGAAATTACAACACAACGAGGAGGGTATTTTCGTGGATGAAAATACAAGAGAATACATCGATATGGTAAGTGCTGTCGTACAAAAGTACAGACGATATGCTACCCTAACCGATAATGAAATTATTACACCAGATAGACTCAACGGAGCTCTTGCTAATTATGGGCCTATTCTTTTTACTCTTACATCGGAGTATCAAAGAAAGAAAGCAGAATTGATTTCCGCACAGAGAGAGTTCGATATGTGGTGGGATGAGAGATTCGTAGCTACAAGAAGAGAGATCAACACGAACGATATCGCGGGAACTAAGTGGCTCTCTAAACAAGAGCTTGAATCTGAAACAAGAGTAAGAAATAAAGAAGAGTTTAGGGAGAAGAGGTCTTCTTTAGATCGTCTTGAAAGGGAACTATCCCTATACCGCCAACTTGTGGAGGGGTGGAAAAAAATAGATAATCTACTCATCAACCTTTCGCTTAATATGCGAAGTGAACTTCGCTCTCTTTCTATAGAGGATAGAGCCAACTCTGTAAAAGGAGAAGAGAGAGCTCAAACAAGAGTTCCTTCTGCTCGGCGACCAGTTTCTTAAATCTTTTCTATATGAGTACTAATATAATATAATACTCAAAAAGGAAAGAAAGGTTGAGCCTACAAGATAAAATCGCTAAAAGCCAAATACAAGCCAGACTCAAACTCCGAGACTATAAAATAAGTCAAATAGGAATAGAGTCTGTTGTTGTTCGTCTTAAAGTAGAAGAAAACATATATGGAGACGAAACAGTAGAAATTATTGATAGTGATAAAATCACCGTTAATTTAATTTTTCCTGATGACCTACCCTACACAAGACTAAGAGAGGATGTTACAAGCGCAGTCGCTCAGCCAGAAGCTCTTTACTTTTACGATGTACTTCCTATAGAAGGATTTGCCGCTCATGAGGATAATGTGGAAAAAGGAGATATTCTTATTCATATAATTCATGATGGAAGGAGTGCAAAAGATTTGTATTTAGTATTAAGAGTGTCGGAGCTGCTAGGAACAGTGCAAGCAGGTTACATTACAGGAAGAAAGTTTAATTGCTCTCCTCATAATATGCCTCTTCCAGAAGAGGTGCAGTCTATTGTAGAGAGCTATGGGGATGAAATCTAATGACAACAGGAAAGCTTCTAAAGACCCAATTAGGGCTAGATAATTTAGATGAAGTAAGAATAGTGAGATTTGTTATTTCCTCTTACAAAGTGTTAGGAGTGTTTTTTGACTCCTATAGAGACTTCTTGGTGACTAAACATAGAATATCAAAGTTTCCAAGAGTCGCTACTATTTTTAGTGGTACTGATCTTTTGCATGGGGATAAACATTATACCACCATGACTCCTCCTATGGATATAGAGGATTATGACGGCAATGTGAAAGGTGCGTTAGTGATTCCTGTAGACTTAGCAGGTGATCGTTTTATAAATGACAAAGAATATACAAAGAAGTTTGAGAGGGTAGAAAAGAAGACAATCAATCGTCCTCTTATTCATTATCCTAAAGGAACACTTAAAGAGATTTCTCTGTATGACTTAGCTGACGCAGGTAATGCAAGCGACTTTACACAGACATGGCGCAAAGATAGAAATAGAGTAATGGGTGCAGAAAACATTACAGCAAAGCTTGTTGATTGTGTAATAAATGAAGCAGAAGGGAGTGTTACATTTCAATTCTTAACTAGTGCTACAGAGCTTGGGGCTAAAGCTCCTAACGATAACATAGGAAGCTCTTACAGATTTTATAGCACTGATAAGATGGAAGTAGACCCTTCTTCTCTCTCTCTTAATCGCAATCGCGCTAAAGTGTATGAGATTCAAGTCAAGATACTAGGAGCTTTAGAGTGGATAGAAGCGTTTGAAGGAGAGAGTATAGGGCAGAAGGAGATGAAAGAAATCTTGGAAGTGAGCGACGTGCAGGTATTCAGTACTAGTCCTTCGTTTCAGTTCCAAGGCTTCAATTATTGGCTTACACAGCTGGATGCTTCTATGTATCCAGAAAGTAGACGTCCTCAACGGTGGGATGCATTTCACGGAGATGGAGAAGCATTCTTAGATAAACATTTATACGGCTTAATGAGACAAATCAAGTTCTTTATAAATCAGATGGCAGCTATGCTGTCTAAAAAATTAAAAAGTAGAGGTTTAATTCAATGATTGAGACGAGAAAAAACTTAAAAGAAGTTCACCCGGATGTTGGCACAATTTTGCCTTGGGAGAACAGAGACAGCTTAGATTATGTTCAATACACGAGCTGGAGATGGGATATTTCTCTTCCCTTTATCATTAAGAAAAAAGGATAAACTCTATGGTTAAAATTAAAAAGTTTAATGAGATTTTAGACAAACCGCTTCCTTACGAACAAATTGCTAGTGATAGGTGGCGATTTGAGCTGGGGAATGAAAGAGATAGTAACCACGCAGAGTATGTGGTAGATGTGCTTAGCAGCTGGGTAGCAACAAAGGCAAAAGAAGTTCTTATTACCCATTTCATGGAAAAGTTTCAAGGAGCTCTCCCTCCAGATATGCTCCGAAAACTTATGAGTATTGATTCTTGTCCCGATATTGTGTTTTATAGAGAGGATACAGAAGGGACACATTTCAAAGTAACAGATACAGGGGAACAGTTTACTATTCTTTCTACTGTTGTAGAAATCATAACAAAAGAAATTCTTTCTCAATTCAAAGTGCCCTTAATCTCTTTTAGTGCTAAGGAGAAATCCAGAGAAAGAGTATACAGGACTCTTGTTGAAAGGTTTATTAAACAGTTTCCCGATATTATGTTTTTAGGCGAGTTTGAAGGGGTCGATAAAGAGATGGTATTCTATTTTATGAGAGAAAAAGAGATGTTAGAGTGGCTGAAGAGTGGTATGGCGAGGTTGCCGATATGGTAAGAATAAAAGAAATCTTAGATCAACCAGTTCCCTATAAAAAGCACAATAAGAGACAGTACACTTTTACGGTGGGGGAGAATGAGTATGAGGTGCACACTAAGCATTTCAGCCTGGAAGATATAGCAGAGGATATGCTAGACCCTTTAGTTAAGCAAATAGAGGGTATAGTACCCATAATTGATCCTTATGAAATTCGTGAAGGTGTAGAAAGAACCCTTGCTATTTCTATAGAGTTTGCTCTGTTAGGTGATGGGGATAATATTCAGTATGACTTAACCGATACAGGAAATCAATTCACAGTACTCTCTACAGTAGTGGATATTGCTATTCATGATCTTATACCAGATTTGATGAGTTATACTTGTGCTTTTTGTTTCACAGCAAAACAAGAAGAACAATCAAGAGTAAAAGTATATGAGCTGCTATCTAGAAAGTTTGCTCGTGCTATTCCCGAACTGACATATTTAGGATCGTTTGATCAATACGGATCAAGAGTCTACATATTTATGAACATAGAGGAGTTTATAAGGAAATATATAGACACCTCTTATATATAAACTTTTAGGAAGAAATCAGAATGAAAAGAATAAAAGAATCAGTTTTACAGGCTATAACAGAATTAAACTTAGAGGATGCTACAGATCAAGAAATTCTAAGAATAGCAATTTCAGCGGAACAAAGTGCAATAAATCTATATAATATTCTTGCGCGTGCGTCCAAGCACTCTTTACTTAAAAAAGTATTATTGGATATTGCAAAAGAAGAAAAAGTACATATTGGGGAATTTCATGCCGTTCTTGATCGTGTTGATTCAGAAGAAGTAGAATCTCAAGAAGCGGGGTATGAAGAAGTTATTGATATTGAAACTGAAGTAACAATAAATGAGATAACTCTACATCCTGGGCAAAAAATAAAGGTGTGGAGTAAAAAGTAATGGAATTTTGGAAAGGGTTTTTTGCATTGCCGGAATGGTTTGTAATGGTATTTTTATCAATTTTATTAGTAGGTTTTATTTTCGTTATTAATGAGCTTGCTAATAGGAAGATGAAAATTAGTAAAGAGGGTTTTATGTTTGATAGGCTTAGAGAAAAGAAGAGCTTATTAATTCAGTTAATTGAATTAAGTCATAAAAAGAAAAAAGAGAAAATTAAAATAGAGGATTTATAAACAGCAACATTAAATAATTTTTAGGAGAAGATTAATGATACAACTTAAAAGATTTGGAGTAAACGAAAGTTCGTCTTTTCAGAATTGGGAAGGGGGAACTTGGAAAGGTGGAACTTGGAAAGATGGCATTTGGGAAGATGGCGTTTGGGAAAACGGCCGTTGGAGAGATGGTGTTTGGAAAGGCGGAACTTGGAAAGATGGCATCTGGTATAATGGTACTTGGTCAAGGGGGACTTGGAAACGAGGAACTTGGAAAGACGGTTATTGGGCAGATGGAATTTGGGAAGACGGAACTTGGGAAAAAGGCTGGTGGCACGATGGGGTCTGGAAACGAGGCAGATGGGAGCTTGGTTGGATTTATGACCCAGATAGAAAAGGTAATTTCGAAGCCGATTGGGCCTGGAAAAAGGATTATGTTTATAGCCTCATAGACCCAGCCGAGTATTTTAATAGATAAACAATGAATAAACAAAAGTTTATTGTAAAAGGGCAGAAATAAGATGATTCGGATAAAACAAATTAGTAAATCCAATATACCTCTTCATGAGTCCTCTCTTGCCGAGCTTAATAGCGTAAGAGTAAGAATTCCTAGAGAAGCAAAAAAGGGAGACGATCTTCTTCCTTATTTTACCTATCTTTACGAGGTGGAATACAAATACAATAAACTTGTTTCTTATAGATTTTCTGGCTCCTTAGATAGAAAAGAGAACATAGTAAATATTTTGAAAGAATTGGGGGAGAAGTTAATTCATCTACTTTCCCCTACTTTTTTAACGGTGTTTGAGGAGTGGCTTACTCAACATGGAATACAAGAACCACGAAAATGGGCGTACTTGCGGTTTCATGACGAGAAAGGCAAGTCGATGTTGGAAGAAGAAGGTCTTCTGTATACAATGGATATAATCGCTCGCGAAATAGAAGGGTATAATCCTTCTGTAAGAACGAGAAAGGATCTCTTTTGTGCTATTGCAGTTGAAAAGGAAGAGTTGTTTACAGATCTAAAAGCGGAAGTAGAAAAACAAACTTCAATGAACTACCTTACTCCTGAACAATTGTATGATGAGCTTGAAAGAATGGGTGTTTTCGAAGATGAGGCTCGCAAAAAGATTCCTCTTGTTGATACTCACGAAATGATGATGACAGCATATGAAAAAATTCTTTTTCCAGCATGGTATAAGTTTTGGAAAGCGAAGGGGCTAGATAAGACTCATGCTAATATTAAGAAAATTACATCTCAACTTAAAAGCATTGCGAGATATCCTGTAGAAGAACAATTTATGATTTTGAATATTGCTAAAAACACCAATCATCAAACAGGTAGTATGATGGAATATTATGAAGATATGTGGGGTGTAGACTATGCTGCTCTGCAAAAACTTTCTAATCTTAGCACGAAAGAGTGGGATAATGAATTAGAAGAAGTTGGCGTACTAATATAATATATTGAAATTATTTAAGGAAAACAAACAATGAGATACGTAAAGAAAGATAAGATAGAGGAAATTGGGTTTACCAAATACCTCCCTTTTAGCATTAAAAAAGATACAGTCAAAGAGTTTGAAGCAGAGTTCAAGATCAAAGGAGAAGATGTAAAGCTACAAGATACCAACGGAGAGTGGGTAGATCTTGCAATTATGTATCCTGGCGCTACATCGATTACGTATAAGGTAACGCTTACACGTCTAACTTCAACAGGGCGTATAATAAAGGTGAATAGAGAAGGGCTGGAAACACAAATAAAAGTTTTTATTCATACGCTAGCTTTTAGTAATTCTCTTTCAGGTATGAGCAATCTTAAATCCAATTTAGGTACGTTAGTCTTTTCAACTATTGCTAAAATTCTTACCGCATTTCAAGACCATTATCAAGACCCTGCTGATTTTCAATGCATATCTTTTACGCCTGCTTACGGGGATTTGGTTCCTGTTTATGAAATTCTATCGAGAGAAGCAGAAAAGCAAGGCAATCTTATCTATGCTAATAAAGAGACGGGAAAAAGAGATAGACATTGGTATTTATTAAACAAAAATATATTTAACGCATTACTTAAAAGATTAGGAAAGGAGTAAGAGAGAATAATGAGATTAGTAAAGAGCTTTGAAGACAAAAAGAAAAGCACTCAAGAAGCGTTTCGTGCAGGAAAGGCTGCTGAAATGGTTCCCAAGATGCTGAGAGTGTTGAACAGAAAAACAGGAATTGATTTTAGTGGGATGAAAGAACCAGCTTCATTCCCTATTGAATATCAAAACGCAGAAGGAAAGTTTGCTGGTTATATGTCTTTCTATGGTACATTTGAGGCTATTAGACTTAACTTTGCTTTAACAGGTAGTTCTGATAGCATTGTGTCGGTAGATGTGTTTGAGAAGGTATCTAGGACACCCACTTATACAATTGAAATTCCTCCTCAGTTTAATATTGTACAGGTGCTAGATCATATTGCTATGGTATTGACTGGAGAGTATTTCGATGTTGTAGAAGAAAGCTACAAGGCTCAAGCAAATCTCCAAGAAAGGTTTTCTCATAGGAGTGGTGTATTAGAGTGGATGCAATCAGATCCGGGCGCTGCTGCCGAAATGGCAAGAGGGAGAAGCAGGGATTGGGCTGTTATCCAAGACATGTATTTAAATTGGCTCAGCTCAAGAGGCATCAGAGAAAGTATTCCAAACGTAGGGACTTTTCAGATGTATTGTCGAAGAGCTTTCAGCGAAATGGGGGATGATAGAGCCGCTGACGCAATTCCTCACGTAAATATTAGAAGAGGCCAGCCGGAACAGCCTATTACCACTAATTCGAGTGCAGAGGATGAGTTCGAGCAAGAGATTATGCAGAACGAACATTTAGAGAAGTATGATCTTATGAAATTCTATTTCCGTCAAATGATGCAAGATAAACTCCCTGCTCAGGGCGTGTATCTCTACGGAAGAGGCGGTATTGGAAAATCATACTATGCTAAAGAAATCTTGGGTAATCTGCCTCAAACATATTATACTAAAGGAAAGGTTAAGGGATATGAAGGTCTCCTTACGCTGCTTTACAAGCATAGAGAAGGAGAGATTATTATCTTGGATGATATCCTCACCAATGATGATATGAAAAATAACACCATTCAGAACATTCTTAAAAGTATTCTTGATCCTGATACGCCTAGAATTGTAAAGGTGGAAAAGAAACAAAAAAGAGGGGATACTGGAGAAGCAGCCCCCGAAGTTAGTACGAGCGATGTTATAGATTTTACTTCCGATGCAGGTCTTATGGATGTGGAGGCAGGAGAGAGTATGTATAACTTTGCCTTTAATTCTAAAGTTATTATGATTACCAACTTTCCTAAAATTCCTCAACCGATTCAAGACCGCGTATACGCTATCAGTTTTCTCTTTACAGATGAGCAGGTAGCCGATATTATTCAACAAGCACTATCAGGTATAGACCCTACAGATGTAGATATTAACACGAAGCAGAGTATCTTGGACTGGATAAAGAGATTTATTCATAAAGCTAATCAGCCTCTCAGCTTTAGACTTTTCACCAAAGTGCTTCACATATTTCTCATGTCAGGAGAATCATTAGAGAGTAAAAAATGGCAGAGATGGGCTCTCATTGAACTTAAAGAAGGTAAGTATACTGCTTAGTTTCATTTTTGAAAAAATATTCAAAAAGCGGGAAGAGTTACTTGACTTTTCCTGCTTTTTTTGTTATATTATATATATACAACAAAACTGCATATACAAGACTCGCGAGGAGGAGAAGATGGAAAACACATACATTGTGTGGATACATAGACAAGGAAATAATTGGGTTTTTGATGATCGAGGCAAAGGTATCAAAAATGAAGCATTTGTTATGGGAAGTTCAGAAATTATTGAAGCTGTAAAAGAACAGCTAGGAAAAGAGCCTCGTACGCTTATGTTTTCTGATGTAGTGGAACTGGAGCATAAAATTGAGCTTCAGGAAGCATGCGGAGATCAATGGTCGCTGTACCATTCAGAGGAAACAGGAAGAGAAGGATGGCTTTGCCCTGTGTTGTATCAGTACTTCGAACAGCCCCCTGAAACGATTTATTTTTCCTTAGAATAGAAACTTTTAAAATCTTGTTACTAATATAACATAGTAACAAGATTTTTTTGAGGAGAAAGTAGAGATGCCAGTTAATTGGGTTAAAGACGACCCAAAAAAAGAAAAAGCTTGGAAGAGAGCTAAAGACATATTCAAAGATCAAACCAAAAAGAAAGAAGATAATTGGGGACCTGAAGAATGGGCTCAAGTTATGTCTATAGCAAAGAGTATTGTAAAAAGTAAGAAGGAGAATACATTGAAAAAAAGTATCAAAGAGATAGCCGAGAACATTCAGATTGGAGATGTTGTTAGCGTTCTAGGCTATGACAATTATGGTGACAGATCTTGGGATACAGCCTCTTATGGTGTTGTTAAAAGTATCCCCCGAAGAGGTGAGTGTACAGTGCGGTATTTAGATTCAGAAGCGGAAGTTGTAACAGTGTCTTCTTCTGAAATTGAGCTAGCTGACGAAAGGATTGCCGCGCAGTATCGGCGGAATAATAAGTTTAAATATATATTTGAAAAGAGAAAAAGGAATAATATTATGAAAGATAAGATTATAGAAATCAAAGAGGATATTAGGATTGGCGAAATTATTCTCGGGAAAGGAGACAAAATCCGTATTCTAAAAGAAAGACTCCATCCAGACGTGGTTAAGGCTGCTAAAGATTTAATAGAAGCTGTTTATAATACCTTTCCCGATGAAGATCCTTATGGAGGAGTTGAAGCTGCTGAAATAGGGGGGGTTTGTGCTCAGGCCCTTGTTCAAAAGTTTGCTGCATTGTTTGGAGATATTGAAATCAGGGAGTTTATAGAAGGATTAGAAGGCGGAGCCTATTACAGGTAATTTTCTAAAAAAAGTAATAAAGAGGAAGAAAGACAATGAAAAAAGACAAAATTATTAAAATCAAAGAAGAAGTAAAAATTGGAAACGTGGTGCTTGAAGAGGGGGACAAGATTCGGATAATGAATGAGCGTCTCTCCGTTACAGTGGAACAGCGATCTAAAGAGCTCGCGCGGGCTGTATATAACGAATTGCCAAAAGATGATGACTTTGACAGTGGTGTAGATTTATACGAATTTGGAGCTGAGCTAGTTGCAGCAGCTATCGCTGGAGCATGTGATGAATATAATATAGATAGTGATAAAGACGGCTTTTACGAAGGCGCTAGAGAAGCGGCCATACTGTAGCAAGAACAGGAGGGAATAATGAGAAAAATTCAAGAAGCAGACATTAAGAAGATTATTAAAGATCTTCAAGGCAATTTTGCAGGTAGTAACGAGGAACAAATGAAGAGCGTACAGCTCCTAAAAGGACTAGCGACTTCAGATGATCCCCTTTCTAATGAATTCATGAAAGCACTAGATAAGGAGACTACACGTATTTCTAAAGAAATGCTTAAAGAAGAATCAGCAGAGAAAAAGAGTCCTATCACAGTAGTGCTTGAGAAGAACATTAAAGTAGGTAATTGCATTTTAGAAGCAGGAGATACAATCGAAATTCTAAAAGAAGCAGCTCGAGATACAAGAGATATGATGTTAAGAAATCCTGCTGCTCGTAGAAAAGCAGATTGGGATGAACTTTCAGATGCTATACTTACTTCCGCACAGAAGGAAGCTCTCAAGAATATCGTACGTGAAAAAAGTATTCTATGGCTTGATAAAAACCTAGCAGCTTCTGAACCTATTTTTGATAAAAGTTTTGGTATGGAATACGTGGTGAATGTTGATAGAAAAGGTTTCTTTTATGTAGACACTGAGGGGTTTGATTACGCGCGCTACAGCTTGAAGATTCCCGATGAGTTCGCAGAAAAAGAACTATTGCCCATTGCAGGAAGTATATGAAAGATTGGTTTAAGTTAATTATTCAAACTATTGTTAAGTGGCTCACCATCATAGGCTCTGTTTTTACTATTGCTATGATGGTTCTTAAAGCTTTATCTCAAGATGATAATGAAAAGAAAAAAGAAACAAAAAAGAAAATAGATAAAGCTCAAAAAGATGTCAAAGCTATCAAAAAGAAACAAGAAGAAATTAAAAAGAAGAATGAAGAGCTGAAAGCCTCTAATCAAAAGATTGAAAAAGAACAAGAGGAAATAAATAGTGCTGTTACCGATGTGGAGAAGGAAAACCAAGAAATCAAACAAGCGCAAAAAGAGACGCAGTATAAAGTAAGCAAGTATTTTAAGGAGTAGAGGAATGAAAAAAGAAATTATTGAAATTACTGAAGAAATAAACCTTGGAAACGTAATCCTTGAAAAAGGAGATAAGATTAAAATTATCCAAGAAGATATGATGGATGTCGAAAACGAATTTGAAGCTTTTGTAGAAGAAAAATTGGACGATTTGATGACAGACATACGAGAAAACTGGCTCAATGAGTTTGATGATTCTTTAGTAGGTATGGGGCCAGAGTACACTCTTTATGATGATGACATCAAAAAGTTTGCAAAAAGATTAATGGATTTAGAAAGAAAAATACAAAGAGTAAGATAACGAAGATGAGACACATCCAAGAAAAACAGGTGACTGCTGTCGGAGTGAATGGCGTAGCTGGAGAGTTTTATTTAAATACGCTAAGTGCTCAATCTTCTCAGTTTCGTGTTGGTGACGTCGCTCATATAGCTAAAAAACTACGCGTTAAATTCGACTATTTAATGCAAGCAGTACAAGGGGCTATTAAAAGTGGATTTACAACTATTACTGTTCCTTTTAAGGAGTGGGAAGTTGATCGCGTTTTGCTAGCTATGGGGGAATCAATACAAGGGGATATTATGAAAAAAGACAAAATAATTGAAATTCAAGAAGAAACTCGGATTGGAGATGTGATTCTGGAGAAAGGAGATAGAATAAAGATTATAGAGGGGAAATCTGCCTCGGTAGCTAATCAAGTTAAAAAGGTGTTAGATACTGCTAATTTTCCTTATGAGGACATATCCCATACCCAATATGACGTTACTGTTCGGGCTAAAATTGTAGCTATGGGATCAGCTTGGGATCAATTAGAAGATCGATTTTTTTCTCTATTTCCTAATGCGGAGATTAATGGCATTGATATTTATTTAGAAGGAGTTGAAAAATAATGAAAGACAAACTTTACCTCCGATACAATAGAAGATATAATTAACAATAGATAATGAAAAAACTATTAGTAATTCTATTATTTTTAATAACTCCTTTCCTTATATTTGCTGAAGAAGACGTAACATACATACAAGGAGAAATGTTAATCATTCCTCCGAGCTATGCCGAGCTGCGACAAGCCTACATTGATATGGCTGAAGCGTATTTGAAAACCAATGATGCTCTTACTAAAGCTCTTGAAAATAATGATACACTATTAGAAGCAAACAAACAGCTAAATATTCTTCTTGATAAATCACAAGCCAACACTGAAGAAGCAATTAAGAATACAGAAGAGCTAATGGTGGGGCAAGATTTACTTATAGACGATATGAGTGAACTAGTAAATGAATTAGAATATTGGATGAATAAAAAACATTATATATCAATTGCAGGGTCTGTTATTTTAGTAAATAACGCAGTTCAAACAGAACCTCAAATAGGTATAGGTGTTAATGTAGAAATTATAAATAGGTTTTATACATCGTTATATTATCTTCCAATAGATAAATATGCTATATCTGTTGGGTATAGATTATTTTCGTATTAAAAGGATAAAGGAATGGGAAAAGTTTGTTTGTATAATGAAAAAGCTAAGAAAGTTTTCAACAATAGAGGAAAGGATTGGTGGGTAGAGGATTACGGAAGAAATTGGGGATCTGATGTAGCTATAAAATGGAATAATTTAGTTGTGCCTGAAAATTATAAACCTTATTATGCAGAGGACAAAAGAGTTGATTCGTATGGTGAAGCTAAAGAGCTGACAGCTGTTGAAATAGTTCCAAAAGATGTTATATTAAACGCTTGCGAAAAACATTTAAGAAGAATTATAGAAGAATTATACAACATTCAGGAGAAAACAATGGAAAAAGAAGTTATTGAAATTATAGAAGAAATAAGAATCGGGAATGTGGTTTTAGAAAAAGGTGACAAGATTGAAGTTCTTTCTAATTTAGAAGAATCAGATGAAATAGCAAAATTAAAAAAATATGAACGTAAAAAGATTGATGTAGTTGCTTTATATATTTCGGAAGATCTAAAACCTACGATAACCATGGGACAACCAACAATGGAAATTACAGGAAGTGAAATCATATTTAGTAACAATAAATCACATGTGCAGCTTCCAACAAGAGACATTATTTCTATGTATGAAGAAAAGGACTTTTTTGCAATAGCTTTTAAGAATGAAAAGAAACTTCAAGTAACCTTCATTGAAAGGTATTAATAAAAAAGAGGAAAAAGATGATAAAACTAAAAGAATTTGGAAAACAACTTAACGGCAAAAGATCTCAAGAAGTGGGAGAAAGAATTTGGGATGAATACGGTTACGATCTTTTAGAGCTATCGAATACAGAGTTGCTCAATGGGTATGAGAGTGAGTTGAGAGATAGAAAACTTAGAAAAGCCTATCTCGCTATGCTCTATGCTCGCTATGAAGATCGTTACGGAAGAGAACCCCGAAACATATCTCAAGTAAGAACTTCCTTAGATCTTGAAGAACCAAGGGTGTAAACTAATATAATATAATGAGTGTAACAAGTAAGTATTATACATCAGTAAACTTCCTCAATAACATTTATGCAGTAGACTTGCAGGCAATAGATCACTTTGCAGAACTGTTCTTTAACGGAGATGCTTCTCGAGTTATTTACGCCTCTAACGCTTATGCTTTTAGAAAGAGAGCTGATCAGAATGAGGGTAATCTTGAGCTTCCTTTCATTAACTTTTATCTTAACGGGTACGATCCTGGAATAAGAGAAAGGTGGCATGTTGGAGCGTACTCTTCAGGTATGTTTATAGATGAAATAGGAGAGAAGGTGCAATTCGCGCCTATTACTCTAAGTTATGAAGCAAGCTATTGGTGTCATACAGATTATGATGTGAAGTACGCATTCAGTGAGTTTGTATGGGATACGGATAATAAAACTATCCTTAAACCTTCTGTAAGTATAAAAGGAGAAGATATAGCTTTTCCAGCCCACCTTTCTTATAGTGGTCTTGATATCAATCCCACATATAATGAACAAGATTGGTTGGAAAGGAATAAGATTCATTCAGCCTCTATCGATTTTGATTTTGAAACTCTTGCACTCAAAAGTAACTCCAACGTAGTGGTTACAGAAACAGCTTTATTGAAGTTCGCAGCTGATCAAAATCTTCCTACAGAGGATATAGACGAGATTTATGAGGTTTTAGTAGAAACGTTGAATTAATTAGAACTCAGTACTAATATAATATATAGAAAGTTTTAAAAAGAAAGAAAAGGAGAGAGTATAATGCCAGCAAGCGCATCAAATTCATGGAGATTATCTGTTAAAGAAATAGATAGATCGTCTACCGTTATAGGGGAAGCTGGTTCAATTGGAGCAATGGTTATTAGAGCTCCTAAAGGACCTAAAGTTCCTATAAAAATTAATAAAGGTGAAGAGAAAAGAATTACTGATATTTTTGGTAAGCCAAGCTCAACATATCCTGATATCTGGGAAGCAATTGAATATTGTAAACAAGATGCTCTTTGGATAGCAGCCCCTTATGATGAAAATTCAGGTTCAGAATTAGGTGGGGTTCTTGTTACGGATGCAGGAACAGAAGCTTTAGCAGATGGAGTTGATCCCGACCTCGTATCAAGTTATTCTTTTAATAGTGATAATGAATATTTTGCTCTTTTAGCAAAAAGCCCTTATACAGATGATTTAGCTGTTAAGGTTACGTATAATACAGACACCACCTTCTTCACTATTGCTCTTTACAAAACAGAGGATTCAGGAGTTACTTATAGTTTAGTAGATTCTTATACAGTATCTCTTGTAGAGAACCAAAAGGATGGATTTGGTAAGAACATTTATATCGAAGAAATCTTTGAAGACAATGATTACCTACAAGTAGTAAGAAACTCTACTTACGATATAGGTAATGGGTTTGTTGATGATTCTACTTATGTAGCTTTTGCAGGAGGAGCAAGAGAAGAACCTGAATCAAGTGATCTTGTTGCTTCTTGGGATTATTTCAAACAAATTAGAAAATATGCAGCAGACATTTTTATGGATCCAACCGCTGATCCTTCTGTTGTGACAGCCTTTGATTCTCTTAGAAGTTCATACCAAAAATATTCATTCTATATTATGGCTATGCCATCGGGTGAAAATTCTACTACAGCAATTGCAACTAAAGAAGGCTACGGAGTGAATAATGCTGGATTAGCTTTTTATTGGAATCAGGGTAAAGTAAGAGATACATATAACAATTCAAGTTTCTGGACTTCTTTAATAGGTCGTGTAGGTGTGAAGCTTGCTCAGATGAGTGACATTTACAATGGGGGAGCTCCTGCATGGCAGGATGAAAACAATCATGGTGGTCAGTTAGGTTCAGGAATTATTGAGATGGAGTATGATCCTACAGAAACAGAGCTTGAAGCTCTTGATACTGCTGGAATTAACCCTATTGTTCAATACCCATCTTACGGCACAATGATAGTGTCTCAACGTACAGCACAGAGCCCGAATAACCTTTCTGATAGTTCTTGGATTGCTCATAGAAGACTATTTGATTATATTATTTCAAACGTTATGAACCAAGTTCTTGTGTATCAGATTGTTAAGCTGAATGATGAGTTACACAGAAGACTTGCTGTATCTAAAACTTCTATTATTATGGACCCGATTTTAGCAGAGAACTTACTTGCAGAATATATAGCACAATGCGACACGAACAACAACGATGCCAATACTCTTGCGCAGCGGAAATTCATTCTAACACTTGGTGTTAAGGTAACTCCTTTCTCCGAGACAGTACAATTAGAATTTGTGAATGTGGGTCAAACAGTATCGGTAAGTGAAGTAATAGGCTAATTACTAATATAATAAGGAGACTAAAGAACAATGATTGATAAAATCTATAATGCAGGCGACGATGCGCTTAGCAATTTATTTAACATGTCTATCGACCCTATTCCATACATCGATATAGAACCAACCCTTGTGAGAGTGCAAAGCGTTACTATTCCTGCTACAGGCGTAGAGACATATGAAGTACCGTATAAAGGTGTGTCTATTGTTAAGCCGGGTGGTAAAGTCGATGTACCGAAAGAGTTCAGTTTTGATCTTAGAGTAGATAGAAACTGGTGGATCTATAAAGGGTTGGTGGCTTGGAAGAATGCCGTAGGTGATTCTGCAAGCGGTGTAATTGGACCTGATGGTCCCGCTAACAACAACAGAGCAAACATTACTGTGTGGGCTGTAACTCCTAATGATGATGCTATCCCCGATTTTGGGGCTTGGAGATTCAAGGGTTGTTTTGTTCAGAATGTAGGCGATATTGGATTTGATTACAGTAGTGGCGATCCTATAGTGGTTACTATTACAATGAGTTATCTTACTTTGGATGATTCAGGATTATAAAAAAAGAGAAAGCAATAAAACAAGACGAAATTATTGAGATTCGAGAAGATGTACAAATTGGAGATCATATCCTAGAAGCAAGAGAATTGAACTAGTAATGTAAATGATCAATCCTTGTGATTGATTTTATATATCCCTCCTTTCCTTCTACCCCTCTTTATTGAGGGGTTTTTTATTTTCACTAATATAATAGAGAGGAAAGAAAAGCATGTCAATTACTTTAGACCCTACACAGAGAGAGTATCTAAACCCCAATTTATGGGAAATTATATTTACAGATGTATCACTACCTGTGAACATCCCTCTTCTCAGCAATGAGCTATCTATTAAGTTTCTTGTTTCCAGCACCACTCTTCCTTTTGAGAAGTTTGGCAAGGAGATGCGTAAAACAGGAACTAAACATATTACATCAGTAGAGTTTGTAGATGAGTTTTCTATCACATTTAATGAAACAGAAGATTTAGAGGTTTATACCTTTCTTAAACAATGGAAAGACACTATATACGATGAAACGTTCAAAACGTTTAAGCATGGGGCAAAGCACACAAAGAACGCTATTTTTAATATTCAGAAATATTCACTTCTCTCTGATCTAAGAGCTACGGGCGCTTTACCTTCAGGGGCTGTGAACAGCTTTTTTGCTTCCGATCTTAAATACAGAACTATAAAGACTTTTGAATTCAAGAACATACTATTATTAGGTATAGAAGATTTAGCATGGGACTACCAAGGAACAGGCAATAAACAAATAACAGCTAATTTTTCTGTAGATGAAGTAATAGAAAAATTCTCTTTACCTGCATAAAAATATATACTAACATATAAAGAAACGAAAAATATAAAGGATGAGATGTAATGAGTGATATTTTTGTAGAAGACGAATCTAATGAAGAAGTTGTAGAAAAGAAACAGAGTAAAAAAGCTCCTGCCTCTTATTTAAAAGTCAAACTTAGTAGTAAAGGAAAACTTAATACCCCTTCCACACTTCACGTGCGTAACTATACAGGAGCTGATGCTATGCAACTCGCTCTCGCATCTGAAGAAGATATTCTTGATACTATTCTTCAAGTGTTAGGGGGGATGGTGTGGGAAGATATAGATGTGGCTCACCTACACGAAAAAGAATTAGAAGAAATCTTAATGAATATCTATATCAACTTCTGGAGCTCAACTATCTTAGACTTTCCTTACCCTTACACACAAGAAGAGTTAGAGGAGGTGGAGGAGAACAAAAAAGAAAGAATACAGAGAAACGAATATAGGCCTTCTATCGACATACCTCATTCTCTCTTACAAACTGTTGATTTAGCAGAAGAGTTCAAAGAACCAATCACTATAACAATTAAAGGGGAGAAGGTTGCTTTTCGCCTACCCCGATTACAAGATGTGTTGGATGCAAAGAACGCTGTAGCGGAAATGTATGAAACAGAAGCGATGCAATTTAGTTCTTTTGAAAAAGTTCTTCAACAAAACGCTTCTCTCCCAGAAGATAAACAACAACCAATTACCCCCTCCACCTATAAAGCTTACATTAGTTATCTAAAGAACAGAGGTGTGCAGTTTGAAAGAAGACGACAAGCAAGCACCCTCATAAGCTACAATGGAAAAACTTTAGATAGCTTACAAGATAAGCTTGACGTATACGATACGTTAGATCTGCTTTTTTGGAAACGCTTCAATGAAATAGTAAAGAAGCATGGAGCTTTTGGTCTTGAGAATGATATAGAAGTCACCTCTCCTCTCACCGGAAAAAAAGTAACAAGGAGGTTCCAATTTCGACTCTTGGACTTTATACCGGCCGTGGACGAGGAGGATACTACAGAATATTCTGTTGTTTTTGGGTAACAGTAACTTCTCAGAAACCCATGAAGACTACATGCGCATGCCAGCTCATCTCATACTCGACAGAACGAAATATCTAGAACAGTATTACAAAAAGAAAAATAATGAGATTTTTCCGGGCCTGTAAAAAATTACTAATATAATATAATAGAAACAAAAAAGGTAATGGAAAAGTAATACTATGTCAGATATACCTATTCTAACGAGAGCTAATGAGAGAGTAGATGAGATTAATGCTCTCCTAACCGATGTCAATAAACCTCTATACTTTCTTAAAGATGTGGGAAGTAAAATCTACAAAGAGCTCTCAGAGATAAAAGATCTTCAAAAAGAGGCAGCTCCCGCTAAAGCTCTTCCTGCTGCAAAGAAAGCACAGGCAGAAGACGTAGGAAGAATGTATTCTTTAGATGATAAGTTCTCTCAAATGCTTAGTTTTCTAAGACCTCAAAAGCTATCTCCTAAACGTAATGTCATGCTCAATCACAGCCCAGAGTCAGTGTATATAGCTGACTCCATAACGGGCAAGCTAGATGATGTGGAAGAGGAGAAAGAAAAAGGATTCCTCTCTAAGCTCTTCTCTGGCTCAGGTCTCACTGCAGGAATAGGCGGTATGATGTCAAAACTAGGGCCTATGGCAGCAATTGCTGGGGGGCTCGTTTGGGGGGCTGTAGATGGAATTAAAGGATATTTTGAAGCTGAGAATTGGGGAGTAAGCAAGGTAGCGGGAGCGTTGGGAGGTTTCTTTGCTGGACCGGGCGAAGGAGGTCTCAAAGATGCTTTTAAGAATATGGGTAAATGGGCTCTTATAGGAGCGGGAGTAGGATCTATTGTCCCGGGAATAGGAACTATTGCTGGCGGATTGGTTGGAGCTGCATTTGGCGGTATATTGGGTTTATTTGGAGGAAAGAAAATAGCTCAATCTTTTGATAAGTTAGGGAAGTGGTTTGCAGATATATGGCAATCAGAGTTTATGGGAGGAGTAAGAAACTTCATGAAAGATCTTCCCGCTAACTTAGTAAAAGGTATACAATCTGTTCTCGGTTTTCTTGATAGAGAAATAACTTCTTTTTCATCTGATCCTGGAGCATGGGCTGCGGATAAGTGGAAAGGCATTACAGGAGCTATTGGAGACTTCTTTGGATTTATTGGTTCTTTTATAGGAGAGAGAAAAGAAGCGGCTACAGGATGGATACAAGAAAACCTTATTAACGGGGTGTTTCGTTTCTTTGATAATGTAGGCTCTGGAATTAAGAGAGGAGCAGATGCTGTATGGGGATGGTTACAGAGTAACTTGATTAACCCCATGAAAGATTTCTTTTTTAACATAGGATCATTTTTTGGATTCTTAGGAAGTCTTGATTGGAAAAACCATCCTATAGAAGCTTTCAAAACATTAGCGTTAAGTGGAGGCGGAGGGCTTGCTGCTTATAGACAATCTGAAATAGAACAGAACGTACAAGCTGAAGGGGTGAAGGCTCTTGGAAGAGACTTTGCAAGAATGAGTCCAGCTGATCAGATTAAGGCTCTTCGAGCTGAGGGACTTTACGTAGCAGGGATGAATGAATACACATCGGGCAACGATATGGTTATTCAGCCTAATGGAAAAATGTTTAGAACAGCTCCTGGAGATACTATTGTAGCTACACGCTCTCCAGTAAGAGCGATTAACGATAGTGAGGTAGATGGGGTTATGCAGAGAGCGGAGCAGGATGCATTGAGAGCGGACAAAACAGCTACTATGGTAACATTGCTCCAGCAAGCTGTAGAGAAATTAAGTGGAGAAGGAAGAGTGGAGAATAATATTGTTAATCAAAACTTTACCAGCAAATATACTCCAGCAAACATAATGGATGCACTCGTAATGGGGGTTGAATAAAAGAGAGTTATGAGAATACCATCAGGAAAAAAACTTAGAATAAACAAAAATGGATCTCCAGTGGTACCTGGAGTTCCTATGATATTAGAGGAAGATATTACGTTATCTCTTTCTTCGGAATTCAGCCCTCTCTTTGGAGGTGGCGATAACAAGATACTACGTATTTTAGAGACATCGGGGAGGATATCTAAAGGAGCTTTTGGAGTAGGCTTTTCTACAAAGTTCAAACAGTTCGGCCTGCAGGTGTGGAGAAGCACTGACCCTCTCTCCTTCCAAGCCACCGTAGGTTTCTATGTGAATAAGGAAAGAGCGGATGCTTTCAATCAAGTGTATAAACCTATTATGACTCTCGCGCAAATTCCTCTCCCAGACGCTCTTGCAAGCGGTATTCTGGTACCTCCTGGACCTACAGAAGTTGATCTTATTGATAAATCTCAAAATGATATTTATTCTTTAGAGATAGGGTCTATGCTAAGAATTGATCAAATTATTATAAAGAAAGCAGAACCCACGCTATCTACTGAAACAGATAATTTTGGATATCCGATATGGGGTAAGATAGCCCTAGATATTCAATCAGTATTCACAGCAACAAAGAACTTAGTGGATCCTGGTAGATTTGCTGGATTCGACGGATCAGTATAAAAAGGATTAGACAATGAGAAGTAGATACGATTTAGCACAAGAAGCTTCAGTAAAGGGAGAAGACGGTACATATTATAAAGATATTTTTACTATTCCTACTCAAGACTTTATTGCAACAGAACCAGGAGAAGAGTATCAACTCTCCGCTGATAACATAAAAAGACCTGACATTATGATGTTAGAGAAATATAGAATAGCAGAGCTAGATGATATTGTATTTTGGTTCAATAACATAGGGTTTATTTATGATGAAGAGCCTGGAAAACAGATTGTACTTCCTTCTCTTGCAAATCTAGAAAAGTTCTATTACGATAAGAGAGTTTAAGTGGCAAGCATAGAGTACTATACAACAAACATTCAATTCAATGGGCAGAAGGTGGATCTCAATCCTTCTCTCTACTCCTTTGCTATTTCCGATAGCATTTACTCACTCTATGCATCTGGTTTTTTTACTCTTCAAGACGAGACGGGGTTTTTACAAGAGTATCTTACCACCACTCCCGGACAAGAATTAGGAATAGAGTTTGGAGCTGAGAATACAAACATTAAAGCTCCTTATACATTAATAAGTGATAGGGTGGAGGAGATTACACATCCTGGTCTATTGAATGGGCCGGTGGAGGTGAGTTTGCTTCACGCTTGGTTTAGTGCTCAGCAAGTACGCAGTACCGCTTACAAAGATAAGATAGCTAATGTAGTGAAAAAATTAGTATCAAGATTTAATTTTTCAGGGGTAGATATAGATGATACGGGAAACAATGACTATTGGTATCAACCGCTTATTACAGATGCTAAGTTTCTTAATGACATTCTTCTTCCTTATGCTTACGCTGTCAATAGTGACAATACTCCTTTTTATTCTTTTGTTACCACTGACAATATATTCCATTTTAAGCACTATAAGAGCCTTCTTAACCAATCGATTGCTTCCACTATAGATTATAAGGTGGAGATGGGGACAAAGAAAGAAAGAAAACAGAGTGACACATATAAGAAGACGCAAGAAATAAAACGCTACACAACAAGCTTAAAAGATATTTGGAAGTATAAAAACAGGGAGATTTATTCTATAAGCAGAAGCGATGGGTCGTTAATAGCAGTAGAAGATCTTATTACCTCTCATCCACCTGCCTCTAACCTCTCTCTTCCTATAGCGGGGGATGCATCCACTCAAACAGGCTTTCTTTATGTAGGAAAAGAAAAAGAAGATCCGGGAACAAAAGAGAACTTAAAAGGGTGGCAGATCAATGAAGGGAAGAAGAGCATGTTTACAGATAGGTTTATATGCTTACTACCTTTTCACCCTAAGCTTCAATCAGGTAAGGCTATTCAGCTGAATATATTTATTGGAAGTGGAAATCAAACGCAATTATCAAAAAGATATTCAGGAAAGTATATTATAGAAAATTGTGATCATGTTTGGAATGGCGAAGAGAATCAAGGTTATACTAAAATAATAGTAGGAAGAAAGTATGTACAAATTCCTAACACATATAACCTAAAGGCAACACTACTATGATGAATGACTTATTGCTAAGATATGCGACAGTAATAGATAAGAGCGACCCAGATGAGAAAGGAAGAATACAAGTGCGTATTCTTCCTGAGCTTAAAGATGTTAAAGAATCTCTTCTTCCGTGGGCTGATCCGTACGTGGTGGGCTCCGATAGCACTAACGTGTCTATGCATCTTCCAGAGGAGGGGCAGACAGTTAAAGTACTAGTAGATAAGCTCTTCAAGTATTTTTACTATATTGGAGGGGCTTATTTAGATGAATTGTTCGATTATGAAGGAATAGAGAGTTCATTAAGTTCTGTTGCTGAATTATCTTCTTCCTCATACCCTGACATTAACTTTAAGCTGTTGAGTGATGGTACGGTATTTTTTCACAATGCAGTAAATGGTGATGTAGGTATTATTCAAAGTACAGGAACCTATTTAGTGGTTAACGATGCTGGAGAAATATATCTTAACGTAAATGGAACAGTACTAAGTATAGTAGACGGAGCAGTGAACTTAGAATCAGATGCAATAACGTTAGCGGGGGAGAGCGATAATGCAGTGCTTTGGACACAGCTTAACACCTCATTACAACAACTAATAACTACTCTTTCTACACATACGCATACTGATCCTTTATCAGGTTCAACAGGACCCCCTGCTTCTGCTATTACGCTTGATATAAGCGGAGCAAAATCAACAAAGGTCAAAATTGGAGGATAATAATATATGGCTTCAGGTTTACTAGCTGATGAAGTAATTGCACTACAAATAGCTAATACAGGAATATCGGGGAATAAAGACGATCTTCGCAACGTTACTGATCCAATTGAAGACTGGGTTGCTGCATATGGAGGTGGGCTTGTATTATCTCATGATTGGGATGGAACATCTCTTAGTGTTCAAAATACAGGAGGATCGTGGGGGCCGTATGTTGATTTAAAAGGGGATACGGGGGATACAGGGCCTGCCGGTCCTCAAGGTCCCCAAGGTCCCCAAGGAGAAAAAGGCGATACAGGAGATGAAGGACCGGAGGGGCCTCCCGGACCTGTTGTTATTGATTATGAAATTGATGGCTCTCTTTTTAGGTTTGAAAGTTATTTAGGTACATGGGGACCTTGGATTGATATAAGCGGTCCGGCTGGCACCGACGGAGCAGATGGAGAGGACGGAGCTCCAGGAGAACCCCCTGAGCATGAATGGAGTGGAACTCAATTAAGATTTGAAAACCCTAATGGAAGTTGGGGTAGCTATGTTGATCTGCAAGGTCCAGCAGGGCCACAAGGAGATCCGGGGCCAGCAGGTGCTGATGGAGCTGATGGAGCTGACGGGGCCGATGGAACTGATGGAGAAGATGGTATTGCTATAGCTTGGGAAGTTGGTGTGACCTATGATGAAAGAGCTGTAGTAACGTATGATAATAAATATTATGTAAGTCTTGTAGATAGCAATACAGGAAATACCCCTGATAGCTCTCCTACATACTGGACAGAGTATCTTTTTCCTGAACCCTCAGAAGAACTTCCTCTTGGTACTATTGCTTTTTGGGATAAATCACTTGAAGCAAAAATTAAAACCGTTAAAGCTACAGGAAGAAGAACAAATAGCTCAACAAGTACCAAACTAGTTGATTCCGATGCAACATTTAGCACTGATGGAATAAGTGCTGGAGATATTCTTTGGACTACAGAATGGCCAACTCTTGAATTTGATGGTACAGATGACTTAATAGACACTGGAGTTTCTAATAGTATTTTTACGACATATGATGGTGATAGTGGCTTTACTATTGAAGCTCTTATAAAGATTACTGACAGTACTTCTGTAAACCCGGATATAGATAATAGAATTTTTACTATTTTTAAAGCTTCAAACTCTACTATTTTTTCAGTAGGTGTTCACGGAAATGTAGTTAAAACTATGTCATGGGATGGATCAACACATTACTATGAAACAGGCAGTACATTATCTGATGATACTATTTATCGCCTCTCTGTTACGTATAATGCTAGTTCATTAAAAGTATATGTTAATGGTGTAGAGGATATTTCTTCAGCTATTGATATTGATTTTGGAACTACGTATGGAAATCTAACTATTGGAGGCTTCGGAACAGGAGCAGATAATAGAAGTTTTAACGGTATTATCAGTGACTTTCGAGTGTGGGATGGAGTACAAACACCTTCTTCTATGTTTGAAAGGTTAGAAGGAACAGAAACCGATCTTGATTATTATTGGAAGATAGATGATGGAACAGGAACCACCATATCAGCTACTACAGGAGGAACCGATGGTACTTCTTCCGGGCCTTCCTGGACAATGGAGGAAACCCTAACTGTTCCTAGTACTGTTGTATCGGTTGACAGTGAAACTCAAATAACCCTCGATTATGAACCATTAGTAGGCTTCTTTTTTACTTATACAATTTATGAAGAACCTGATGTTCAGCCTGGTTGGATTGAAATGGACGGTTCTGTTATTAATGATTCGGAATCTCCTTTTGATGGACTTACTGTTGAGGATATAATAGGGGAAGAAAGATTTATACGAGCAAGAAGCACAGCGGGTAGATTGCAGAGTCATGCATTTCAAGGTCACGATTGGCGCTTGTTTAATAAGGTTGGTGGGACAGCAGGAGGAACCTTTGATCAAGACGATGTGCCCGTAACTCAAGACGATAATACAACAGATGACGCATATATACTTAGAGGACTTCCTCCAAGTACTAATGCAGCTGATTGGGGTAAAACAGGATCTGCTCCTATCGAGGATGAGTTTGGAAACGGTGCCCCTCAAACTGCTGAAGAAACTCGGCCTATTAACATCTCAGCAATACCCATTCTCAAAATTAAATTAGGAACACAAACTAAGCTTGCTCAATACTATAGAATAGACGGTACTTCTTTTCATACACTTTCACTTCTTACATCTCTCTCTGATCCTGATAAATTAGTTATCTATGATGAAAGTACAGGATTGTATAAAGCAGTAGAGATTGATACCTTTTATGAATATCTTAACCCTAGAACTCTTAAAGACAAATATACAACAGGATGGGTGGCTTGTAGTGATTGGACGGATCAGTATTTGGGGGATTCACTAGGAAGCTCAGTCTCTCATGGTCTTAATCTTGCTCTTGAAGATCTGGATATTCAAGTATTCATAAAAGATGGAAACGATTTTATATTTAAGGCTTCAGAGGGACAAGGAGCGAATGCTGAAAACTTAGGTTGGCAACCATATTATGTCGACAATAATACTATTAGGATTAGAACAGCTACAAATGGTATAGGAAGAATTGAAACAGAGAGTGATAGCGCAAATGTAGCCCCTCTCTCCACAGAAGCTTATTGGTATAATGTAGTTATTCGCCCCAAAACATATCGAGGTGTGAAGGGAGATACGGGAGCGCAAGGACCGGCTGGACCGCAAGGCGACGATGGAGAAAGTATTATTGGGTTTGCTTCTCAATGGAGTGCTCTAATTGCTTATTCTGAAGATGCTATTGTAGAACATAATGGTGTGTTATATAAAGCTACAGAAGCTACTACAGCAGGGGATGAGCCCGGAGTTTCTTCTAAATGGACTGAATACAGTATATCAGAAAGAGGAGAAGAGCTCCCTCTTGGATCGATTATATATTGGGATAAGAGCTTTGAAGCTAAAAGTAAAGTAGTTAAAGAAAGTGGTATAAGAGATACAGGATCAGCTTCAGCAAAAATAACCGATTCTTCTGCTACCTTTGAAAGTACTAATGTAGAAATTGGTGATATTGTATGGTTAAAGATTGATGCTAATAGCGTTGCTGTGGATAGAGAGGCTTATTATACAGCAGACGGTGATGCTAATGATTCAAGCGGTAATGGATACAATGCCTCCATAGAGAATGATATTACGTATATTGAATATGAGAATGATCTTTCTGCTGTATTTGATGGTGTTGATGGTTGGATACAGCCTGGAAATGCTTTTTATAATAATACACGTTATGAAGGAACACTTTCTGTTTGGGTTACTCCTCGTGTTACCCAAGAAGCATTTCTATTTTTCACCGAAGACGCAAGAGATAGAGTATTAGCTATTCATGACGGAAAATTCTCATTTGGTATTTACACAAACGCAGGATGGAAAATGGTAGAAGGAGGCTCTGTAGTTGCAGGAACAGAATACCATGTTGTTGCTACTTGGAGTGAGACTACTGATGAAATTAAGCTTTATATTGATGGCTCACTTGTTAATACCACATCTACTGGAACTATAGGCACGGCGGGAGCTGATAATACAGATAACTATATCGGTAGAACGTATATGTCTTCCAGTCTGTTTGATGCTGGAGAGCCATATAATGGGTCTACTTTTGAGAATTATTTTGATGGTGAGATGAATGAAATTCGTATCTTCTCCTTTGCCCATGATTTTACTACTATTACTTCTTTGTATAATAGAGAGGATGTAACTTCTTATCTTGAAGCTTGGATACCTCTTAATGGCTCTGCTCTTGATATGAGTGATAATGAAATAGGGGGAACACTTAACGGAGGAGTTACTTGGAGTGATACTGGTTCTGGTACTGAAGCATTTTACTTTGATGGCGATGAAGCTTATATAGAATTATTAGATGCTACAGATGCAGGAAACGCTTTTGGAACAGGTTCAGGTAAATTCTCTGCTGCTCTTTGGTTTAAATCTACTACTCAAAGTGGAGATGCAAATGCAAGAATTATTTCTAGAGATGTTAGTGATTATTGGGATATTGAAGTTCATCAAGGAGAAGGGCCAGATCAAACTGTTGAGTTTAATATGGCATCAACTCTAGAAGAGTCAGTAGACGTTGCTGTTAACCAATGGCATCATGTAGCTTTTACAGTAGATAACGCCACCGATGCTTATAAATTCTGGGTGAATGGTGTATTGATAGGATCAGGAACAGGGGCTGCAATGACAGGCTCCTCTCGTCCTATTGTTCTTGGGCATAACACAGAAGCCACAGTTACACCAGGAACTGATCCTTTTATGGGAATGATAAGAGAAGTTGCTCTATATGATAGAGAAATAACTGATGAAGAAGTGGCTTATTTAGCTCTTGACACCATTTATGAATACCCAGCTACTGTTACGGTTATTACCTCTGAAACAGAGATTGGGCTTGATTATGAGCCTTCTTTTGATACTACCGCACCTTTTTCTTATAAAGTGTATACTGCTCCCGATGTTCAGCCTGGCTGGATGGAACTAGATGGCTCAGTTATAGAGGATGTTGATTCCCCTTTTTATGGTGAAACCCTCATTGATATGATAGGTGAAGAGAGATTTATCAGGGCACGGCAAACAGCAGGTAGATTGCAAGCTGAGTCAGTTAACAATTTATATCAAGTTAAAAACCTTCGACCTGGAGCAGACGGTGATGATGAAATCACCATACCAGATGATGGAACTTATAGCGATGATATAACACTGTACGCAGGCGGGTCAACGCGACATCTTCAATTTAAGCATGAAGGTGTAGATACGTACCCAATAAACATCTCAGCTATTCCTCTTATTAAGATTAAAAATTCTGTAGATACTGCTCTTGCCACTTATTATGAAATTACAAGTGATGGGTCAGAGTTTAAAAACCTTTCTTCTATTGGATCTTTAAGTTCTAATGATAAATTCGCTGTATGGGATGCATCAACTGATCTTTATAAAAATGCTACTATAAAAGATATTGCTGATTTCTTAAATGTAGAAGATGATGATAGAATAGTGCAGCTTTTTTACGGTACTACTACATCCGGTACATATGATTTACCTACTGGATATAGTTGGAATGATTTTGATTTTATTTTAATTGTAGGGGATAATGATGCTAGTGGGCATGTTACTTCTAGTTTAATTCCTGTAGAGTTCTTTTTAGCAAATACGGATGACAAATACCCCGGACTTATTATTTATTCAGGGGCATTTTATGATGCATATATTCAATATACTTCTTTCACTTCCTTTACTGTGGGAGGTGACACTGGCTCATATCAATTAAGAGCTGTATATGGATTAAAAACTACACAATTAAGAGGACCAGCAGGGGATGCGCCTGAACATGAATTCTCAGGAACTAATCTTCGTTTTAAAAACCCTGACGGCACTTGGGGGAATTATGTTAATGTAGAAGGGCCACAAGGTGAACAAGGTGAACAAGGGGAGCAAGGTCCTCAAGGAGACCATGGTGTAGCTTCTATATGGGCAGAATCAGAAGTTTATATGAAAGGAAATATTGTATCACTTGATAATGATCTATATATTTCTCTTGTAGATGCAAACATTAATAATGATCCTGCTCTTGATGCAGACGAAGATTATTGGAAACTTTGGAATGGATTTCAAGATAATATAGATGAAGTTCCGCTTGGGGCAATCGTAGCTTGGCATGAAAGCTTTGAAGCTATGGCAAATACTCCTCGCATAGGAGATGGAACAAACTATTACACCTCTTCTTATGAAGAGAATAAGCTAATTGATGCAAGAGTTAATTTTGAAGATTATGATGTGGCTGTAGGGGATATTGTTTATAATGCAACTCAAGAAATATTCGGAAAAGTAACAGTAATAAATGGTTCAGAGCTTACACTTGATTATGATACCTTTCCTACAGCGGGAGATATGTATTATATTTATCCTCCTGCCACTATTCATCCTTCTTTTGAAAAGTGTAATGGACAAGTTCTTAGTGATAGCTCTTCTCCTTTTAACGGAAAAACATTACCTGACACCAATTCAGCTCAAAGATTTTTAAGGGGCAGTAGCTGTTCTGGTTGGTTGCAAAGTGATGCTATTAGAAACATTACAGGTACTATTGATAATGTTAGATTTTATACAGGGTCAAGCGCAAGTGGGGTTTTTAGCTTATCAGGGGTAACTGCTAATATTGGCGGTTCTGGTGGGTCTGACTATGCAGATGTTAATTTTAATGCTTCAACTGTAGTTCCCACAGCTGATGAAAATAGACCTATCAATATGTCTGTTATTTATGTTATTAAAGTACGTAATACAAATACAATTAAATGGGCAACAGAGTATAGAGTATCAGGAGGGGAGTTTGCTAACTTTAGCTCAGCTACAGAAGACCCTCTTACTCTTGATCTTCTTGTATATGAACCTATAAGTCAAACTTACAAAAAACTCAATATGGGTGATGTAATTTTTAGTTACCCATATATGAGAGTAGAGCACAATATGACAGCAGGGCTCAACTCATTAGAGGGGCTCTTTACTACTACAAATGATGTTTGGTTTGAAGTTCCTCTTAATACGGTTAAAGTTAATGAAATTAGCGGAGCTTCCCTTGCTGTTGATAATGTTAGCTATATTTATCAAGTAACTCTTCCAGCGGGGAAATACAGAACTAATTGGAGTGTTCCTTTGCGTCATTCTGGGGAGGCTCAAACTAGACTTCGGGATATAACAAACGGAATTACTCTCTTAACAGGTCAGAGTGGTTATGCCCACACCAGCTATCAGCACACTACTAGTAGTACAGGAGGAGGACAATTTGAATTATTAGGGGAAACAGTAATTGAACTCCAAGCTGTAATGAATGATGCTGCAGAAAATTATGATTTAGGGATAAATGCAAATGATTATATTCCAGATATTGATATTGAAGTTTATAGTTGGATTGATTTTTGGCAAGTAAACGCTCTTAATCAAACTTATTCAGTAGATCAAGTAAACAATATCAATTTTCCTCCTGGTGTTCTTTTTACTCACGAAACTGCGGTGAGCGTTGCTGATGCGGGTGCGGATCAATGGAACACCACGCCTCTAAACACCAATAGACACAATGAGATTAGTGGGGCTACAGTAGATATAAGTAATCATCAACTCACACTTCCAGCGGGAACATATTACTTAGATTTTGGTCAATCCTTTATGTACACACTTTATAGTTCAGCGAGAGTGCAGGACGTAACTCATGGAACTACAATTGTACAAGGAACAGGGCAGTATCATGGAAACAGCTCAGGAAGCAGTGCTACGTGTGGAGGCAAAACGTATTTTACTCTTACAGAAGAAAGTACTCTAGAATTACAATATTGGGTTGATACAGCTTATTCACAAGCCATTGCAATTCATGGTGGAACCATAACTGGAACCGTTGTAGCTTCTCATCTTCATGTTCTTCAGCTTAATGAGTATGAGATTTCTCATACTTATACTGTAGATCACAATTTAAACTCTCCCCCGCTTCTTCAAGTAATTGAATATTTTGATGCCGGGAACGCACCAGGAGATTTTGGGTCTGCTAATGTTTGGAATAAAAGAAAATTAAACTCCATTGTGCACAATGATGGAAGTGTTCCTACAGGAAATGTAGACCTTACTAATCATCAGATTACTCTTCCTGCTGGAAAATATTATATTGAATTTTCTGGAAACCAATATAGTACTAATCACACTGTTACTAGATTATATGATGCTACAAATGGAGCAGAGCTATTAAAAGGTAAAAGTGTTTATGCTGGGCATAGTGCAGAATCAATCGGATCAGGAATAGTCGAAACAGCCTCTAGCATTGTAATTGAATTACAACAACAATGGGATAGTGAAGAAGCTGCTAATGAAATAGGACCAAGTGGACATCCTGTTTGGCTTTATAATGCTGAAATAAAAATATGGACGATTAACACCTATGATATAACAGAAACTTTCACGGTATCTACCGATAACAATTTAAACACACCTCCTCTTTTTATGATTGAGCAGAGGGATAGTGCCTCTACTCCTACTTCTACAAATACTGATCAAACATGGTTACCAAGAGAATTTAATACAGTAGCTCATGATGATAGCACAGGAGCCTCTCTTGATGTAGGTAATAGTCAATTCACTCTCCCTGCTGGTAAGTGGTGGATTGAATGGTGGGAAAATGCTTATGAAACTCAACACGCAGTGGATGTTCTTTATGATGTAACTCATGGCCAAATAGCTATTATGGGCTCCAGAAAATATTTTAACGTTGATAATATTGACGGAGAATTGATTGGAGCAGGATATGTAGAGCCAACAGGAGATACAGTATATGAACTCCGGCATTGGGGCTATACAAGTGGAGAGGATGATAGAACTTGGGGCCGTGAATTAGTAACCGTTCCTGTTAACTACGCTCTTAATGCACAGCTTAGGGCTTGGAAAGTCAATACGTATGACATAACTGAGAACTTTACTATAAGTCGAGATAATAATATTAATCGTCCTCCTCAAATGTTGCTTGAGCATAGAGCTGGAGCAGGAGATGAGGGGGGAGCAATTGCAGCTGATGATACTTGGACAACTCGCACCCTTAATACCGTTGTTGATAATGAAATTATAGGAGCAAGTTTATCAAGTAATCAAGTTACTCTTCCAGCGGGTAAGTATGATATTTCTTGGGTGCAGGATTTTTATGCAACTCAAAGAAGTATTTCTCGTTTATATGACATTACTAATTCTGTAATCCTTGCAGAGGGAATTGGAACATATGCTCTAAACACATACGGAGGATCTGGAAAATCAGTAGGGCAAACTACTATCGATCTTTTAGACGAAACTACCATAGAACTTCAATTTGCTGTAGATGTTAACTATTCGCAAGTTTATGCCTCTGGCCTTCAGATGGATAACAGCCGTTCACTACTCCAGAATGAAACCTTTGCAAGTTTAAGAATTCTTCAAGTAGAAGCTTTAGAAATAACTCGTGAATATAATATTCAAACATTAAATACTCTCAACTCTCCTCCTCTTCTTCATATGGAAGAAAGGCATGCAAGCGGATGGACAAACCCCACTACTCCCACTGATGATGATTGGAATACAAGATCACTTAATACTTCTGTATTAAATGAAATAACGGGAGCTACTTTTGATTCTGCAAATTACACCTTTACACTTCCTGCAGGCAGATATTTTATAGAAGCTGATTTTAAATCATATAGAACTGAAAGATCTAGACTTCGTTTATATAACGTTACTACATCTACCACTGAACTTTGGGGTAATAGTTCTTTTTCTGGATCAGGAGGGGGTTACGCGGATACAAGCAATACTATTGCGGGAGTGCTGGTACTCACTGAAACCTCTGAACTTAGAGTTGATAATTATATCCAAACAAGTGGATCTGATGGTTACGTTTGGGGAGCTGAAACAGGAACATATGAGCCTGTAGCTTATGAACTGTATGGTAGAGTAATGGTCTGGCAACAAGAAGCTCTTGAAATAACCCGCACTTATGATATAGAAAATGTAAACAATATAAATCGTCCTCCTATTCTTCATGCACAGCAAAGAGAAGGAACAGGTGTAGTGTCCGGAACAATGGATACTGCAGCTACATGGGAAACATCAGAGCTTAATACTCTTGTTACTAATGAAATCTACTCTGCCTCCATGGATACAATGAACCATACTATAACGCTTCCTGCTGGTAAGTATGATATGAATTGGTATCTAACTAGTTATAGAACAGAGCACTTTAGTTCACGTTTATATAATGTAACTACTGGAGCTACGCTTCTTTCTGGTAGTTCCGAAATGAGTAACAATGGGGATTATGTAGCTTCTAAATCGTTTGGAAGAGGGGTTATTCATCTTACTGAAGAAACTACTATTCGATTAGAACGAATCGGGGAATTCAAAACAAGTGATGATGATTGGGGAGAGAGTGTAGGAGATATATTCTTTGTTGAACATGAAATCTATGCTGATCTTTGGATTGAACAAGTAGAAAGCTACCAGGTAAATAGAACAATTAATTATGATCAAAATGTAGAAGCAGCTCCTCTATTTCAAGTAGAGGATAGAAAAGCGTATAATACAGATGGAGGAACTTTCACAGCAGGTGCTTGGAGAACAAGAGACTTAAATACAACAGTTCATAATGAAATCTCGGGAGCCTCCCTCGATACAGGAACAGCAATTATTACGCTTCCTTCTGGAATCTATGACGTTGAAATACGATGTCCAGCTCATGATGTTAATTCCCATGTTGCTAGATTATATGATACCACCAATTCTTCTGTATTGCTTAGAAGTGCTAATATGGCAGTGGGGGCGGGGGATTATACTGCAAATGAAGCAGTTATTAAAGGTAGAATTAGCGTACTAGCAGAAGTGGAGGTAGAGGTACAACATATTTGTGAATCTACCAAAACCACATATGGTTTTGGTTTAAGAGGTGGGGACCATTTTTCAGTAGCACTACCTCATGAAACATATACAAGAGCATACTTTTATAAAATAGGAGAGATAACATAATGGATGTAGCACTTACACTTGATAGACTTGTACCGGGAGCAAAATATAGAGGCTCATTAACTGCTAATACTCAAGAGGCATATGAAAAGATTAGATGGGAAGATAAAAGGGTAAAGCCTACTTGGGAAGAATTAAATCAAGAGACTCTTATTCTTCAAGAAGAAGATTTAGCTGATTTAAAAGATGAATATAAAAAGAAAGTAGAAGAGGAGTTTATCAATAAGCTGGAAAAAGGTTTTATGTATGAAGGCTCAACTATTCAGGCAGATGAAAAAGCTCAAAATAATATGACAAGTTACATGAGTGCAGTGAGTGCTGCTCTTGATATATTTCCTCTTCATTGGCGCACTAGAGAAAACGATTTTATTGTTATCTCACATATAGACGATTTTAATATTTTTGCTGCTTCTATGCTAAAATTCAAACAAGAGGCGTATGCTGATAAGTGGGCAGTAAAAGATCAAATAGAACAAGCCACTTCCAAACAAGCCCTTCAAGAATTACTAGATCAATATACTAATACGTTATAGAGAGACATAATAGTATAATTACAAACAAGGGGAATAACATAACAATGCATAAAACAATCTTAGAGGTGTACGATTGGGCGATAACTGGGCCTTGGTATGAGAATGCAGAAACCGACACAGAATGGAAATATAGAATGTGTGGGGAAAGCTATCCAGAACTTTTAGAAATTAGTTTTCAAGGATCAAGTGAGTTTTTCAAAGATGGGGAGTTACAATTAGACTGGAAGCAGAATTTTAATTTCTTTGCCAAGGCTTACAGAACAGCAAAACCTACGTGGCTTGCTCACAGAGGGTTTATTAAAAAATGGAAAAGTATAGAAAAGGATTTATACTTTATAATTAACAAATACAGACCAGGAAGAATTTCTATTACAGGATTCTCTCAAGGAGCAGCGATCGCTACATTAGCTCATGAAGCTATTTGGTTCAAGTATCCTGAGTATAGAAATAGGCTTAATACTGTGGTGTTTGGATCTCCAAGAGTTCTTTGGTTTTGGAACCTTAAAAAGATTAGAGAGCGGTGGGATCATCTTACTCGTTTTGAAAACGGTATGGATATAGTGGTGGGTATTCCTTGGTGGTTAATGGGTTTTAGACATGTGGGAAAGAAAGCTAAAACAAATAAAAAACCTCGATGGCCTAAACTTAGTGTACGAGATCACTTAAATTACCGGAAGTATTTATAACTCACTAATATAATATGAGTGACAGTAATCAAATATACGTCTACGACACAGACTATTCAGGAAGCATAGATCCTAACGGGCAGATAACAGAGCAGTGGGGAGAGAGTGCTCTTAGTCAATCTATTAAACTCTGGCTTGCCTCATATAAAGGAGATGTAGTAAGGGATCCTCAAAGAGGAGGCTACCTTACTTCTCTTCTCTCTAAGCCTATGACAGCGCTTGAAGCAGATGATATTAGGATGACATTAAGAGATGGGCTGGAGCAAGATTTTGAGCCAGCTCTAGAGGTAAGGCGTCTCATCGTAACACCAAATTATGAGAGACGCTACTGGCAGATCTATATAGAGGTGTACGCTCCCGCACTGAAATTAACCACTACAGTAGACGAAAAAATTAAATCAAAGGTATAAAGTATGCAGTTTGATACAGAGAGTATAAAAGCAAGAATAACAAATAGTTTAAGAAGTAAGGCATCATGGGCCGAAATTCTTATGTTTTCAACGAACAGTAGAATTATAGATGCTGTAGCGGAGAATATAGCTCAGCTTGCCTCATATGATGAGTTTCTTACTCGTAATACAAGATGGGATTTAGCTACGGAGAAATCAGCTCTCGTTACTCAAGCTCGCTTTAGAGGATACGATCCTCACCGTAAGATAGGTGCAAGAGGAAATATAAGAGTGTCTGCAGATTCTTCTTTCGCTTCTCCCCCCTCTGACATTGTACCTATTCCGCAATACTCAGTTTTCTCCGATGGAGGGGATCTTAAATTCACAGCTATTCAAAATGAAAACCTACTCACTAGTGACAACTATATTGATATTCCCGTTGTGCAGGGAGAGCCAAAGTCTTACACACATGTGGCTCAAGGGGATAATTACGAGCAAATATCTATTACAAATGATAGTGTAGAGAATGAGTATTATAAGGTTACCGTGAATGGAGTGGAGTGGACAGAGGTAGATGACCTTAATGCATCAGATAGTGCAGATGAAGTGTATGAGTTTGAAACCACTCTTAATTTTGATGGAGTTACGGTAAAGTTTGGAAACGATGTGTTTGGTAAGAAACTTCAAACTGGAGATACAGTTATTATCTATTATGTTGAAACTCTTGGAATAGAGGGTAACGTAGTAGCTACCTCTCTTATAACATCTGTGGAGAGTTCTTTTTATACAGAGGGAGGAGATCCTATTACTTTATTCTGTACTAACACTGCTGCTCTTGACGGGGGGAGTGATGAAGAGACGTTAGAAGAAATTCGTACAAATGGAATTGACACTTTCCAAGCTGGAGAGAAAGCAGTTGTTCAAAAAGACTATGAAGTAAAACTTCAAGCCCACCCTTATGTACAGAAAGCTACGGTGTGGGGCGCATATGAATATAATCTTGATAACAACCTTGATCTCTGGACATGGATAGAGACTCTAGAAAACGTAGTGTATGTATCAGCTTTTACACCGGCAGGAGAACAGCTCACAGAAGATCAGAAAATAACACTCATTGAGTACTTAAAGGAAGATAAGCCTCCTACAGATATAGTGAGGTTCGTAGATGCTGAATTTGTAGAGATAGCTCTTAACTCTGATATCTTTGTAAGAGACACCTCTTACGTTCTCTCAGAAGTTAAAGCTAATTTTATTAGTAAATTCACCACGGACTATTCCTTAACAAATATTGACTTTAAGCAATCTCTTTACGACACGGAGTGGAAAGGAGCTTTGAATACGGTAGGAGGAGTTACGTATCACTCATCTTATATTCAAGTTATTTTCTATCCCACTTTTAATTCAGCTTATATAGGTGATTTGGATGCTCCCACCTACCCAATAGAAAAAGAATCAATGAGTATTTATATTAAAGATCTTACTGCCGCCTCTCCAGAGTATGTATTGGTTGGAACAGATGATGGGTTAGGAGGCTTTGTTGCTGAATCTCCTTACGATTTAACCGGTAGCTCTATTAACTACGATACAGGAGAGGGGGTACTTTCGGTTATATCAGGGCTTACTAAAGATTATTCCTCCTATGCTATTAAGGTATATTTTGAAGTATCATCTCTTAATATAGACCTTAAAGAAAGAAACCAAATATTTAAGATCGCAGAAACAGATAATATTACTGCTAACTATACTACTTCTTAAAAAGAGAGAGAGAGAACATAAATAATGGCTATAGATATAAAAGAACAAGTACAGCGCATTATACGGGAAAGTGATCTTTGGAGTGACTTTTTAGATGCAGTTACTGAAGAGCTCGTTAATGTAAAAACAGAAATAGAAGAAAAACAAAGATATCTTAATCCTTCCCTCTACACCGAAGTGGCTGATCTGGTAGCTCTTTCTCGTTCTTTAGGTTACTCCCCTAACCTCTCTCTAAAAGAAGATTTAGAGTTTGTTCAACAAGAAGTAGAGTCTATTGTTTTTAAGATTAAAAATAAAGCCACATACGCTTACTATAGATACCTCTTTAAGCTTATTCCTAAAGCGGGAGCTATCTACATTATCTATAAAGATTATTTGAAGCTGTTAAGAATTGCAGACGTCTCCACCACTGTAAGCTCTTTAGCCTCTCACGACAAGACCGCTCCCTTTACTGGTTTTCTTCCTGTAGAGCATTTTGATCAATATAGAAGTGAAGAGGTCCAGCTCGACGCAGTGCCTCTTTTTTATCTAGATAGTGATGTCGCATGGAGACTAGACCAAGATCTAGTAATAAACCCCACTAAACACATAGCAGCAGAGTATCTTATAAATGAGCTCATTACCAAAAATGGAACCGACTATTTGCTTACAGAAGAGTATTTCACCTATTTAAGAAAAGGGATGGAGTATGGAAGAAAAGCTGTAGATATTCCTCATCCTGGCTGCAACCTTTCTATTGTAATTGATGATTCAGGGGTGTATGATAATCAAAATCCTGGAGCCGCATATTCAATCCCTACTCTTAAACTTAAAGCTGCCACTACGCCAGTTTATACAACAGAGGTAACTCCTACGTATTTTAAGTTTGGAACAGGGCAGAAAGATTTGCTCTCTTCTACTAATCAAGAAATATTACAAGACCTATTGCTACACTTAGAGTTTGAAGATCAAAATACAGAGATAATGCAAGATGAGTCTCCTAACAATAACGACGCCACAGTAAGTGGATCTTTTGTATTGGTAGATGGGGTAAGTGGTCAAGGGCTTCACTTTAATGGAATTAATACAGAGGCTCTTATTGAGGACTTCACCTATGTTGCAACTGACGACAAAACACTTGCAATGTGGATAAAGCCTGATAGATTTGGACAAATAGAAAATCAAGCCTATATTTACTCTTCTTCTTCTATTGATATTTCCTATGATAAAACAACTGAAGAATTAAAGTTTAATGTAGGGGGAGTAGCTAATGAGGTAGCATGGCCGGCTAATGATTTTGATAATCATCTACTCTTTATTATGCTTACCATAGAATACTCTACCTCCATCCTTTCTATTTACGTAAACAATGTGTTACAAGACCAGTTGACTAATGCTGCCTATCAAACAGTAGCAGAAAGTGATGGGGATGTTTATATAGGTTCTGATAATGGTTCTGGATGGTTTAGAGGAATGATTGATAGTGTGAGAGTATATAATAAGCTTATTGCTCTTTCTGACAGAAACTACCTATACACCAATAAGCCAGGAACACTGCGCATGCTATCTAATGAACTCTACACCTCCACTCTCTCCACCAATCAATACCGTACAATAGATGATTGGTTTTATGCTACCTCTATTTATCCTGCCAACAGTAGGAATAAAGAATTGGTAGCAGTAGGAGATGATGTAACCTCATCTTTTTCTGGAATTACAGATTTTGCTAACATTAAACCGAACACCTTCTCCATTCGCTATTTTTCTTTTCCTTCTTATTACACAATTACGGATGATGGAGAGGGGAGTTTAGAAGGGGATGCGGCAAGTGGCACTATCAACTACGCATCTGGAGAGTATTCCTTCACCACCAGCTTATTAAAAAGTATAGTTCAAGAGGGTTGGTACACTGCTGAATCTAAAACTACTATAGAAACATACACGGCTAATCAAAATGTATATCCAGGAACATTTAATATTAACTTTTGGATAGGAGACGCTAACTATACGGTAGAGGATGATGGAAATGGAGAAATAACAGGAACTGGAATAAGTGATGGAGAGATCAACTACAACACCGGCTATGTGACTATTACCTTTTCTAGCCCCACCGATGCCGGAAAAGATATTTATGTATACTACGATTATGTAGCTAATTCAGTCCCAGCTGATTCCACTCTTATAGAAGCCTCTTACAAGACAACAGAGCTGATAGAGGTTACAGAGGCAGGAGTATATGATGAAGATGATAATATGATAGTCTACGCCACGTTTCCTCCTACAGAATTTGAAAACACTCTCAACCATTTAGCTATTCAGTTTTTTGTACAGAATTCTTAACTCACTAATATAATATAGAGAAAGAGAAGAAAGAGGACTATTTTAATGGCATCTGAAAATAAAGGGAATCAAAATCTTACTTTTGATTATAAGCAAGCTCTGCGAGCACAAACATTTAATCGACTATTCTATAAGATTATACAACCAGGAATTTATAATGGAGGTAGGTTATCTAAAACAGATAACTCTACTGTTTCTCTCTCCACTCTAACCGCTTACTTTGAAGACGCTTCTTATGGGATAGGAGCAAGAGTGGAGACGACAGAAGCTGTTTCCATTACTGTATCTCCTTCTATTCCTTATATTATTCTTCGCTACAATTGGGTTAATGTAGCTAATAACTATATGGATGTGTTAGCTGTAGCGTGGGGGGATGTGCTTAGTACAGATCTTATAGTAGGAAGAGCTCTTTGGAGCGGCAGCACTCTTTCAGAGACTTTTGATTATACAAAGAGAACAAAAGGAGAGTTGAGTGAAGGGGAAGTTCAAGAAACTTCTTCTCCTGTTCCCTCTACAACCAATGATCCTTTTTATGTGCAAGCTACAGAGCCTGCTTCTAACAAAGTTTCTATTAAAGGTGGAAATATAATTACAGCTACAGGAGAAGTAGTGTTTCAGGATGATCAAGAATCCCCTTCTTTTTCCTCTACCACCCTTGGCCGAGTAGACTTGCTGTATATAGATTCCTCTGGAGCATTTCAAGTATTAGAAGGTACTGATGCTTCCTCTCCTACAGCGCCAACGCTGGGTGGGGACGAGGGGGCGTATGTATTATGCACTATTACTAGAGGGGCTTCTGCTTCTGTTATTACAGGAAATCAAATACAGAATTATGGAATGAAGGCAGTTCGCTTTAACAACATAAACGCTTCTACTTTAGAGGGGAAGGCGCAAGGGCATAATAGTGGTGATATTCCTATAGATGATGGAGTGTTAAACACTGATCTTAATGCTCAGTATTTATCGGGAGCAGAATTGAGTACAGATGTTAATTTTGTTGACAATTCTGATAGTAATGTACCTACTCAAAAAGCTTCTAAAGCATTTATTCTTTCCAATGCAGTTAAGAATCTGCTAGAACTGAAGGACTTTTATTTATTTACATCTAAGCTTGTGACGCCTTTGTTCTCTAAATACGAGCTCCCTGATCACAGTGATGTAGATTTCCAAGACGCATCTCTTCTTCACCAAGTGTGGAGAAACTATCAATCAGGTGGTACTGATAAGATTTATATTACGTATAAAGAGAATGGAATAGCTATAAACGATACGTACACCACTATCTCATTATCCGATCTCTACTCTTCAAGAATTGCAATTACTGATACTCATATGCTCATAAGCACTACTACTGCTCTCAAAGTTTATCAAAAAACAGCAGCTACGACTTGGGGAAATATTGTTACCATTGAAAGTAAGATTATTTATTATTTTGATATTTCTGATAATTATTTAGCTTATTGGGATCATGATTCTGACAATATTCATATTTTGAAACTCTCAGGAGCTAATACATGGGGAGATGAATATGTTATCACTCCAGATAGCGATGTAGAGGTGAGGAGTCTTGCGTTTCTAGATGGGGAAGACTATTTAGCAATATCAGCTTATGACACTGATGAAGGTTTTGTACAATTTTTCCAAAACACAGCAGATAATACATGGGATAGTGCAGCTACGCTTACTTCATCTACTCCTCATTCTTCTCAGAAATACTTTGGTTACGATTTTAGTGGTCGGGTGGGAATAGATATAAGAGGAGACTGGGCTGCAAT